CGGTATGATGGAAGTCAATAAGATTGCCGCGGAAGCACGGGAAGTTCTTGTGAACTATTACAGTCAATGCGAGATTATGTATCGTCAAGGCGCAGAGATTCTTGCACAGAATAAGGGTGTTATAAGCGTGGTCTAAAGAATCCAATAGGGTCGTGTGGAAAAGTAGTTCCCAGGGTCACAGTTGAAGATATACCAACTATATGAAGAATCAGTTTGCCAGCCCTTTTTCAGATCATGTGGAAGAGTCGCATCAATCATCACAATATCAAAATCGCATTGATCTATAATAGCCTCAGTTGCTTTTTGACGGAGTTCATTTGTATTGCCTTCCGTCAGATCGAGTTGCCAGAGAATCTCACCCATTCGATATCCTTCTGGAACACTTCGGTGATGTAAATCTAATAGACAGAGAACAATAGAACCTTCTAAACAACTATATTTCCATAGACTGCTGGATCCTAACTTTTTAGTTCGATTTCGAATACTTGTTGAATCGATTGTTAACTCTTCCAGAATACTCGAATCACAGCGTTTAAGAAAAGTAACAGGATCCACCTTATTTCTTTTCCGCCAAAGATACTGACTTGACCATAAGGGAGGTAACGGTGATAGAGGTAAACCCTCCTTCTGAAAAATATGAACCATACGACCCTCTTTAGAAGTCAGTTCTACAAGTTCTTGTAACATATAGGATGACAGTTTCATCGTTCGAAACTCACTGGATACACAAAGGAAATCGACAATGCCACAGTTTTTAAGAAGGGTTTCTGATCCTGAAAACTCGAGATCTCCTATGGGTCTGGAGACAACACATGCAATCAACTCTTTCTTTGAGTTGAAAACACCGATTCCCAGCCAGCCTTCATTCATAAATCCACGAATACATTCTTCATTGGAAAGAACACATCGTGCTTTGGGAAAGACAACATAGTGATTCCGCAAAAGTGCAACGATTTGATTCGAATGTCTTGAATCCAGAATCGTAGACTGAAATCCTTCTGGAAGTTTGAGCACCTTTTTCTTTTCGTGAAGCTTCGTATCTAAAATACTGATTGTTTGAGATGAAATGAGTGATTGTATCCAATGATACCAGAAGGGTCCTGGCGATTTCTGCCAGAATGACATTCTGTCTATATAGTTAAAGGCAATCGCACGGGAAAGTGAACCGCAAAAAAACACAAAAATTTGACTGCGAACTTTCAAGTTATGGTCATCATAGAGTAAGAATAGTTATAATGATTACACCATTCAAAATCAACTCAAACATTCAGATTCGCCTTATCCGTGACCTAGACGAAAGTTCTCAAGATGATCGTATTTGTATTGCCTATAAAGGAGAAGATACCTATCATCTCTTTTATCAAGACGCATGCATGAAAACTCCTACACTCTATCGTATTATCTTGACGGGTGTAGAGTTAGACACTTACTTTGAGTCACTCTTTACTCTGCTTTCTAATGATCGCATACCCTTCAATCGTATTCAGTTTGATATCCCTTGTTGTCCTTCAATGATTTATAGTATCAAGGATATTAACTCTAGTGTTATACGTAACGCATTGATGAAGCTTATGCCACTCTGTAAATCTTGCGATATTCTTAGTAAGTGTGATTCTTGCGGAAATTTTAATGAGAAAGATACATCGTCAGAAGAGTTGGAGACCATCGGCCCATCATCTGAGTATGATTAGGGTCAAACCATGCAAGCGCATCCTTCTCTCTTACATCCTTGCGCATTCGTAACCATGCCTTAGGATGCTCATTTAACCAATCAAACTCAGCACTCGCATTAAGGATTACTTCATGTGAAACAAAACCTTGAAAAATATGATATTGAAAATAGTGATTCTTAGGATAGTCAGGTTCTTGACTTTGTAAAACAAGTCCTGTATGGCGCAAGCCTTCAATCTTTTTTACTTTGGACTCTTCTTCGACCTCACGATTCACATTTTCAATCAATAACTTAAGAATACTTTGATTTCGATTTGCCAGAGCATCTTTTCCTTCCATTTGTCCCTTCGGGGGTTCCCATACTTTTTTTGTAGGATCTCCACCAAATCGTTTTACAACTAAGAATCGTTTTATATCAAAAGGAACACCTGCTTCATGAAGAAATGTGCAGGCACGTAAATAGACACGCCAACCTTCTGTCGGGTGTTCAACATAGAAATAACGTTTATTCGGGGCATAGGGTAACTTCGCAGCACCACGGAGTAATCCTGGTTGAAAGACATCATAGATAGGTGTGGATTCTGCCATAGGAGGATTGTATCTCTACCTCTATTTAGGGATGCCGAAAGATTAGAAGATAAGCGTACTCGAATCCGATCGAAGTCAAGTCTACATATTTAGTATAGACCCATCCTGCAGCCTGTGCCCCCTTCACGATCTCTGGAATATTTGGCATAATAAATCGATGACGGTGACGACGAACCTTGCCTGATTTGAAGTTAAAGGTTTCGCGGAACTCGGCCCTGGGATCTTCAAGATCAAACTTTGCACTGTAGTCAAACTTGTCAAAAGCGACTTTACTTTCAGTGACACGTTCTTTTGAATATTTTTGAAGAGAGAATCCCAGCCAAGGTGCTGAACTCTCTAACATTGGATCAAACTTGTGTTTATTCACCACTTCAATGACCATTTGACCTCCTGGTTTCGTAAAAAGATACATATTACGATAGAAAGCATCCTTATCAGGCAAATAGTAGAGTGTAAAATAGAGTGCAGAGACATGGGTCACTGCGCCTGCCGTTAGGATAGATGGACTCATTAAATCACCTTGTCGGAACTCAATATGGGACTTTTGTTGTTCAGTCAATGTAGAGTTAGGCAGTGTAAACTCTTTGGCTCGGGCCAACATGGCAGCAGACTTATCGATACCAATCACTGAACTCACACCCATTTTAATAGCTGAGACAGCAGCGATTCCTGTTCCACAACCTGCATCTAAGAGTTTAACGTCTTCAACACGTGTTCCACTTCGTTTCCATTCAGTTACCATGAGGGCAATCTTGGCCTGAGTCTGTTTTGTATTTTGAACAAGTTGATCATAAATGGAAGCGTAAAACTCATCATAAATCACATCATTCTCCAAAAATACAGCTTTTTCTTGTGTATCTTCAAATCCTTCACGCACAAGTCCAGCACCTAACTCTGGAATATTGGCTTCTAACTGTGGCTTAATGCGTTGATATGCGATTAAACACAAATAGTTGATTGACCCAATGATTAAAAGTATGAGTAAGACCCAGGAAGTTGAGAACTCCATCTATCTCTTTCGTGTATTCTGTGTAGGTTTCCTCAAACGCCGACATGTCCTCGCATTTCGTTTAGTGGCACATCCACTACGATGAAACTTGAGGTCATTACATAAAGCACGGAACTCTGTGCGATTTACGAGATCCAGTTCAGATTCAAAAGCACAACGGAGTTTCCAAAGGGTTCTTTTATCAGCCGTCGTATGACAGTTAAATGCGACTGCATGTTTAGTCCATGCAGTTCTCCAGTCTGCGAATGGTAGAACCTTAGGTAGGATAGACCAAAACTCACACACTTTAGCTTCACGTCTTTTCTGTGTTAAATAGTTCCAATGGAGTAATGTTAACTCATCCTTTTCATTAATGTCTTCAAGAGGAGGGGCTCCAGAAATAGGAGTGGAGGGTTCATTCGAATGAATATTTTCTGCGATTGAGAAAAGGAACTCCCATCCTGGAAAGTCCGTGCGTGTACATCCGTAATGGAGTCGATCCAAATAGATTTCACGAACTTGTGAATAGGAAGGATCCTTAGGAATCGTTTGTCCTTGGCTACGGAGTTTTTCATTCACTTTTCCGTGAATCTTCCACATCCATTGACTCAACGCACGTTCGGAGTCTAAATATTGTGTATAAGGTAACTCTTGATAATAGGCCACTAAACTACTTCGACAGAACTTACACGGTAATACATAAGCTAGACTTTCTAAAAACTTGGCCATGGAGGCCCGATCTTTTTTTGGATTGTATGCGAATGTAATAAGATGAAGTAATCTCCATCCTGAAGGACCCCAGAAGCGAGTATCCATCTCCTATTTATAAGCCATCTAATGACCTATAAAGAGTGATTTGTATAGAAGTTATTTAAGCTTGTCCAAATCCAGACATTGAGAGAGGTGCCAAGAATGGACGCACTGAACTGGCATAGGATTGCTCGGCTTTGCATTTGACCACTTGGGGTGGGCAGACTGGTCGAGGGCAAGGGGCCGGGGGAGGGCATTTTACAGGCTCAGGGCACTGAACCGTTGGGCATCGTGGTCGAGGGCATGGAGGGCAGTCGCCACAAGGCCTCTTTTCAGAACTGGTATCAATGATAATGGGTTGGTTTTTGGGGATGCTGCTCTTTAGGACATAGTTGCTTAGATCCGGTGTAGGAGGGCACTCTGTTTTTAACATATACTGACTCATATCGGGGCAGGATGCGCAAGGAGGAACACTGCTCTTAAGAACATATCGACTCATGTCAGGTTCCCTACAAGGTTGACAAGGAGGGCATATAGGTCTATTATTGTTTTTCTTACAACGAGAGCATGGCCAACCTCCACCACATCCACCACAGTTGGGTTCACCTTGCATAGACTGAAATCCTTCCTTCTTTTCTACATTTATTGTTCTTGTTGTGCTACCTAACATGTATCCAAGAACGATGGCAACGAGCACCATAACTCCTATTTGAATGTTATTCAAGCGCATGATGCCTACTCTAAAAGACTACAACATTATGAACGCCAACCAGGCCAGTTTAATGGAGGGCATCCACATTGTTCAGGGAGACCGGGATCCGGTGTCGTTAATAGGCGTGAACAGACCATACGTGCTACGCCACGCCATGAAAAATCGAGACTGACTTTTGTAGTAGTGGGAATACATCCAAAATCTCCAGGTTTCAAGCCTGTTTTCTTAATATTTGTGCAAATATCATTGGTTCTCTGCTTCCAATCAAACTTGGCAGGAGGTTTTGTTTCTTTTGATTCTTTTCCTTCTACACGTGTAGAGTCCATATCAACACTATATTGTTCCATTTCTCCACGAGGGAAACTGTAGTCATCGGATGAGTCCTCAGATCTCTTATATTCAAGTGAGTTCTCAGTTGAGTTATTATGTTTGGAACCCACTCCAAATGAATATTTATGTGCGAGTCCGACCTTTTCCTTTGCTTTTCTTATAGATGAACCTGTGGAAGCATCCACTTCATTTTGGGAGGTATATTTCAGACGGAGATCGGCATCCCAAGAGAGTCCCTTAAATAGAGCATCACCATATTGAGCAAATAGTGTCTGGGCTACCTTACTGCCTGTAATATTTCCAGGTCCGTAGGCGGGAAATAGATTGGCTACACTTGGAGGAAGATTGTTTTCTTGAATCAACTGAGGAAGCGGCTTACTCGGGTCCGACATAGCAGGTAAAAAGGTGCTTTTATCGGATTCGAAAATGGGAATCTCAGATTCGGGACGAACACCTGTTTGAACTTCTTTCATTAAGGAGTCGAGCGCATTTTGAATATTTGTGAGAGTATTGACTCGTGCCACTGTAACAGGATCAGTAGTGCCTGATGCGGAAAGACGGACAATTTCAACACTGACGGCGGTGCGGAGCTCTTGGATCTCTTCCAATGATAGACGTCTTCCTTTGTCTTGTGGTTCATCTGGTCCGGACTCAAATCCTTCTTTCAAACCGGAAGCACTATTGACTGAAAGTCTGAAACGTCGTTGCAAATAGGCAAGATTGGCTTGGATTTCATCAACCTGGGCTTGAGTAAGAGAGGAGTCCATTCCTGGATTGCGTTTTAAAACATCCACTTCATCTTTGAGTCTCTGTAGGTCGCCACGTGCAGTTGTAAGAGGGAGTTGAACCACAGGATCACTCTGTTTGGCTAATGAGTCGGCCTCAAAACTAAAAAATCCTTTGAGAGATTCAAGAAGTTCAGCAACACGTTGGAACTTTGCGGACTCAAGTTCAGGATTCTTGTAAGGTAATGTGTTCACACGCGACTGCTCACCAAATGCGGGTCCATAAGTCTTTTCAGTTGGAGGAACATATGGACCGGGAGTCGTTCCTTCGAGCGGACCATAGGCAGGATCGACTTTAGGCACAATGACTTCAGGAGCCCTGAGGCTTGCATTTGAGCCAGGATTCACAAATCCTTCTTTTTCTTTTGATAGACCAATGGCTGCTACCAAAAGAACAACGAGTATGATTCCTAAGAAGAGTAGTCCCTTCATCTAACGCTACATCAGTTTTCATGCGGGCAATGTACAGCCCCAGCAAGGGATTGAATCTTTGCGAATGTATTCATTCTTATCAAATCCAGGATGAGGCCTTGACTCGGTATGTTCAATACCTTGCTCATTTGCATCACTTTCTTCGCAAGTAGCAGACTCCATATCTTCCTGCGGATTATACATGGTCTGTTTTTGGTATTTCTTTTGATTGATTTGTGATGCGAGACTCTTAGATAAACGATTGATGGTTTCATCACTTAAGTTAACTTGAGAGGCCACAGGGGCTGCTGCAGACTCTGTAACAGGCTTAACCTTGGAGGTTGTCATATTTGAAACGATGGGGGATGCTGCGAGTTTAGGGTTTTTATCTTTTGAAGCATTAATTTCATTCGATAAAGGACCGAACGCAGCTACAAGATCATCAACATTAAGAACAACTTCCTTTTTAGCCATTCCATCATTAGAATAGGAGGAAGAACGATATGATGAATGAGGAGTGTTATAGTCAAAACGATATCGGGTAGATGCTGATCCTGCTCCTGCTCCTGCTCCTGACCCTGATCCTGTTCCTGCTCCTGCTCCTGCTCCTGCTCCTGCTCCTGCTCCTGCTCCTGCTCCTGCTCCTGCTCCTGCTCCTGCTCCTGCTCCTGTTGTATTAGTCACTGGAGGAAGCTCAAGAGAACTAATCACTTGATCCAATGCCTTAATCTGTGGAAGAATTGAAATGATATTATTATTAAGTTCAGTAACAGCACGTTCTATTTGAACTGTATTTGGTGTAACATTCGGTGGAGCTATTGCTTTAATCACATCCGCTACTGTTGAGTTTCCAAGATCTACCCTTTTATCATCTAATCCCTTTTTCATGTTAGTATAAGTCATCTCAAAAATACCAAAAGTGTTATCAATCAACTTTTTTAAGTCATCTGTTGTTGTAGGTAGACTTGTAAACTGAGAAGCTGCACCTCCTTCTTTTAGAGGTTCTAAGATTGATCTTTGAGAAGGTGAATAGTTCACAGGAATCTTACCTAATGCGGTTAAACGTGTTTTAAATCCATTAATCATTTGGATTAAATTTAGACCAAATGTCTCAACCTCACGAGCATTTGTCTGTGACGTGATTGTGATTGAAGAAACATTCATCGTAAAATATTCTTCTTGTTTATAAACAGTCAAAAGGACTGCCACAATGATTACAATCAGCAATCCGATGTAGGGTAGCATCTCTCTTTTTTACGTTGAAAATTTGATGCTCGATTTAGTTCAAGTCGTAAACATACAATGTTAAAAGTTCGTAGTAAACAAGATTCTGTGATTGAGGCAGGCATTGATGAAGCAGGACGCGGATGTCTTTGGGGCCCACTTTATGCGGCGGCTGTGATTTGGCCACCGGAAGAGGACTGGATTGATGAACAACGAGAACTCGCACCTAAAATCAAGGACAGTAAGAAGATTGCTCCAAAAAAGAGAGCACGTATTGCCGAAGCGATTAAAAGTTATGCCGTAGATTATGGTATCGGTTCAGTCTCCGCTGGAGAGATAGATAGTCTTGGAATGAGTCGATCCAATAAACTCGCTTTTACAAGAGCAATCGACGCACTTCAAGTCCCCCCTGAACGCATTTTGATTGATGGAACACTCAGTCTTTCAGAAGATGATCTTGAACAACGAAAGATCATTTCACAAGAAGTGATTGTCGATGGGGATGCAACCTATTTACCGATTGCAGCAGCATCGATTCTTGCTAAAGAGGCACATGATGATGTTGTTAAAGAATGGGTAAAAAATAATCCACAACTTGATACACGCTATAATATATCAAGTTGTAAAGGGTATGGAACGGAAGCACATCGAAATGGTCTTTTAGAATATGGAACACATACTGAACATCGTAGACTCTTTCTAAGGAAGATTCTTGGGACTTCTGATTGCCTTATTCAAGATGATATTTAGTTGCGACGAGTGTTCTTGCGGTTCTTTCGGTTTGTCTTGCGGTTCTTGCGAGTTGACTTTCGGTTCTTACGACTGTTTCTAGCCATAAACTCGTTAAACTGTTTTTGATTTAACGCACCTTTTCTAACAAGCATCTTAAACTCTAATAACTTAGCTTCTCTACATGCTTCACCTAACTCACCAGAAGGACAAAGAGGCATTTGATTCTATACTAAAAGATGATATTTAGTTGCGACGAGTGTTCTTGCGGTTCTTTCGGTTTGTCTTGCGGTTCTTGCGAGTTGACTTTCGGTTCTTGCCACCCATCATGGTCTCATTCTTGCGGTTCTTGCCACCCATCATGTTATTATTCTTGCGGTTGCGTGTGCTGCGGTTCTTGCGGTTCTTGCGAGAAACAACATTGTTCTTGCGGTTCTTACGGGAATAGCCGAGCATTTTATATATTCGGGTGTTAGATTTTTTAAGAGATGAGAGCCAGGACAAAAGAAGTGCCATATCCAAAGCACGTTCTTTTTTCGCCAAGTCGCCCGTTACAAAATGCCCCTCCCCATCCGTAAGGACTAATAACTTGGACGCAGCCTCTGGATTCCCTCTTTGTAGGTCTTGTAACTTTTTAATCCATTTAAGAGATTCATAGGCAAAGACTTCCTTATCATTATAGCCTGTTCGAGATAAAATCCAAACTCCAGGTGCCCCTCCTTCAGTTAATGCATCAATAGGTGATAGACGCAGAATGGCAGCAGCATTCTTAAGTCGATGTAAAGGATCACCGAACTCATTATATTCCATTTGTGTTAAAGGCAGTGACTCATTTGCCGTAGTATTAAAAACATCCACATAGGGAACTTCCACGTAGACCGCACTAAAAAGATCACCTCGAGGATGACGTGGTGGCATCGCTCCCATTAAATATCCACCTGCTGAACGTCCGTATAGCACTGTTCTTGATGCAGGGATATGAAGCACACGTTGTATCGTTCGAATGACACCTTCAAGATCTTCAACCGATTTGAACTTTTGATCCCTTCGTGCTGCCTCTGCCCAAGCATCCGTATGATCTCCGCCGCCACGAACCATCGCAAACGCAATCGCAAATCCTCTTTTAAGAAGAGGCTTCCAACGTCGTGTATTCATCATGGTCGCAATCCCGTATCCACCGTATCCGATAATAAGAACAGTATGTGGTTTCTCACACTGGGATATACTGATCCATGGAACTCTTGTGCCGTCACGACTTTCCGCAAATCCATTTTTTTGAAAAGGAGCATATGGGCACAGTGTTTTAGAATTCCAGAAGTTACATAGTTCATATCCAGGACGAATGAGTGTAAGTTCTTTTGCACCCTTTCCATACCAAGCCTCTATGGCATCCAGTTCAATATTTCCAAGAACTGTCTGTAGAGCCTTTCCTGTTGTCAAATCCCAAAGAGTTCTTTTTCCATAGCGTCGAGTAATAAGAAGTTTATCCGATAACATACAGGTTTCAGGAGTATTGCGAATCAATGAAGGCATTTTAAGATTCTTAAACTGGGATCCAATGGCAACATAATGATGACCTTTTCGAGCAAAAAAATGCGGCTCTTTATTGAACACAGTAACTGGAACAAATGCCTCATACTCACCTGTGAGTTCAATGGCTTTTACATTAATATGCCAGAGACGTTGTTGTCCCGCATTATTTGCCATTAAAAAGAGAGATTGATTTTCACCTTTGACAAGAGTCATATTCCACTGTCGATCCGTTAGTTCAACAAGAAGACGACGATCACCTCCTGTTTCAGCATCCAAGGATACAAGACGACAGAACCAAAGACTATTTTCAGACTCAATACTATAACACCGATCTTTCAAGACTGCCACATAGGGTGCAAGTGCCGTTTTATGTGACCAACGCTTCTTTCCTGAATCGATTAAACTGAGCGTGTATTGTTCAGCTCCATCTGAATCATCGACAACCTGCCATACCTTTTTGTCCTCTACAGCAAAATCTGCACAACCATAGTCATTAGAAGAATCCTTGTAATGCCATCGATAATGAAACGTTCCATCTCGTTCAAAAATGATAGAATCAATCTGGGAACTCGTATCTGATTCTGTAGTTCCAGCCAGTTCGGCTTCAATCTGTTGGGCATCGGCTTCAACTTCAGATGTGATTGCTGATTCTAAAATGGCCTTCTGTTCTTGAACAGCTGCTTTCCATTGAGGACCTTTCATAGATTCGGCCCATCCATAGGGATCTGTCCAAGCAAAATGTCCAACCTCTTTGACAGTTCCCATTTAGTTGCCTAAACACCTACACAGTGGTAAGATAGAAATGGAAGTTACAATCATTTATAACAAATCAAATAACTTCGGTTTACGTCGTGACGTAGAGGCGATTAGAACAGGTATTAAGATTGTTGGAAATGAGATTAAGATCAAGGAAGCCGACCCTTTAGAGCCACCTTCCACTTGTGATATTGCGATTCATCTGGAGGTGCCGATTTATGGATGGATGCCATGGGCCACAGTCAATGTTCTTATGATTAACCCGGAATGGTTCGAATGTGATGCGTGGCGTCCGTATTTAACACATTTTGACGGAGTGATTGTCCGTGATACTGAAACAGCTAAACGATTTGAAGAATGGTATGGAAAAAGTGACCTAAAAGTTTGGACGATTTTCTGGGCCGATACATCTGTGCCTAAGTTTGACTTGGCCGAGTATTCGATTGATTATGAAAAGAATGGATTTGTTTGGTTTTTAGCGGGAAGCAAAAATAAACGTGCAGCAGCTGAAGCCATTCTACCGCTCTGGAAGCCAGAGTATCCACCTCTCAATGTATATACAACTACAGAGTTAGATATCTCAGGATCATTAGCATATAATGTAAAAATAAGTGTAAAAGATCTGCTTTCAAAGACACGTGCGAATCTGGCGGCATCTTACCAAGCTCATATTGTTATGAGTCGTGCTGAAGGGTTTGGATATACTGCGGCGGAAGGTGAGCAATCGGGCGCATTTCTTCTGATGAATACTCTACCTGCCTATATGAATGCCTTTCCCTATTCAACGGAGTCCTGTGCTTTTATTACAACGGATCTTTCACAGAATGGTCTCGCCTCCTATGCTGATTTTTCAAAGACGGATCTAACTAGTCAACTCGATTCTGCAATGGAACGATACGCCTCGATTAATATTAATAAAGTTCGAACTCTACAACGAAAAAACTCACAGGCACGCAGAGAGGCCTTCCTTGGAAACTTTTCAACATTCTGGCAAGATGTTAAGAGTATCTTAAAAACCAATCCTAATGTGAAATCGAATATGATGCCTCCATTACTTAGAGTAGAAGACTGTCCGCCGATTTCAATTGTAACTCTTTTATACAATCGTCGTAAGTTTTTTGATCTCGCATGCCATAATATTATGTTAAGTGATTATCCAAAAGATAAAATAGAATGGCTTATTGTTGAGGATTCAGATGATCCAAATGAAAGCGCAAGTGATCGCGTGATTCAAGTAGGTCTTAATGCAGCCCCATTGACATTGGCCTATGTTCCTCTTGAACGAAAGACACCGATTTCTGAGAAACGCAACTTGGGTGTGAAACGTGCAAAGAATGACATTATTCTTTTTATGGACGATGATGATCATTATCCTGAGACATCTTTTCGTCGACGAGTAGCCTGGCTTCTTAAACATCCTTGGAAGCCAAAAGCAAGTGTCTGCACTACAATCGCATGTTATGATCTGATACGTGGTGTCAGTGCGGTCAATACTCCTCCTTGGAACTTACCATTAAGAAAGAGGATTTCAGAGGCTACGCTCACCTTTTATAAGTCTTGGTGGCAAACGAAAAAGTTTACGTTTGGCGTCAATCTTTCGGAAGGTGAAGGATTCTTGGAGGGTAGGGAAGATGAAGTGCTTGAGATTCCTCCGCAGCAAATCATAGTGGCTTTTAGTCATAAGAAAAACATCAGTGGGCGTCGTATTCCAGCAGCCGATGCAAAGCCTGGATGTTTTTGGGGATTTCCCAAAGAGTTTTTAATCTATATTCATAAGTTGGCGGGAATAGAAGTAGAGGATTCATCGTCTTCGAGTTGAACGGTGTGAACGGTGTTTCTTTTTGCGACTACCACCTTTCTTTGTTTTAGTTGCGGCCTTTGTTGCGGCCTTTGTTGCATCTTTGACAAGATTATTGGGCGAAGGTATTTTGGGTAAAGCATCTTTGACAAGATTATTGGGCGAAGGTATTTTGGGTAAAGCTCCTTTAAGAGCCGCTTCAGGATTTGCAGCAAGATCTGCAATCCCTCCTGGAATAATATCGATCGTGGGTGTGACTTTATTTACAATCGCATTTGATAGAGCACTTGTATCAACACCTACGCAGAGTTTCTTACGATCTTGATCCATTGTTGGGATATTGGATAACTCAAGAATCAAACGGAGAGGAGGAACCAGTAAAACAGGTGCAAGAATATCCTGAAACTCAGGAGAACAGAAAATCTCGGGTTGTTTAGCCAAGGTTTGAAGATTTTGTATGTCGTCAAACGATGGAATCGAGCCGAGTGGAATCTTAGGAAATGTCACTTTGAGACCCATTGAATCCGCAGCAGTTTGTGCTTGTGCTTCAGCCGCAGCAGACTTTTCATTAAACTCAGTAATCACCATGCGGATTTTATCAAAGAACTGATTCGCAGCAAAACGAACAAAATCGGGACTAAAGGTGGTCACACTCCAAAGAATGAAACCCATCACCATTGATTTTGAAGATCGAAAAACGGTATCTCTTAGTTCTCTTTGAAGATCGGGTGAAATCAGGAGCCAAGCATTGTGTATTACTTTTGCTGCAAATCCAATGACGACACCCGAACTATTGATAACACCTAAGAGTGATAAGACCGCATTCTTCCATTCTCCACGAATAAGATCTAAAAATGCAAGAACAATAGATAAGACAATACGTGCGGCAGGAATATCAAACATAGGATTTCCAATGGCAAGACGTAGAATGTCCAAGATCGCATTTAAAAAAGGAAGAATCGTCTTACCTAAGACATAATAAGGAATAGGAATGGGTGGACTGAATGGAATAAGAATCGTTCCTTTATAATCTTGTGCCTCTAATCCTTTTACGATACCGAGACTATTTGCGATTTCACGCCACTGCTCATCATATTGATCCATTGTATCAAAGACAGTATGATAGAGTTTATCGATACTGATATCTTTTGGATTGATTGTTGCGGGTAGTTTAACAAGATCACTTGAGGCTCCTTGTTTAAAAGCGTTGGCACCGCCGCCTTTTTGTAGAGATTCTTCTGATTCTTCTGAAAAAAGAGTATTGAGCTCAGGATCTAGTGTTTTAAATGAATTTTCAATAAGAACACTTTGATGTTTAGTAAAAAGTGGTTTTTCTTTGAGATCCACCAAATCATGTGACCACCCTGCTTTACCATTTCTCTGTTTCCATGCTAAAAGCAATGAGCATACACCCTCTAATGCTTCATAGAGACGCTCGGGAATGTAGGGTGTATCTTGATGAAGGATAGCATAGGCCTCTTGTAGTTTTTCTTCGATTTGTTCTTTTTCATCTGACATCCTCGACCTTACTCTATTTAGGAAGAGCACATTTCACACACTTCTTCGCCCGCTGCTTTGGCTGCTTTTGTGCGTGCGATCTCTTGTTCATATTCGGCTGCGAGTTGTTCAAGATACTCTTTACGTGATGCTTTCTTTGAAAGTGCTACAGAAACAGAGGAAGAAGCATGAATCACTTGTGTCTGTATAGTTGATTCCGATTCCGATTCCGATTCCGATTCTGATTCAGAATCTACTTCAATATCTGAATCTGTATCCACAGCTTGTGTGGTTCCATTTGAAATCGCAGCCAGTAATCGTGGATCCACAGTAAACTTCTGTGCGGTAACAGGTGCCTTTGTTCTAAGATAGTAGCATCCAGTCTTGAGACCTTGGCGCCATGCGTAGAAATGCATCGATGTGAGTTTACTATAGGATGGATCCGCCAAGAAGAGATTGAGTGATTGACTCTGACAAATAAATGCGCCTCGTGCCGCAGCCATTTCAATCAGAGTGCGCTGTTTGATTTCCCAGGAGGTTTTATAGACCTCTTTGAGTGTATCTGAAATGCCTGGAATCTCTTGAATCGAGCCATTGCGAGCCACAATCTGTTGTTTCATTTCCTCTGACCAAAGACCTTCTGCCATAAGATCCTTAAGAAGATGCTTATTAATGACAATAAACTCACCTGCAAGGGTGCGTCGTGTATAGAGATTGCTGGTGAAAGGCTCAAAACATTCATTGAAACCAAGAATCTGACTCGTGCTCGCAGTAGGCATAGGGGCAATCAAGAGAGAGTTTCGAACACCAGCTTTGGCCTTCTCTCTGAGTCCTATCCAATCGAGACTACCGTCTTGTTGTGTCAGAGGTGTTACTCCCCAAAGATCTGGTTGAAGTAAGCCCTGGGATATGGGTGAACCAGCAAAGGTTTCATAGGGTCCTTGTTCTACAGCAAGTTCTGCCGACGCCTCAACAGCAGCATAATACATATGTTCAAAGATGAGCTGATTTAACTTAGAAGCAGCTGGAGTCTCCCAAGGAAGATGGAGCATAGCAAAGACATCTGCAAGACCCTGGATACCGAGACCAATAGGTCTATGGCGCATATTGCTACGTTCCGTTTCAGGTGTCGGATAGTAGTTAATATCAATGACACGATTCAGATTACGCACAGCGATTTTAGTTGCCTTGCGAAAGGCCTCGAAATCATAGACACCGTCTTTAACAAACGCAGGCAGAGCCAATGAGGCAAGATTACAGACTGCTGTCTCCTCGGGTGTGCTAACTTCCATGATTTCAGTGCACAAGTTGGAGGATTTAATGACGCCAATATTCTTTTGATTACTTTTCTTGTTGGCCGCATCCTTATAGAGTAAGTAGGGTGTGCCCGTTTCCATCTGAGAATCGAGGATTTGAAACCAGAGTTTCTGAGCGGAAACCGATTTGCGTGCACGTCCCTCTTGTTCATATCGTTGATAGAGAGCATTAAATGCTTCACCATAGACATCTGAGAGTCCAGGTGCCTCATTTGGGCAGAAAAGAGACCATTGACCATCGGCCTCGACTCGTTCCATGAAGAGATCAGGAATCCAAAGAGCATAGAAGAGATCACGAGCACGCTCTTCCTCCGCGCCAGTATTGAGTTTCATCTTTAAGAAGTCCTCTACATCAGCATGCCAGGGTTCCAAATAGATGGCAAAGGATCCATTGCGCTTACCTCCACCCTGATCGACATAGCGTGCTGTATTATTAAAGACACGGAGCATTGGAACAAGACCATTACTGGTTCCATTGGTGCCTTTGATGAGAGAACCGCGGGCCCTGACATTGTGAATATGGAGACCAATACCACCTGCGTGTTTACTAATCTTTGCACAATCGGAGAGTGTCTTGTAAATGCCTGAGATACTATCGTCATTCATCGCAAGTAGGAAACAGGAAGAAAGTTGCTGACGAGGAGTTCCTGCGTTAAAGAGTGTAGGTGTTGCGTGTGTCAAGAACTTTTGAGATAAAATATCATAGGTTTCAAAGGCACGTTCTAAATCGATTTTACCCCAGAGTGCTAAGGCAACTCTCATCCACATTTGCTGAGGTCGTTCACGAACACATAAGGTTGCGTCACGGAGAAGATACGATTTTTCTAATGTCTTGAATCCAAAGTAGTCAAAGAAATAGTCACGATCATAGTTAATATAAGCATCAATCTTTGGACCATGCTCCTTGATTGCGTCAAGAATGTCTTGACTTACGAGACAGGAAGATTCCTTTGTAATCATATGTGTTTGTTTAGCAAGTGTCATCATTGTATCACAAAAGGATGCGGAAGTATTCTTGTGATGATTACTGACAACTATACGCGCAGCCAGAGTTCCGTAGTCGGGATGTAAAGTAGTAAGACCTGCCGCCAACTGTGCAGTGAGTTCATCGAGTTCTGAAGTCTTGACACCATCATAAATCTGTGTAAGGACTTGTTGAGAAAGAGCATCTGGATTTACAGTCAGACCTTTAGAGGACTTGCGCACACGTGTCAAGACCTTATCAAAAGAGACAGTTTCATAAGAACCATTGCGTTTGATAACCTGCATACTAAAGGGCATAGCGACTTTTATGCTTGACTTAAGCCCGCAACGACGGGTCAATTTTCAACAACTCTACAAAAAAGTAAAAAGAGTATAATCATCTTATGTCAGAGGTTTATTAGACCTTTGTCTTGATTGAACGCATTACCTTGCCTTGGGCAATAATGCGGCTTGTAATATTCATAGTCTCAAGTTCCTGAAGCAGAAGCTTGTAGGCATAGGGGATTTCGATTGTGCTAAAGTTGGTGGTGTTTCCACAACCGCGGCAAGCCCAAATACCTTCTTTGGGGTTTGCGATGGCAATGAGGCCGCAGTCACGGCAGGACCAGCAGCGGAATAAATCAGAACATTCCATGAATCGCTCCTTGGTGAACTCAGTAATACCATGTGCCGCCACACAATCTCTTTCCATTTCACCAAATCGGAGACCACCCTCTCTTGCCCTACCTTCTGCAGGTTGTCTTGTGAGCATAACAAGGGGTCCCGAAGATCGTGAATGGAGTTTATCTGCGGAACAATGACGGAGGCGCTGATAATAGCAGGGACCCATGTAAATACTTGTCTCCATTTGCCGTCCCGTAAAACCATTGTATAATACTTCATTACCATGTGGCTCTAAGCCTAGTGTATCACGAAGCAACGATTCCAGATTTTCAAGAGTAACCGCATTAAAGGGCGTTCCATCACCGAGGCATCCTAACTCGCATGCTGCTTTACCTAATAAAGTCTCCATCAACTGAGCAATCGTCATACGGCTCGGAATACAATGCGGATTAATGATGATATCTGGAATAATACCTGCAGCTGTTTGAGGCATATCCTCTGCCTGAAGAATCATACCCACTGTTCCTTTTTGTCCGTGACGTGAACTGAACTTGTCACCAATCTCTGGAATACGATCTTGACGCACACGAACTTTTGCGAGAGCATATCCCTCACCATTTCTGTTACGAAAGATACGATCTACATATCCAATCTCATTGTTACGCATGGTGCGACTCACATCGCGGTATTTCTTAGTGCCTGCTGGGATTACCATGCCTGTAGGAACACGAAGCGGCACCACCTTACCAATAAGAATATCCTCATTTCCAACATAGACATTCTCAGGAACAAAGCCATCATCGCCGAGTTTAGCATAGTTGGCATTTTTCATTTGTTTAGTGAGTGAAGGATCGGGTCGATCAAAGCGTTCCTCTTCACCTGAGGATTGATTTTTACGTTCCTCGTCCTTATAGGTTCTATAGAAGACTGAACGGAAGAGTCCTCGTTCCAACGACGCACGATTAATCATAATCGAATCCTCTTGATTGTAACCCGTATAGGTCATGATGGCTACTACAATGTTTTGTCCTGAAGGCATTGTTTGAGCACCATAGAATCGACTCATAAATGAAGAGACGAATGGAACTTGAGGATAACAGAGTAAATGGGCCATTGCATCGAAACGCTCTTGAAAGTTGAGCGCATACATACCCATCGCCTGTTTACCCATGGCTGCCTGATAGGAGTTTCTCGGTGACTGATTGTGATCTGGAAATGGGATATTACTAGCAAGAGTGCCTAAGATTGTGCTCGCATGAATCTCTGCGTGTGTATAGGTAGAATCTTCCATGACCTTTTCAGGCTGCATCGCAATATAGGTGCCATCCGTTTCACCTGGATCGATATACTCAACAAGATAGTTCTTTTGAGGGCTCTCCCAAAGAACAAGACTCTCCCAATCCTTCTTGCTCATGATTTGTTCGAGGAGTCCACCAGTAGTATCACTAATAATCTCACGAAGGACATCCGCATTATAGAGGGGGCGTAACATACGTCCTGCCTCAGTGGTAATCCAGAGTTCTCTTAGTGCACGTTTCCAGATAATGCCTGTGTGAATATGAATGAGACCACACTGCTTTGCTTTTCTTAGAGACGCAACTGTCTTTGATGTATTATTGACTGCTACTGTCCCAATCCAAGCACCATTCAGGAAAATACGTGTCTCTGTGTGTTTCTCAAGTGCGGTAGTCTCCTTCAGTGGCCTGAGAGTCTTCAGACCTTTCAGATAATCACGAACCACGCCTGGATTGCTATAGATGCTGACAATGGCTGTGCTACTCATATTCTTCACAACACCAACTGAATGTCCCTCTGGAGTTTCAGCAGGACAGATATACCCAAACTGGGTATTGTGTAACTTACGAGGAGGAATAAGTTTACCGGTTTTTTCAATAGGAGTGGAGATTCGACGCAAATGTGAAATACTGGAGATATAGTTCAAGCGATTGAGAACCTGGGAGACACCAATCTTCGTGGGTCCACCTGCCTTTGCTGAACCAAAGTTGCCTGTAGCTAAACTAGTTTTGAGACCTACTTCAACAATCGTGCTCTTAATAATCTTGCTGATGTTACTGATGTTGACAATCTCCTCCCAGTTATTGGAGGCTCGCCAGGGTCCACCATGAATCTCCTTGGCTAAAGAAGCACGAATATCTTTTAACATCTTTGTAGCAAAATATGTGCGGAAAAGGTTGGCTAGAAGGAATCCTGGCATATCTACACGCTTATTTGGATAGGCATCTCGGTCATCATTGGGGATTCGAGCAGAGTTTACCCATAAGACCTTCCGTGTCATGTGTGCCAAGAAACATGCTTTCGCATAGGACATATCCTCCGTTAGACCAATGTGCGGGAACAGCTCCATATTTAAGATATCCTGGATCATCAACGGACGTTGGGACTTGGAAGACCAACTATGAATATGCTGGGTCATCCATGCAAGTGCATCCTGTTTAGTATGAATACCTGTTGACTCCATTGTGCTCTCATCAAGAATACTATCATAGGTAGAATCACCTTCAGGTCCGAGGATTAAATCTCGGATTTCCTTGTCGTTTTCAACACCGAGAGCTCTGAATAAAATCCATAGAGGAATATCGGTCTTGATACGAGGCATGGTCGCTTTCAGAAGCCAGATCTGAGGATTCTTTGGATGATACATGATTTTAACAGCATTGTTCTTTGGAACTTGATCGTTATCAGGTCCAATGCTCTTGACTTCAATCACTTCCACTTCCTTAGTAGGATTACGATTATTACGGAACACAAAGGGACGATTCTCTGACATTCGTTCTTGCGAAATAATGACACGCTCACCGCCTTGGACTATAAAGTAACCTCCCAGATCCTCAGCGCATTCACCCAAGGCAGAAGGATGAAGATGTGCCTGGTCATGAAGAAGACAATATTTGGATCCAACCATCACAGGGATTTTGCCTAAATGAACATTTGGAAAGAGGCGCACTCGACTTATTTTCTGACCTCCACGTGTATGATCTATGTAGGTGGTCGTTACACGGACATCAACAAAGAGTGGAGAGGCATAGGTCAAGTTACGTAGACGCGCATCATTTGGCATCATAGGTAGAATCGCACCATTATTCTCAAAGATGGTCGGCTTTCGTAATGAGATGTTCTCGAACTCGAGTTGAACTTCATACTCATGATTCAAAGGAGTGAGTGATCCTCCACCAGATGTAACTGTTGTGCCCATGAGCGCATTGGCCGCACTGGTAGAAAGACCAGTGGCTGATGCAAGCGCGGAACGAGGTCCTGAGAGAGCAACTTCAGGACTGCCACGCACAATCAGAGGATTTACCATGGTGACCACTTCAGGAATATATCCATCCATAAAGTTATTAAACGATTCAATCTGATGACTAATAATCTGTCGTCCATCAGATTGTTGAAAGTAGATATCTAATATATGGCGATACGAAGGCAGCGACATTTTATAGTGACTTAAGGATGACTCCTGAAAATCAAATTTATGGGTATTCATTAATGTGAACCGCCTAGAAAATAATATACGTTTTGTTTAGATTGAGTTCTGATAGAGAATGAGTGATTCAACAATCAAAAATTTGAAGGTTACAGGGGATGCTGCTGATTCCTTTTTGAAAAGAGGGGGTCATCTAACAAGAAAACGAGGAAGAAAATCATCAAGGGCTGATAGAGATCAAGAAGGAGGCACAAGTCCTGGAACGATTGTTCAGATTCAAGCTAATCGAGCCCCTTCCTCTATAGCCTCTGTTCCAAACTCAGGTAACGCTAGCAACTTGGCCAAAACGGTAACAGAATCAACACCTGCTACTACGGCACAAGAGCAAACTCTTAAAGGTGGAGTCCAAGAAAAACATAAGCCTGTAAAAGTTGTGTTAGCCGCTGGAAAATCAAATAAAAACGTAGTTCTTGCGCCTGCAAAAGTGAAAAAGGTTATCACAGGAACAACTCAAAATCAAAAGACCCGCAAAATCGCTAAACGTATTCGTATGTCCATCGGTGGTTTATCGAAGCGTGTGACGCGAGCCAATCATATTCGTGGTGAATCCAGAAAACAAGATATCTTAGCGATTAAGAAGACACTGGTTGAAGCGAAACTGATTAAACTAGACACAAAAGCACCTGAGGCTATTTTGAGATCCATGTATTCTGACTATATGATGCTTAAGAACAAGGCACTTTAAGATTAAGTGATATAGTATAGTAAAGAATAGTATGTATCTTGAGTATATAAAACAACTAAAAACCTACAGATCTAACTATGGTTCTCAGACCGCATTGTTTATGATGGTGGGTAAGTTTTATGAACTCTATGATATTTTAGACAAGACAGGTGAAGGTCAAACCAATGTAAAACAGGCGGTGGAAACCCTCGGTATTACATTAACCACACGTAAAGGGGATGGGCCCAAAGGCGAAGATTGCTATTTTGCTGGATTTCCTGAACAGAGTCTCCAAAAGTTTGCGGCGATGCTTACACGAGAAGGATGGACAGTAGTAGTCTGTGATCAAGAAAAAAATGATAAAGGTAAAGTTCAATCTCGTCCTATTGCAAGAATCTTTTCACCAGGAACCCATATTGAAACAGCAGGTGCAGAAGCTCCTTATCTCGCAGGTCTCTGGATGGTTGAAAAAGAATGCGCTCCTCCTGAGTTTGCTGCATCTGTATTGGATCTTACCACAGGTCGAATGATCTCCTATCAAGGAAAAGCCCAAGGTAGCCAGGATCTCTGGTCAGCCGATGATCTGGTTCATTTCTTTCAAGTTCATCCACCACGAGAGACTGTCTTTTGGTGGCGTGGAGCCCCTATTTGTCGACCCCAAGAAGGTGTTCTACGTCGTCGATTAGGGATTCATGGTAGTCTTCATCTCGAACTGGCAAATGGAGAACAAGGAGCCTTTGAGCATGAACAGGTTCGCCAATCGTTTCTTGAACGCAAGTTTTCAAAACAACGATGTCTTTTACCCTTGAGAGAACTGTTGGGTGCGAAAGGTCTAGTTGAACGTGTTCTATGTTCCATTCTTCGTTTTGCGGAAGACCATCTTCCTTCAGCCACGGAAAATATTCAACATCATACCCTTTGGTCTCCTGAGAGTAGCGTCTATTTGGGCAATAATACACTTGTTCAACTCAACTATATCGGATCGGCATCACAAGAACTCTCTGTTCTTTCACTCTTCCAAAAAACACTTACCAGCCTTGGACGTCGAGGTATACGTGATCGACTTCTTTTCCCTTCTGCAGATTCGGAGGTAATCCGTGCTCGTCTTCAAGAAGTTCAAGCACTCTATTGTGCGGATGAAACATTAGAACGGTCCATTGATAGCTGTCTACGTCTTATCTATGATATTGCTCGTCTTCATCGAAAAATAGTAATGACAACTGTGGATGCAGCTGATATCTTAGCACTGGATCAGAGTTATGGATGTATTAAGCGTCTTATAGAACATCTTTCAAATACACCTCTTGAAATGTCAAATAAATCAATAGAAGCATTTATTAAGTATCGCGAAAAGTTCCATGAGTGCTTTGACATTGAAAAAGCGAAGCTTGCAATGGAAACAGAAGAACTTACTTTCCTACCTGAAATAAAAGCTCCTAAAACGGCGGAATGTGAAGAACACCTTAGTATACTACGAGAAAAAGCTATAGAAATAGTTGAAAAGGCTCGTCTTTTTGTAGGATTGCCTGAAAAATCCTTGAAACTGGAAACAGGTGACTCTCAAGCTTATAGCATCACAGGCAATAAAAAAGATCTTACAACGATCCAACGAAAACTTGCTGTTGTGCCTGCTTCTCAACATCCATTTGAACATATGCGTGTAGATCTTAAAAAATCAGTTAAAAGTTGCCTAATAGTTCCAGCACTCGAAACATTCCATTCCAGAGCGATTGGACTACGATTTAATCTTCTTAATGCATTTCGTGAAGAACTCCAACAAGTATGTGCGGAAATAACAGATCCTATTTGGCAGGATTTGGAACAATGGGTGACGAAAGTCGATGTAACTTTAACACTCGCAAAAGTCGCCAAAGAACGTGGTTATTCACAACCTGAGATTATAGACTCAATGGGTCAAGCGGGTCTACAAGTCACAGATCTTCGTCATCCTCTTCTTGAATCGATACAAACACGCACAGAGTATGTAAAACACAGTGTATCTCTGGGGTTTGAATCAACGGATGATGAGGGATGGTTGCTCTATGGAATGAATGCATCAGGAAAATCCTCTTTGATGAAGTCAATCGGTATAAGTGTTCTTCTGGCCCAAGCTGGATCGTTTGTGCCTGCGTCCCGTTTTAAACTCCGACCCTTTCAATCCATTCTTACACGAATCCTAAATCAGGATAATCTATGGGCAGGAATGTCCTCGTTTGCGGTGGAAGTGGCTGAACTTCGCGATATTTTTCAACGCGCAGATCAAAAGAGTCTTGTGTTAGGGGATGAACTCTGTAGTGGAACGGAATCCATTAGTGCCACGAGTCTGGTCGCTGCTGGAATCACCTACCTACATAAAGTCGGCGCTCGATATGTTTTTGCAACACATCTTCACGGACTACATCAAATCGATGATATACGCACACTGAAAAAACTGGGAACATGGCATTTACGTGTTCATTATGAGGCAGCCACGGATACTCTTGTCTATGATCGCACTCTTCATAAGGGCCCGGGTGGAACTTTGTATGGACTCGAAGTGGCCAGAGCAATGCATTTGCCTCATGAGATTTTAAAAGCGGCGATGGGATATCGTCGGCAGATTCTCGGAGAAGTTGCTGACGAGGGGGCAAGTCCAAGTTCCTGGAACTCCGCAGTTTTTCGAAAAGAGTGTGAAATCTGTAAATCTGCGATTGTTCGAGAACTGGAAGTTCATCATATTAAGCCTCGGAATGAGGCCACACATAAACGATTTCAAGATGGTTCATCTATGAATGATATCCGAAACTTAATCGTTGTTTGTGAAAGTTGTCATGATCAACATCATAAAGGTCTTATTGAAATAGGACCTCAAAAGGATACATCGGAGGGTCCACAACGTAAAATCATTGTTCTTGAAAAGTCTACACGAAAGTTGAAATGGACAGAAGATCAACAAGCCACCATTGAGGCATATCTGCGAAAATATCCAAATCTTCCTGTTTCTCGGATTGTTTATGATTTACGAGAGCAAGAAGAGATTACTATTACAGAATCATCTCTTCGCAAGATTCGTTTAAATTTATCTGCTTAGTTCGCTTCCTGGTGCCGAGGTTGTAATAGAGGGTGTGACGCCAGCGGGCATGGCAATATAGGCCATTTGTCCTTGATCACCCTTGGGTCCTTGATCACCCTTTTCACCCTTTTCACCCTTTGGCCCGGGTGGACCCATTGGGCCCGGAACACCTGCAACAGCAGCAGCGCTTACACCTGATTTCTTGAGTTCAGACACTTCCTTTCGTAGACTTTCGATCTCCGTTTCAAGAGCACGAACCTTACGACCGAGAGGATTACCATTCTGAAAGTTCAAACCACTGGAATATAAAAGCGAGGTCATTCTTTGTCTCTGGAATCAGAGAAGGCTTTCACAGTCTTCTTTCATACGCAGTTCACAACCGGGGCTATAAAATTGCTTGCCTAAAACTTGTCCTCCGAAGTAGGACAAATGATTATTCCTATTCGGTGTATGAACTGTGGAAAAATGATTGCAGATAAATGGCGTTGGTATCAAAATGAACTCAAACGGATCAAAGGTGAACAATCCGAAACTCCGTATTATATGGATGGCACTACGGTTCCCGATACACCTGAAAGACGTTTACTGGATCAACTGGGTCTTAATCGTTACTGTTGTCGGAAGCACTTTCTCACTCAAAAGGATTTGATGGACAAAATCTAAAACCACAGAAGAGTTAGATAGATGGAGTTCTTCTTACCATCAGTTTTTATACTTTTATTAGCATCTCTTGTAGTCTTTTTTGTATTTCCACGCTTTGGACCTTCAGTGCTTGCTGCTGTATCCTTAGTTCTTCTTATTATGGGTGTGTATCAACATTACCACACATTTAGAACGGAATATCGTTTGAGCACATGGCAAAACTCTTTTATTCCCTATGCCTCTTATATTTTGATTGGAGGTCTCATTTTTGCCATCTTGGTCTATCTCTTGTATTTATTACCTGCTAACTCTACGGCGGCAGCGGCAAATGCTCCGATTGTAGCGTTGCCAAGTATTGCTAATATGCCTTCCGCAAACACAGCCACCAATCCAGTCACAGCAGGACTCAATAAAGCACTTAATGTTGTGGGCAATGTAGCAAATATGTCTAATAAACGTAATAACCGTGGTGGAGTTCCCTTTTCTCAAGTCTAAGAGAGCACTATAACAATGATATAAGTAGTATTGAAATTTAAAAGATTCTTTAATCTCAATACTAAATAGGTAAGCTATAGGATGGCGAAGACACGTAAACAAAAGGGTGTGATGACGATTCCTGAACTACGTAGGGCATTTGATCATATGGAAACCTTTACAGCAAGACTTATGACTAAGGGAGGGGATGCGAATGAGCGTCGCAAAGCATTCCAAGCGGAATGGAAGCGTATCTTTCATCGATCCGTTGATGATAAGGCTGCTGATGCGTATTTAGCATTTGAAGCAAAAAAACACAAGAAATCCTCAACACGAAAAATGCGTGGTGGATATGCTGCAAGTCCTCTGGGTGGTGCCCCTTTGGACTATGCTACACGTCCCGGTTTACCAGGCCCCTATGGTGTCTTCCCGGCCTATGTGAACTCTGGATTAGACATGTATGATACGATTAACAAAGATTCACTCACCGAGACTTGCGGTCAAGATATCACTCCTAAAATAGCAGAAGACATGGGATCCAACCAAGTTCAGAAAGGCGGAAAGCGTCGTTCTACTTCAAGAAAGTCAAGATCAAATAAGCGATCTACACGTAAGACATCACGACGTAATAGGAAGCAGATGGGTGGATTTCCTACTATGTCCGAGTTTGTTCAAGGACTAACGTTCCGCCCATTCTCCGCCTCCGTTCCTACCACAAGTTTTTATGATGGAACCATGGCATTCAAGGCCCAACCTCTTCCTCTTTCTCCCACGGCTGCAACGGGATATCCACCCTTTCTTCCCTACAAGGCAAGCACACTCGATGCTGTCGCAACGGAGATCAATCGTGATTTAAAAACTGAGATGAGGTCCTAAATCGTTGAACTTACGCTAAAGAGCAACAGAAGAAACCTAAGTAGCGAATAGGGTTCTTCCGATGCTGTCAGTTCAAAATACGATAAAAGGTGATGAAGCACGACAGATGGCAAAACATTTGCTCGACACCTATTTTAAAACCTCCGAGTATCCATTTACAAGTCATCATATTGATTCATATGATCAGTTCTTGAGTGAAGGGATTCCGAGCATATTACGAGGAAAGAATCCGATCATTATTCTTCGAGAGTTGCTACCTGGCCGCAATACCTATAAATACAAGGTCGAGATGTATATAGGTGGTGAAGATGGAAAGGGTGTTTATATTGGCACACCTACCATTGCTCTTCAGGATGCAGAAGAGGTCCGTGTTCTCTTTCCCAATGAAGCTCGTCTTCGTAACTTGACCTATAGTTCCGTCATCATGGCCGATGTATTCATACGGATCACGATTCAAAGCACTACTGAATCGGGCATCCTTCAACCTAACACTCATGAGATTTATCTTAAAAAAGGCGCGGATCTCGATGAACGTATCCCTCTGTGTCGAATGCCCATTATGCTTCACAGTCGTTTCTGCACACTCCATGGAAAGCCAGCAGAACTGTTAAGGGAAGCAGGTGAATGTGAATATGACTATGGTGGATATTTTGTGATTGAAGGTTCTGAAAAGGTGCTGATTACTCGTCAAGAGCAGGCATTCAATACACTCTACGTAAGTAATCAGGATCGTGATCCTCAAATCAAAAACTACGCGACCATTTCATGTTTATCACCGACTACACGACAAGTGAAACGAATCGCATTTATTCTGAATCGGAAATCGGAGGCGATTCAAGTCAGTATTCCGTTTGTGCGAAAACCCGTGCCAATCTTTATTTTGTTTCGAGCCATGGGTATTCAAACCGACAAGGATATTGTGAATCTGATTTTCCCAGACGATACATCCGCAGAATATAAGATTTTGGCTGAAAAACTGATTCCTAGTATGTCCGAGGCTCTTCCTTTCACGGATACCTATTCAGCGGTCCAGTATATCAAAGTCCTTACAAAAGGTTTCTCAGAGGCGCATGTCTTAGATATCCTACACAATCAACTTTTTATTCACGTAGAAGATATGCCTGGTGCACGAGTTGCTTATTTGGCTGAGTGTGCCAGACAGATTCTCCGTGTATCTGCGAAGATCGATGCGCCCACCAATCGCGATGATACACGTAATCAGAGATGTCTTACCAGTGGCTTTTTAACACAAATGTTATTCCAAAATGTCTATACAACCTGGACAAAGAAAGTTGCTCTAGCAATCGATGAAGAATATGCGTATAAACCGCAGTTATACCAAGAAGAAAAGTTCACAAATATCTTTCTACCTGGAAATCGCAGTCAGATTTTCAAGCCAACTCTGATCACAGACGGTTTAATGAGAGGATTCAAAGGCAAATGGGGAAGTGGACCTGGAGGAGAAGAAAAGGAGGGTGTTCTCCAAGCCTTATCCAGATTATCGTATCATGATTTTCTTTCCCATTGTCGTCGTGCCGTTTTGGATTTCGATACAGGTATGAAACTTCCAGGTCCAAGAAGATTGAATCCGAGTCAATATGGATATTACTGCACCTCTGAAACACCCACAGGCGCGAGTATTGGTATTACAAAGAATATTAGCATTATGACACGCATTAGCACAGCCACTGATCCGCGACCTCTTATTCGTTGGCTGTTGAGTCGTGGAAGTGTAATGTCGTGTGATACAGTGAATGAGGATGTTCGTAAGGCGGCAGTTCCAGTGTTTCTAAACGGTGGTATTATCGGATCTACCTTGAAACCGACACAACTCCGTGATACACTTAAACTTCTAAAATGGACAGGATGTTTACCAGCATTCTCAAGTGTTGGATTTAGTATTCGTGACCGTCGTGTCTTTATTTATTTAGATGAGGGAAGACCCTTGCGTCCTTTGATCCATTTAGGACCTGGTGCTATCATTCCTCTTAATAAACTGAATCAAAGGACATGGCGTGATATGGTTATGGGAAAGTTTGCTCCTACACTCGATCGCTCTATTTCGGCACCTGGATTCATTGACCCTCTATCAGAAAAAGAATCTGTGAAGTTGGAGGATTATATTGCCCTATTGGAACCATTCAGTGGCGCAATCGAATACATTGATCCTTATGAACAGAATGAAATCTATGTAGCCAACTTTCCTGAGCACATTGTGGCTGAGACCAGTCATATGGAAATCCATCCAAGCACCATTGTAGGTCTTATGACCTCAATGATTCCATTTCCAAATCACAATCAGTCACCTCGTAACCAACTCAGTTGCTCACAAAGTAAACAGGGCCTTTCCATCTATAGCACAAACTACCCCAATCGTTTTGATAATCAAGTTCATGTTTTATGTTATGGAGAAGCACCACTCTGTCGCACGATTTATTATGATTATGTGGCCGATGGAAATATAGGGTATGGTCATAACTTGATTCTTGCGATAGGTTCATTTACAGGATACAATCAAGATGATGGTATTGTCATGAATGCAGATGCTCTTGCTCGTGGGATGTTTCGTAGTATGTCCTATCGTTCCTATGAGGCCTTTGAAGAAGACGATGAAAAGTCTGAAACTCAAACACGTATTGCAAATCCAGCACGTATTCCTGGTTGGACTGATTTGAAACCTGGATTGGATTATACAAAGTTGGATGATCGTGGTCTTATAAAAGAAGGCGAGTATGTTGATCAAAATACAGTGATTGTTGGACGTTATTTACGAAGTAAATCGGGTTCGATGCGAGATGCATCGGTGACACCTCAAGTATGGACTCGTGGACGTGTTGAAAAGATTGTGGTGACAGTAAATACAAAGGGTCTTCGTTTGATAAAGGTTCGTGTCGTCCAGGATCGCGTTCCTGAACTCGGTGATAAGTTCTCAAATCGGCATGGACAAAAGGGCACCATTGGTATGGCGATTAAAGGATGTGATATGCCTCGCACGATAGAGGGTGTTGTTCCTGATATGATTATGAATCCACATGCGATTCCTTCTCGTATGACGATTGCACAACTTCTTGAGACGATTTTTGGTAAAGCCGCAGCAAGACTTGGAGCCATCGCAAATGGAACCGCGTTTATGAATGATGGAAATCCAGCGGAGGCGATTGGTGATATTCTTGAAAAGGAGTTTGGATTAGAACGCTATGGAAATGAGATTCTCTATGATGGCACAACAGGTGTGATGATTCCAAGCACCATATTTATTGGCCAATGCTATACGATGCGTCTAAAACACATGACTGAAGATAAGTGGAATGCTCGAGGACAAGGTCGAAGAGAACAGAGAACTCATCAACCCACTGGAGGTCGTGGAGCAGAGGGAGGTTTACGTATTGGTGAAATGGAACGTGATGCGATTGCGGGTCACGGTATCACACAGTTTTTACGTGAGTCAATGATGAAACGAGGAGATGGAACTGAGTTTATTGTCTGTAATGGATGTGGCACCATTCCTATTTATAATACGAAGGATGGTCTTACCATTTGCCCCATGTGCGATGGACCTGTTCAATATGCTGGAGATCACGTGACGAACCTTGAGATTTTACCACCCAATAAGCGTAGTTTAGCAACGTTTAGCAAGGTGGAAATGCCTTATGTTGTGAAACTCTTGGAACAAGAACTTGCCACTTATATGAATATTGGAATGCGATATTTAACACGTCATGATATTCAAAAGTTGCGTCAACCGGATATTTCAAGTATTAAGGATGAACAAGTCTTAGAGTTTGCAAATATTCCATTGCCTGAGTTTATCCTGCCTGAAGTGTCTGTGCCTGAAATCATTCCTCCTGAAGAAAAGTTGGTGGCGCGACCTGAAGATTTGGCTGCGTTAGGTGTGCCTCTTCAGAAGGCAGATGAGGAGATTCCTTGGGCGGAGGATGAAGATGCAGTGTTAGAAGCATCAGTGCCTTCTTCTATTCCAATGAGCCCTCCTGTCTCAATACTCAGACAAACTCAACCCATGCAAATGCAAAATCAACCCATTCAACCCATGCAAAATCAACCCATTCAACCCATGCAAAATCAACCCATTCAACCCATGCAAAATCAACCCATTCAACCCATTCAAAATCAACCCATTCAAATGCAAAATCAACCCATTCAACCCATGCAAAATCAACCCATTCAACCACAAATACAACAACCACAACAAGCCGTCATGACCTATATGCCAGTGATGACCATGATGCCACAGCAACAGCAACAGATTTTACCACCCGCAATCCCTGGAGCACCTCCAACTCTGGTGGTTGATACAAGCCCTCAAGCGATGGAAGAAGTAGGTTTTGAAGAGATCCCCTCAAGACCACGAAACATGAATCAAAGACCAGGTCGCTCAACGACAAGAAAACGTGTCCAGTTCACGAATACAATCGATTCACAACAACAACAAGGAGGAGGACAAGATCAAAAGGGACCCAATGTCCGCGTGACTATTCAAAAACTGGGCTAAACTAAAATTGATAGCATATCCCATAGAAAGAGCGGCACTAAGAAATGAGTTTTGAACTATTTGATCATATTTATCGTAGCCGCAGAACATTGCTTCGCATCTTATCAGATCGTGGATATAATACGAAGCCATTTGAGAACTTTGGTATTGATGAGATCGAAGCAATGGTCGTTGCGGGTCCTGAAGCTCTCCGGATGGATCTGACACGTGAGGCTGTCCCTGAATCCCCCATTACTTCATGTCGTGTCCTTTATAGTCTCCAGAAGTTGAAACAACGCCTTCCTGGATTTCTTCGAAATCTCACAGAAACCGATGATAATCCTGACTATGTAGACCCAAAAAACACTGAAGTTATTGTAATGCTCGCTGCAATGGAAGGCGAGCCAGTTGTAGAAGTCTATCATTCAGCCGCCTATGAACAATGGTCATCTAAGAAACTCCGCATTTCCTTCTTTCGTATTGCCAATCTTGTCATCCACCCTTCCGAGCACATCCTTGTTCCCAAACATGAACGTCTTCCAAAGAATGAAGTGCCATTGACCCCAGCCGAGCGTCTGAAGTTGCCCTTAATCCGCTTTCATGAAGATATGCAAGCACGTGTGTTAGGACTCGTTCCAGGTGATATTGTAAAGATTACACGTCCCAGTCCTTCATCGGGTGACTATATAATCTATCGTATTTGTTCACCTTAGACGTAAGAATCTTCACGAGTCTTAAAAGAAAGATGAGGCGAACAGTCGCTGAACTAACCCCTGACCCGAACTGTATAAATATACGTGTATTTTACACTAATCTTGATAGTTATAATAATGCAAAAGCTGGATTTCTTAACACTTCTTCACTTGGGAACTTTGAAACTAGCAGATCTCCAAATGTGGCATCTTTACAAACCATGGAAAATAATGTTGATATACTGCGAAAATGTGCTCAAGGCGAGATTGCTCAACGTCAAGACTATGTCTCGCAGATTTATGATCTTCAAAAAATACTCGAATCAAAGAAAGATGAGGCAAAAAATCGAATCACGATTGCAAAAGAAGCCAAGGAACGAGCCACCTTTTTACAAAATCCATATGATAAAACATCTGTATGGGAAGGTTGGTTTCCTCTGGGTCGACCTTTACAGGAATCAAGTGTCCCGGTTTTACTAACTTTAGCAATCCTCTTTTTGGTCTTGTCACTCGGTATGTTTTTACGACTCGCTAGTATTGAGTTTCGTTTAATCGTGCCTTTTTTAGAAAAACAAGTGGGTGGATATCTGAGTAAAGGATAATCCTTGAGCCTTGATTTTTTACAAACTATCATTAGACAGGATAGTATGAGCATTTGTAGCAATGAACCTCAAGTTACAAATATTGCTTTAAGAGATAAGCCTTATGAAGGTTCTATTTTACCTCCTATGGGCACTACTCGTGATTCTACAGGAAGACTTTCTGAGGAACAACTTGATACAATCTATAGGACACTTGTTTCAGAGGGAAAACTTGTTAGTAATCAAAGATATCAGGAGAGTTTAAATCGTATTTCAAATGGTATTCGTGCAGATACAAAAGGTCTTCTTGAAACGATTGGTATCGTGGAAAAAGCAACGATGCAATCTATGCAGAATGAGTTCTGTTTTAACTATGTGAGATACAAGTATTCATTAAATGATCTTTTTGATTATCTTGTTACAACTTCACAAGGAACAACTCTTACTACTGAACAAACGAATGAGATTAAGAGTAAGTTAAATAAGGCCAAGTCTTTTAACGAAAAACTCAATGATCTTATCCAGATCACAAACTATATTGCAAAGAAACGTTCAAGTGAAATGGAAGGTCAAAATACACAAATCAATAACTTGAATGAAAGCATCACTTCAATCTTTGGTAAACTTGCCAATCAGAATAAACTATTAAAAGGCGAGGACTCTCTTGTTGAGATTCGAAAACGTATGCTTGAATATGCCATGGAAAAAAACAACTCAGCTGCGAATCTCTTAGCCTTCTATGGATTTTTAAACATTATTGCGATTGGTCTTCTCGTCTATTCCTACCGTGCTTAAAAAGTCTCCCTACGATTTTACCCTAGCACAATGTAGAAGATGGGTAACCAACAAAGTATTACGGACCTCACCCGGCTGGTTCAAGATGTTCAATATACTGCGGCACTCAAAGGCATGAGTTCTACGGATAAAAATAACTATTTTAAGACACAAAAAGATCAACTTATTACTACGGTTACAAGTGATCGTGAAGGCACGTTTCAAAAAACATTAACAGATGCGACAAGAAATAGTGCTATACAAAACTCATTACTTTTCTATCACTACAGAAATCGTGATTTGAATGATATGGGTGCAGCATTCAACACACAAAACGAAAGTGCTATCGGCACTGCAAGATATAATAACCAACTTGCCACACGTCAATATGAAATCAATGAATGGGCCTATGGTAATAAAATGGATACCCTCTTCGTCTTCCAGATTCTATTTATTACACTTTTGATCTCAGCAGGAATCACCTATTTACATAAACTCGGTTTCTTTGGAGCTCCTCTTCTTGGAACATTGATAGGTGTGCTTCTTTTTATTGATATTATGATTATTGTCAATCGAATGAGATATACATCGACATTACGTGACCAACGATACTGGAACCGTCGTCAGTTCCCACGATTTGATTTGGATGTGGGTAAAGGACCTTCCATTTGCCCTCCTTCAGATCCAGCTGATAAGTCTACGGAGTCCAAGCCTGCAGGCGCTAACTAATCATACACTATTTACAAAGGGTATGTAGAAATGGCGAGTCAGGAAGATTGGGATACAAGAAAAGCGAGGCTTGAATCCAACGTGCTTGAACTAAACGATTTAGTAAACACGTTTGTAAATAAGACTAAGGTTACTGATTCTTTAATCAAAGAAGTTAATAATATTAAAGAAAATATTGGTGAAGAAGAAAATCGTATAGAAACTGCGGATGAAGCCGCGGCAACCTACGATCGTGAGTTTCTTGATCGAAAAGCCGATTTTCCAAACCCATTTGTAAAAAATAAACTCTATACTGTTCAAGATTTTACTCTTTTTTTCTTTATGGTTAGTTTTATAATCTTTTCCCTTGCTTTATCACTTACATTAGGACCTTCAAGAAAGGTTCTAAGTGGAATGGCTATTTTGAGTATTGTTATCTTTGGGTTGATTATGCGGTATGCCTAGTCGTCCGTGATTTCTAAATCTTCTGCGATTGTTCCTAGACCTGCATGATCCGCATCAAACTTATCGATTTCCTCGTCTTCCAGGAAGACACGGATATGGGTATAGAGTTTACGACCACGACTATCACCAAATGCCTCTTCACATCGATTCTCCAGTTCACTCAGTGACATTTGCTTGGCGCCCGTTGCAGTCGCCCATCGTTTGTAACAACGAGCAATATCTTTCAAACTGACCTGTTCATGAGTGACCTCCTGGAATCCATCACGGAGTTCACGAATACGCTCACCACGGAACTTTGCAAAGGTATCGTGATCCGACTTGTATTTATCAGATGCCTCTTTGATGATACCAGGTTCTGGCATCAAGCCTTCAGGAATGTATTGAGTTTCGAAGATATGCACCAAGAGCGCAAGAAACGGCTCGCGCCAGTTGAGCATTTTCTCATCGAGATTTTCATCAATGAGATAAATATTTGGTTTCTTAGCAATATAATCTGGATGAGATTCACGACGGAACTGACTCTCAAACGGCACCACACGAATACGTCGCCATGTGCCTTCATCCATACTGTTGATGGGTGGCTTCGTATTACACATCATAAACATTTTACCCATGATTTTGAAACTTTCTTGGTCCTGAAAGAGTCCTCGGGCCTCGATCATATCTTCACCACTGAACTGTTTCATGCGACTCGTATTGAGTGGCTCACGGTCATCAGGCTCCTGACTGTAGATAAATCGCTTACCTTTCATTCGCATAATGTCTGGATTGGCCGCACCTGACTCTGGACGTTTTCGTGTGAGCACAGTGGCTGCAACAGACGTTTGATAATCACCCAGGACGAACTTCATCAAAGTAATCAATCTTGACTTTCCGTTCGATCCTGCGCCTGTAAAGAAGTAGTAAAACTGTTCTCGATTCATGCCTTCGAGGCAAGAGGCCAAAAGTTTGAGAACATGCCGACGGAGTTCCTTGTTAGGAAAGAGTTTGTCCAAGAAATCAGCAATCTCGTGTTGGCGCAGATCGTTTGGATCATAGGGCACGTAGTTGATTGCCTCTGTTTCAGGATGATTACGTCCGCCAAGAAAACTCACGTAATCTTCAGGTCGTCCTTGACGGAAGATGACATGTTCTCGGGAATCAGTGTTACTTTTGGCTCTGAGTTCCAAGATTCCATTTGCGCAACCGAATAGATTAGGATTTATATTGAGTTTGTTGGCGAACTCATCCTCAAAGAAGATGACAGACGCCATTTTCATAACGGAATCACTGAATCCACTGTTGTAGAGTTTCATCTGCATCTCATGCATCATTTTTAACTTACTTGCGTGCGACTCTTTGTCACCTGGATTATTCGACTCATAGAGAAGTTTACCTTCCTTGTCACAGGCTCTTTGAATCTGATCGGCGACATCGGTGCAAATCTTTTGTCTTAGTTCCATGCCCTGTTTCAAATGACGCCACATATTCATGTTCTCATCATAATGGAACCAATCTGTGTTACGATTGTTCACGGAGGCGATGAAGACTGAACCATACATCTTTTGCATCAGTTTCGCGATATGATAATGTGTAGCATCCGTCTGGTGAATGACGTATTCGCAGGTGTCTTCGTTGATGATTTCCTTGTATTTCTCAAGATTGTCATCACGGGCCCATTTGTAGAGACTTCGGATTCCCAATCGAGGCCCATCACCCTCTTTTCGCATTCCATGGAACCAATCACGACGGAGTTGTCCAAGATCATTTGAGTTGAACTTGGGTGAGAGTTTACTGAAGTCCATCCACAGATTGAACATTGCCTCGTTCGCACAGATATTGTGAAGACACCATCCAACACGGATCCACGATTCATAGCCATCGGCTCGTTCCGGTTTTAGACACTGTAGTGTCATCTTTTCAATCACCGATAACTCGCCACCCGTAATGGGAAGGGTGGCGGCCAAGGCATCCATTGCTGTTGTAACAGCAGGTGTTGTAACAGGTAATATCTGTGCTGTATGCTTGAGTTCCTCATATTCCTCTTTGGCTTCATCTTTTAGCACATTTATGTCATCATCAATCTTGTAACGGACACTCATGAGTTCCAAGAGTTCACGAGGTGTATAACTATCAACCTCTTCATCCACCCATTCATTCGTCGAAGGGTAGAAGGTAAAGACGTGGGCTAAGGCATAGGCTGGAATGGAGGCTTTGCTCGCACCATAGAACATCCAGCCTTGTTTGCGTCCCATTGCTGCATCATAGACCTTTGAATCGATGTTTGTATATTCGGTATCACCAAAGATCGATCGGACAACTCCTTTGTTTAGAAGATACTTTCGGATCACGTTCCATTTTTCATCAAGAAGGGTGAACTCAGGACACAGGATATGAATGCCATCTTTGATTTTATCCTTATTGTCATAAGGCTGGGGTCTCAGCGTTACGAAGAAACGGAGTTGTTCATAGACCGATAAGTCAAAGAAATGATCCAATGCATTTTTCAGTTCATTACAGAATGCGCGAAGATGTGTTTCATCGAACTTACGACTCAGAGCATTTGATTTGCTGTAGTCAAAGTCCAGATCTTGAAGCAAGGGTTTCGATTTATTGAGACGAGGTTGTTCGACAAATCCAAGAGCACGATGCCCCTTTACAAAGAGATAGTCATGAAGGTGATTTAGAAGAGTTTGATATTCTTCATCTGGAATGAGCCATTTACCTCGAATGTCACCCATTCCTGTGGTAGTTGCATCTTCGGGTCGAGCACATTCGTGTTCATAGAGAAATCTATGAAGAGGATGTTGTTGATATGCGTCCAGAGACGTCATCTATGGTTATTGTGACTTTTGATTGGGCACAAGGAAGGTCAAATTTTACACCCCAGTATAAAAAGGCTAAAGAGTCCTTTGTCACTTATATCTATGACTCTTGCAATGGATATCGCTCCACAAACAAAAAGGCGAGTCTTTAAAGATGTCGAACGTGCCCAAGAGCCTTTAATGAAATCACAGAAGATATGGTATAGTGCGAATGAAACCGATATGACAAAAGGAAAGGCGATGATTCTGGGTCCTCCAGGAACGCCTTACGAAGCGTGTTTACTTGTATTTGATATAGTGTTTCCAAATGATTATCCATTCAGCCCACCCAAAGTTTTATTTTTAACTTCGGATGGGTATACTCGTTTTCATCCAAACTTTTATGTGGAAGGTAAAGTCTGTTTGTCGATTTTGGGAACCTATTCGGGTCCCTCCTGGTCTGCATCACAGAGTTTATCAAGTGTTTTACTGAGTCTTTTGGGATTATTGGATAAAAATCCGTTGACGCACGAGCCAGCCTTTGAAAAGGGTAGCCTCCATGATCCAAAACATTCTGACTATGCTGAAACTGTTGAACATAATCTTATTCGTTTAACCATGCAGACTATTAAGAACTTTGAGCAAGATCCTAAGAAGCATCTCTGGTCGGCATTTGAAGAAGAACTCCATTCTGAACTTCCTGCTCTCAAGAAGTTACTCCAAGAAAAAATCATAGCCAAGTCGGCATTTCCAGAAAAAATCTGGACTCATTCGGTCTATGGAAAGCAACATCGTTCTTTCTGGAAACAAATGGTCCGCGATTTTTGCCCAACCACCGCTTAAACTTGAATGCGTTGTGAAAGTAGGTATAGGCACAGCCAACAATGAAGTTTTGCCCAAAATGCGATAACTATCTTTATCTTAGCACTCGTGATAGCCAGCTTCTAAGACGATGTGAAACGTGTGGATATGAAGAAACAGACAAGGAAGGAGGTCTTGTAATGGAAACGATTGTTCAAGAGCGATCGAGTGAGGGATATAAGATCTTGCTCAATGAGTTTACCCCGGATGATCCTGCTTTACCCCATATCGATAAACTTCCGTGCCCTCGTAAGACCTGTTCTACAAATGTAAAGGGTGTGACACGAGATGTGATTTATATCAAATACGATACAGTCAATCTCAAGTTCCTTTATATTTGTAAAGTGTGTGGTGAACAATGGCGTTCTCGTTCTTAGATACAAATCCAATCAGAAGGAAATAGATTACCAACTCCGCCCTTAAACCATGTGCTCGGAACAATACATGGTTTTTTGACTGCATAGGCTCCCAAGAAAGCAGCCCACCATGAAAATGTGCTATTTGCACAAATAAATCCGCCTTGACACTGAATCATACGCGCAAGACAACGAACTTCATCCGGTTCATCAATAAACTCTACATTTTGTAAGTTCTTGAACCATTCGTTTTTACACCATTCAATATCATCTGAGAAAATGGAGAAACCTTCACATTCATTTATCTGAGCAATCGCTTTGCGGTAATACTCCTCTGTAAGGCTAAAATGAACGGTATTCCATGGAGGCAATAGATAGTCTCCACGACGCACATGGATGCCTACACGATTGGTAGGAGTGAACTCATTTAAATATGAAAGAATCCCATTTTTAAAAGTTTCACGAATCAATGTTTCGTGACGACCGATCGGTGGATAGTTTTGAAAATACCCATGAAGAATCAGATTTTGAAGAATCGAATGATCGACTTTCCAATCTTCAAATCCTGGTTCCCCTGGATAGACACTAAACTCTTGTTCTTGGAGTCTTTGAATCGCAGTTTCATCGATGGCTTTATGAATACGTTGTTTGAATCCAGAAAATATCGTATCCGCATAGTCTTGTTTCGATGGATTATGTGTATTATAATGTTCATTGGGTAGCAAAACAACACGACCTGTTTCTTTAGCGTAGATGATTCCTGCTGCTACTTGAAACATTTGATTCCCAAGGCCTCCTTTCCTTACAGGTAAAACAAACATTCTACAAGAATCTAAACCTATGTCTTTACATCCTTTAAGAATGGAAAACATAGATGTTATTTATTATATAAACTTGGCACATCGAACGGATCGAAACGCAGAGTTTCTTTCAGAAATGAGAAAGTTGGGTGTTCCTGATTCTAAAGTTCAAAGGATTGAGGCTATCCATACTCCAGAGTTTGGTATTTATGGATGCGGACTCAGTCACAAAAAAACCCTTGAAACCTTTTTAGAATCTTCTTTTAAGAACTGTATTATCTTTGAAGATGATTTTATGTTAACAATCGATACAAACTATGCTGATTATATCTTACGATCTATTTTTAAAGATGCTATTCAGTTTGATTGTATTATGCTCGCTGGAAATATCTTTAAGAGTGAAGCAACTCAATGGCATTATTTACGTAGAGTGTTCGATGCTCAAACAACGTCTGCCTATTTATTTACACGCGAGTTTGCACCCAAGATTTTACAAAACCTCACTGAAAGCACAACACTTTTGAATGAATGGTATTTAACTCATAATAAAGAACGAAAGCACGAATATTGTCTTGATATTTATTGGAAACAACTTCAACCCTTGAGTCGATGGTTCACTGTAAATCCTAAAATGGGAGTTCAACGTGTTTCATATTCAGATATTGAGAATAAAGTGTCAAACTACGGGGTTTAAAGAGTTTGTAGGGTCGCTACATAATGGATGATCACTACTTGCGTGTGATTAATGAATCACCTGAAGTATTATATAGACTCCCGCATAAACAGGTGGGTGCGCATCCAACAGGATTTGTAGTGATTACTGATACTCTTCAAGAACTCTCATTCTCTTTTTCAATCGCTCCAGTTTTTCTTTGTAAAAGCAGCTCACAAGTGCTTCCAGGAACAAACCCTCATGATGTTATTCTTCAGGCTTCGAATGAAAACTCCGAGTCAATAGAACGTAGTTTATATACACTCTGGGAACACTATAAAGAAACAGCCTGTGAATCAACAACGACTTCTATGAAACGATATCTTTATGAAAAGACCTTACCGCCACGAAAAATCGTGATTCCTTGTTTTAAACGTCTTGAAAATCTCGAGCCTGTCTTGAAACGATTTGAAATGGTAGATGCGCCAAAAGAAGGTTTCAAGCCACAGATTCTCCTAGTTGAACATAGTCCTTATCCTGAAATGGAGGCAATCGCAGCAAAATATAACTGTGAATGGATCTGGATCTTCTTGGATCTACGAACTCCCTTTTTACCTTTTGGTCAGTTCAATAAGGCTCTTGCCTATGATAAAGCATTTCTCTATGGAAGTCCAGCTTCATGGTATCTTTTTCACGACAATGATGTTCTTGTTCCGAATGATTTTTGGTCTCGCTTAGATGCAAATATTAAACGAACAGGCACCCAGTTCATACAACCTTATACACATCGATGTCTTATCTGTTTAAAACCAGAAGCAGCGGAGGAAATGCGTAAAGATCTCACCCGTATGGACACTGGAAATCCTCTTCCTCCAGAAGATGTCTATGAACGAGTGCCAGGTGCTCCTGGAGGTTCACTCTATATCTCGAGAGAACGATATTTAGAGGTAGGGGGACATGATCCGACTATTTCATGGGGATATGGCCCTGAAGATTCTATGTTCTGGGACAAGTTACAGACAGTAGAACCCATTAGTTATGCGGATGAACCCCAGATTGAACTTGTTCATTTATGGCATCCATCTTCAGCACCCAATAATCCACTTCTACATACAATGAACTGGTTCGTAAAGGTCTTCTTTGCCAATAAGACTCTTGAAGAAAAAAAGGCCTATATGGGAATGAAACGCCTCTTATTGGAATCCTTACTCAAGAAACCCAGTTAGTTCAGGAAGTAGAGATTTTAAAATCTTTTCTGGTTTACAAGAATCTATGGTAAAACTCCGCTCACTGGTTACAAGGTGAACCCAGTTTTCTGTTGGCCACCGACGAGCCATATCCGCATAGGATTTAGATCCCACAGCCATCCATTTATCGATTTGTTGAAGAAGTGAAGGAGAGAAGTTGGTTTGGACAGAAGATAATCCAAGAATACTTACTAATAAATGGAATATGTCACGTCCATCTTTTGGACATGGATCCATTGGAGGTAACACATCTCCCAAATGTATAAGATCTCCAATACAGGCAAAACCAAAATCTAAGATGACAACTTGAAATGGACTCTTAAGGGTCCATGGATGTCCACCGAGCATTAGTTTAAGAACACACGGTTCGTTGCGAATGACTAAGTTATTCGCTTTCAGATCACGATGATCCAGGCCCAAATGAGTCTCTAATAACCATAATAAAAGACTCACTTGTGCAATAAAAAGATGAAAGAGTTGCGGTAGTTGAGATCCTTTAATGGTTTGTATCCAATCTGATACGAGTTGTCCATGAATATATTCCATTGTGAAACAAACCCCCTTTTTATTCACAAAGACATCATGGACTTTTGGAATCGCCCAAGCACAGTGATATGTTTCCAACGTCATGTGTGCGATATGTTGTATAATCGCCTCTTGTGTAAGATTCATCTCTTCAAACTTGGGCTGTTTAATCAAGACTTCTTGAGTATGATCTGCAATAGTCCTTTTTGCTTTATAGATATCTCCGTAGGAGCCATGATCGATTGCTTCAATCTGTTTGAATGAGATACCATGTAGATTACGTGGAATCGCCGATGTCGGGAACGATTTTACTTCGGCAAGTGTAACCTGTTTTTGAAGGCCGATCCCCCCCAAGTGGTATTGTTTCATTGTGAATGTAGTTGCCTATTTTATCGTTTTAAATAACGGTCTAAATCTCTGGGACTTTGAAAAGTCCGAGCGAGTTCGACCGCAGCAAGTTCTCGAGGATGTTCTGGTTGATTGGGTGACTCACCATAGCGTTGCATAAATGAACGCGGAGGTTCGTATTGAAGAGTTCCTTCTTCCATATCCCACCATTTTACAAGCACTTTGCGGAGTTCTGGAGTATCGGTTCGTTCAAAAAGAGGAAGAGGAACATGCTTGCCCTTCCAAGCCCAAAATCTCTGATCGACTGTATCTGGATTTAGACGTGTTCGACTCTCCCATCGCGCAGGGATTTCTTTTTCATCTATTTGCGACCATCCTTCGTTTTCAAAGGCAGTTTGCCATAAGTGTTTACGATTACGTTGATCCAGATGAATATATTCATGTTTTAGTGTATTCTCAAGATTCTTTTCAGGAAAATAGACAGGCATACAAATGACATTAGGAGGACGTGTATGAGGCATTCCTGCTTCAGCAGTTGGATGTAATGTAACAATCTGTGTATTAAACAGCCACGGTTTACTTTTCTTATCGGCAGTCACATAAAAACATCCATCACGAGCTTTCTTATTTAGATCATTTTGGTTGACAGTATCGAAAAAAAAGTCTTGTTTCTCTGCTTCTTTGAGTAGTGTTTCAGCATTCATTTGTTTCTTCTTACTTCTATTTATTCTTTTTCTTAGACTCTAACTCTGTGACCTTTTTGGATTTATCAAACTCTTCTACAATCTTTTTATGAGTAAAGTAAGTGTTAATATTTGTCTGTTTTAATGGAGGAGCAGTATTAGTATTACTAGCAGTAATAGAACGGGTGATAGGTCGCCTCACTTCTTGTTCAGTAATCGTTCCGCCCAGCATATCCTTTACGAAACTCGCCTTGGCCTTTTTATCACAGGCCGCCAATGCCTTCTTGAAGAGAAGTTCACTCGCAATGATATCGCGATTCTCATCATTCAAGTTTGTCTCTTTGAATCCAGGAATCTTTTCCACCATGATCCCAAAGAGTTGACCGATTGGATTCATCAGTTGTCTTTGAATGTAATATTTATAGTCAGGTTGTAACCCATTCTCTCGAATAAAGTCAGGGGTCTCAATCCGATTTCCTTGTAGAGTCGCATTTTCTTGGCCTGCTTTGGCTGCAATGTAAATAAATCCAAGACGATCTCCTGAAGCAGGAGCATTTCCAGCATCCCGTTCCTTCATACGATCCGCAAGAATCTTATGAGCTGGATATGAGAATCGTGTCAAATCATCTTTTCGTGATTGAATCTCAGAACGAAAGTGTTCCAATGAATCCTCATTGGGTTTCGGTTTCTTTAGTTCCGAGGCAATCTTAGCCTCAAGATCTTTTATATCGCCTTTGATGTAATCTGGCTTATATTTTGCACTCAATGATTTAGTAATGGTTAACTGTCCAAAACTCATTTTACCTTCCACCATTTCAAGAGTCTTGTCAATGACAAACTGTGCTGCCTTGGGCACATCCCGTTCATTGAGTAGAATCTTGATTGCACCACCATAAATGGTTTTGAGAACAGGCGCATTGTCACGTCGTTTTAGAACAATACCCATAGAGGTCTGCTTATAGTCCGTCGCTGACTCTTCATATTTGTTGCCTACGTATCGTTTCTTGCTAAAGATAATGAACTGATCAAATACTTTATCATATTCAAAGTCATGCGGTGCTTTCAATGCTCCTGTGATTAACTTACCTGCCTCTTCTGTCAAATCAATCGTCTTTTGAATGGAACCTTCCCCCTTTACACCGAAGTCGACAAAGAGAGAATCTGTATCACCGTAGATCACTTTAGCAGAGCATCGAGGGTCCTTTGCTTCGGGTCCATAGAACCGTTCGATTGCTGCCTTGGCAAAGAGAATCTGAGTTCGACCATAGGAAGTAACAGAAGCTGCAAGATGCTGAAGGCGAACTTTAAAGGTGCTGCTGCCGAGCTGCCCATACAGAGAGTTCGCTGTTAACTTGTAGGCCAGTTGTTCAGCATCCAAAAGAGCCTTCTTGAATGGATCCGATTCCTTTTCAGCCTCTTTTCTCTTTGCCTTCCTGGCTGCCAGTAACTTGGCTACAATATCGGGTAATGTGTGTTTTGTCCCATCAGGTTTTTGAGCATATCGACAGACTCGTCGACCATCCTTGATTTTCACTGGATTCTTACGCTTATCCTTTGGATCTGGACGCCAGATATCAAACTCAATGTCTGTCCAACGAGTTCCAGGAGGAGCATTTTTTTCATCTTGAACAGAACCCAAGGCCATTTTTATAAAATCACCTTTCATGTCAAAGTCTTTTACCCATACAAGTGAATCGTGTGAAATATCTTCGGAAATGATTGTGCTCGGATATAGTGAGGCAAAATCACAGACTCCAATCGGTGAGTCGCTATAGAAGCCTGGAACAGGATCCAATACGATTGCACCCTCATAACTATCTTCAGGTGTATCCTCTTCCTCAACATCCTTAGAAACACGACTTGGTGACTCTTGAACTTCCACAATGATATCACGCTCATAACATTCTCTGAAAATCAACGATTCAATCTTGATGCCTTGACCACGTGTAAAGATATAGGTAACAGGCACTGAACAAACATTTGCCATCGACATGGCATTGTTGAAGACATCCAGTTTCTTATAGAGTTCATAGACAAGATCACAATCTTGAATACAGTAAGCAGCCACCTTTGAACGACCTGCTTTACCTCCTTCACGATGAAGACGAAAGATTTCTTGAGGTGGCACATCATCCTTCACCACGGCCCATTTTACGGCTTCATCCAAATCATCCTCAAAGTCGACAGGTGCTTCAACTGTGATGTATTTTCCAGACTCGACTGAAAGCACTTTCATCTTCTCAACAACAGCCTCACCGGTTTCATCCAAGAGAACAACATAACGTCCTGGAATCACATCTCCGTTTGATTTTGTTTTGAGTTTCCAAGTATCTTTATCTGTCTGATCTACACCACCGAGTTTTCCTGACATATAATACTGGCAGACCGCATCGAGTTTATAAGATGGAAGACTGGCAGATCGGCGAATGTAGTGATATAAGTCAATCTGTAGACGGCCTGCAGTTGTCCACATATAGAGATAGTTGTCGCCCAGTGCTGAACTACTCAAGAACTTGGTTTCGAGATGCCATCCCTTTTTAACTTCCAGACGATTCATCGATTGGAAACTCTGTTGATCTTTAATGCCGAGTTTAACGGCCCTATCCCAAAGATAGCGTTCATCAAAACCAAAGGTATTGTATCCAACATACATATCAGGATTTTCCTTTTCCATTCTTACAGCCCATGCCTTCAACATTTCTGTTTCTGTTTTGAACCATAGCACCTCGATCCCAGGAATCGGATCACAGCTTCCCACGACATAGATGACTTTTTTGGTTGGTGAGCCTTGTCTTACAAGAACATTGCCGATTTGAATGATGGGATCGTCTTTTGTAGCAACGGGGAAATCACCAGATGCTGAATAACACTCAATATCCCAAAAGTTTATCAAGAAGGGCGCAGAGGCCATCGGTGGTTTCAGTTGTGGAGTGACTTCATCCCAATCACATTCTCCGATTAGGATACCATTTTCCTCTTGTGTTTCAAAGGGTGCCGTAACCCAGCCACAGGGTTGTAGGTTTTGAATATGGAACCATCGAAGCATTGGGTCCAAGGATGCATCATAGACAGGCAAAGGATCCATGTCTGTGAATAGTTTAAAGATGGGCCTGGATCGATCATCGAGAAAGAGTTTTTTGAGCGCATAAAAGTCTTTGCGTGAACTAACTTTCAGTTCAACAACATCGATCGGTTTTCCACCGGTGTAGCCATACATCAACTTCTTTTTCATTTCCGTGATGGTAACACATAGGTTTTGAGTCTCTTCATTGGATTCGAGAACAGTATTGAGATGTTCTTCGAATCTTCGTTTCATATCTTTGACACCTTTGATTTTAGGAAGTCCGACATAGAAGAAGGGTTGGAAATCATTAACAGTTAGACGGATTGTTTTGCCATCAGAGGTGGTGCCAAAACAATGAATCACATACTTGGGAGATCCTTTCACCCAAATATCTTGGGCGATTGAATCAAATAGATGAAATGTAACAGACATAGTGTGCTGTTTTACACTGCTAAAATCCTAGGCAATTTTTACAGTTTAGTGATTTCGTTTCTTGGTAGAGGATCTCTTTCGCCTTGTAGAGCGCCTTTTACGTCGTGAAGCATAGGCAGAGGCTGCTGTTAGCAGTATACCTGAGGGTGCAGCTTGTCGTGTGATTTCCAGCAAAGAGGCAAGCAATGAACCACCTGCCTGTTTTGGCTGGAAGGCTAAACGATTGCGCGTCTGTGTTTCAACAAGATCCGTAAGGGTGTTTGGAGGAGCTTCGAGATTCTTGACTGAGGTAGGGATATAGGCATTTTTTTGTATAGTAGCAGATACAGGAGTTTCGATTGGTTCTGCTTCTACAGATGCCGCTGATGGTGTTAAGAATGATTCTTCTTGTGAAGTAAGTGTATTCTCAGGCAATGATTTTGTAAGATTCTTGGCGAAACTGTTCGCATTTCGAATGGGTTCCGTAACAGGTGTTGTTAGGACTTCTTCAAGATCCTCTTGTGTCTGAGGCATAGGCATCGCATTGATCTTAGCACCTGTAGATTCATCTTGAAAATCAGCAGGCTTTTTATCAGTACCGACTAACAATAAACTCGGGTAGCCTTCAATCTTTGAGTTCTTCAAACTTGTCTTATCAAGCATATCATAATGGACACTTGCAGTATTGATTGTCTTGTTGGGCATGTTAGATGCCTTGTTCCACATCTTTTCCTTGAACTTTGTGCAATGACCGCACCAATCTGCATAGACGAGAACCACCGTTAAAGGTCCATTTATGATAAGATTCTCAAATGCAGATAGACTCGAGTCGTTTCGCACATCCAGAGGAGGTGTAATACGGCCTATTTTTGTGCTACGTCTGCGAGGCATCCTTCTAAAAAGAGGAACTATAAGTTTTATACATGAATAGTAGAACAGAATGGATGTCGGAGCAATATTTTTTGCGGTTATCGCATTCTTATACATTTACATGTATTTGTCAAGAAAAGCGTATCTAAAAGAAACATTCAATCAACAAGCTAAGTTGGAGGAACGAGTTCAATAAAGAGAACTTTCCTTAATAGGTAATAGGAGTTCCCGAACATGGATGTTGGACTAATAATGATGTTAGTCATAGGATTCTTATATATTTATTTGTTTCTCTCAAAGAAAGCCTATTTGGTGGAACGATTCATAGATCCAAACCTTGTAGCTGCCGCAACTGTGCTTAACACTAAAACAAAGGAATCACCCAAGGTGATGACAAACTCTCCACCGATTAATACTGGAGAACTTAAACGTGGTTGTCGTGAATCGATTTTCGTTGAACAAGAGGTTGAAGCGCCTTATGTAAACTCGGCTATTATGGATGTAGATGATTATGACTATAATCTTGTCTTTCAAAATGAAGGCGATAGGGAAGTAAGCCAGAAGATGATTAATAAATTGAAATCCCAATATCCGATGGATTGGTCGATTAATCCTCCGAGTTCAGCAACCTTTCAAGCAGGCATGAAACGCATGAAAGAGTCTTTTAAGGATGCTCCGGCCCAACCAAAAGGCATGGACCCCTACAATGAAATAACGGAACTCAGGCTACAACCTCCCGATACAACTCTTCAAGAAACTGAGGAGCGTAAGATTTTACAAACCTATCAACCCAAGTCTGGTGGAGATCTAACGACGTATAATGTAAACGACGCTGAAACTCTTATTTCTAAGATTTATGACACTAAAGGACTGATTGCTTCTGTGGTTAAAACACAACCCAATGTCTATGAAGTGGTTGGCACTCGTCGTAAGGATCAAAAGATTCTTTATGAGGACGAGGAGGCACCTGCACAAAGAGCACCAGTCGCACGTGCTGGTGAGGCTAATATCACAGTTCCAGTGACAGCAGTTGATGTTGCAGCAGGCCTCGATCCTTTTTACTCAACAGGATCGAGTAGTCATGTTGGCCGATGGGATTATCAACGGTTTACACCCGGGTTAGAACGTATGTTTGCTCCAACGTATCCCACTGCTGAATGGTCTTAGATCATTTACTTCTCATCCTCGGATGTTGCAAAAAAGAGTAAGGCCACAATCGCAAATGCAAATCCTAACATTTTATGATGAGTGATCTTCTCTTTGAAATAAAAAATCCCTACACAAGTGACTAATATATCTGACATAACGTCCCAGATGATATTAATCATTACAAGACTTTCAAAGTTTAAAGCGGATAGAAAGATCCACGGTTGAAGTGCATAAGCCAAGGTGGGTAGAATCATCCATCCAATCATGGATAGTTTATGAAGGTGAATGTATTTGATACCACTCAAGGCAAAGAGATCAATCAATGCCATTAAAAGACCATATAGGATTGGTATGATATCAAACTTCATTTATGTGAAAGCCTTATCTAAACAGATACGAGTCTTTTTATTAAGAATGTTATTGGATCTTCGTGAAAGAGGCCTTATTCGTCTATTACCCTCTCATCCTACAGCACAGTTACCCATTGCCGATATCTGGATTGGTCTTTCAGGTGAAGATGTTAGACCAGGATGTATTCTGGTCGAGCGGAAAACGATAAGTGATTTTCAGGCCTCATTCTTAGATGGAAGATATCGTGAACAACGGACACGACTCTTATCATATTGTCAACAGAATAAAGTGAAACCCTTATATATTTTGGAAGGTGATCTTAATCAAGCACAAGGAACAATCGGGAAACAGGCACTTTTAAAACTTATAACTCGTCTCACTTTGAGATATGGTATAAGTGTTCTTCAAGTTCCAGATCTACAGGCAACAGCGGATCTATGTTGTCTCATGGAGACACAGTTAAAAGAAGATCCAACTGTATTTGAGGGAACCACTGTCAGTTATACAGATGTGATCTCATCCTCAAAACGAGCGAATCGTTCAGAAAATCTCGGATCGGCTATGCTCCAACAATGTCCTGGAATCAGTGCAAAATCTGCGGAAGCTCTTTTGGATCACTATAAAAGCTTTGCCCAGCTTTTAAAGGCGCCGTTAGATGAACTCAGTGCCATTAAAGTCGGTAATCGTCGTTTAGGACCTGTTGTAGCAAAACGTCTTTGGTCTCTATTTCATTCCGATGAATCGACTCACGCTGACGCTGCTCACAATGAGAGTGGCGCCCAGTAGAGCCTGAGGTGAAGGAATCTCTTTTACAAATACAAATCCCCAGAGGAAAGAAGCGAGAACTCCAACGAAAGATAAGAGACTAAATACAATCGTTGGTAAACGAGGGATGGCATAGAAACGTAAACAGTAACCCACAAATCCTACGAGTGTATTAAACACAATCATTGGTAACCAGACAGAGGATCTTGTATCAATCGCTGTTCCACTCAAACCCAAATAGGCTAACAGTGCGACTAATGCCGCAGGATAGAGTTCAAGCACTATGAAGAAGGGTGATGCTTCTTTCGCAGTCCTCACGGCGAAATAAGTGATTGTTTCTGTAATAGCTGCAATGCTTACAGCAGTGAGGCCCAATGGATTCAGGAATTTCGATGTTTCATTCTTGATTTCTTTACTCATCGCTACCAGAACTACTCCGAGAAATGCGGTAAATATCAATACAACCGAGATCCATGAAAACGGTTCATTGAATCCGAGAATACCCCCTATGAAGATCAAGATTGGATATATATAAAAGAGACTCTGGGCAACTCCAACAGGGAGTTCTTTATAGCCAACATAGGAGGATCCAATATGAATGATTGTTACAAGACCAAGTGCTAAGGAACGAAGGATTTCTCCTGATGTTCCCCATACTGTCGAAAAATACGATTCTTTTGCCATAACCATACCCAAGACAGTATAGGTTAGAAGTCGGCTAACGACTTGTGTCATCGTATCAGTTGGAATGGTTTTGATTAGGATTGGATAGAGCGCCAATGCGATTTCTGAAAGAATCACCACTGCTGAGTCCAGCATCTATTTAGTGAAAAGACCATAAGTCCGCCAGGACACTATTTGATTTTTCTGCGGTCGGTTTTTGAAGAGTCTGAATAAAAGAGTTGGGTGGTTCATAATCACCCACGTTTCGTATGGGTTTAATGTCTGGCTGGGGAGCAAATGAGACTTGTTTGATGTCTCGTGTGGTTTGTCCTTGACCGGATGGTATTGCAGCAAGACGTTTTCGTTCCTTTTTTACTTCTGGAGGGATCATTGCCTGTAGAATAGGATTTTGATTCAATAAATAGGTCTTTTCATGATGCCTCCAGCTAATATAGAGTAGGTTCGGATAAGTATATCGCACTTCATACCCTGCTTGTCTTAGTTGATAGACGAGATAAACAACACAGTCTTGCATATCAATCTTGGGAAGGCCAAAGATGAAAGGTGGAACGGTGTAGAGGATATAGTTTGCGTTTCCTGTGAGTTGTGATGTGCTGTAAATGCGTTGATTAATCTGATGTAGGAGTTGATTATAGGCTTTTAGTCGTGAGTTATCTCGTCGAATACGTTTTTCAAAGAGATCTTTAGGATTGAGTTTAGGGATTTGGTCTGCGGACATCCTGCTCTACGAAGAAGCAGATACTTGAGAAGATATGTTGATTCCGCCAAGACGCATCGTTCTAAGTGGCGGTGGTATCCGGGCCATCGCACATATTGGAGCACTCGAGGTGCTGGAAAAAAAAGGATTATTGATACATGTGCGTGAATACGTGGGTGTGAGTGCAGGAGCATTTCTTGGATTTTGTCTTTTTTTGGGATACACACTCAAAGAGTTACGAATGTTATGTTCACTCTTTGATTTTAGTCTCATTCGTAATATTGATCCGGAGTTAGCCTTTGAGTTTCCAGTGAAGTTTGGATTGGACGATGGTGCAAATCTCATCAAGTTATTTTGTTCACTTTTGCGTATTAAAAATATTCCTATCGATGTAAACTTTGAAGATCTATTAAAGTATTATCCTAATACACGTTTTCGTTGTTTTGCTACAGATCTCTATGACATTAAGCCTCGTGAGTTTTCTTTAATATATACACCCAAAATGAAGGTAACGGATGCTCTACATGCATCTATGTGTTTACCTGGATATTATACACCGATTCATGATCCTGAAACGGGACATTTACTTGTAGATGGAGCACTTCTACATAACTTTCCATTCGGATTTTTAACATCAGATGAAAAGGAAGATACTCTTGGTATCAGTTTTTCATATGAATACACAAAGGTGAAAGAAATAAAAGATTTGCCGACCTTTATGACACAGATGTTTGCTTGTTATTATATTCCAAGAACAACGGAAATCCATAACTCACACAAAGAGAAGTGTATTATTATACCGAATCATGGTGAGTTTCCAGCGTGGCATTTTGAGGCAACTGTTGAAGAACGAACAACTCTTATGAACTATGGAAAACAGGCAGCTGAGCAGTTCTTAGTAGAACATCAAACTCTTATGTTGGAGAAACGTAGGCCTGTAAGACGGTATTCATGTCAGTAATCTTACGGTTTAATATGAGTTTGATAATATACTATAGAGTAGGGATGGTCATAGGAGGGAACCAAGAATCAGGAAGAATCAATCAAGTCTTATCCAATGCACGACGATGCGCTGTCAATGAGGCATTAGCAAAAGCACGAGCCACCTATTGTTGTCCTGGTCCAAATAATAGTCGACAAGTTCCTTCTTCAGATACGTATTTACTGGGAAAGATGAACTCTTGTGGGATTATGACACCTGATATCGCTGCACAAATGGCTTCGGCACCTCTGAGAGGTGTTCCTGAATCGGTGCGTATTAAGAAACTGGAACAAGATACTCTGAATGAGTTTGCTCCTTATAATGATCCTACACGGCGTTTTGTTCAATATGTCGGCCCACAAATACAGATTCAGTGTCCGCCTCTATCAACCGAGATTACGAATGCGTTTTTACCTAAACCTTCTGTGCGATGTCAAACTCTTGCTCTTTTAGCAACAGGATCCCCGCCTAATAGTATCGTTCGATAACTATAAAATTTGATTGACGGGGTCGCCAAGTTTGTTGGCATTATTGAAAATGGTTTTAACTCTTCATGAAACTATGATCCTTGGATCCTATCTTTCAATCTTAGGTGGAGTTATTTTGGTAAACTTTTACATCTTATGTAGACGTTCTAACAAGAAAGTTTCTGAAGACTTGGATGAAACCGTTCGTAGTCATGTCTATAACCTTCGTAATATTCCACGTGTAGATTACTCTACGATGGAGGATGAGGAAGAAGAAGAGGCTCAAGAAGAGAAAGAAGAGAAAGAAGAGGCCCAAGAAGAAATCGAATCAGATAACTCTTCAGCAAGTGATTATGATGATATGCCACCTCTGATTCCACTTAGCACCACACCGATAAAGAGTGACGTTCCTCGACCAGATCCAAACTCTGAGATTCGACGTATCATAAATACATTGGTAGAACGTGATGTATGGACCGACAGAAATGCTCTTCTTTCAAATGTAGTTCAACCTGTTACAGATGTAGGAGGAGTTGTAGAAGAACTTGAAGCAGCTGTGATGGCTATAGAAGAGCCTGTTGCTCCTGTAATGGCTATAGAAGAACCTGTTATTGCTACAGAAAGAGTATCAAATCCCATAATATCAATCGATGATAAGATTGATGTTATGTTGAATACGATTGTAAATAAAGTCGAAACGATTGCATCGAATATTATAGAATCACAAGAACAAAGACAAGAACAAAGACAAGAACAAAAACAAGAACAAATACAAAGACAACGTGTTCCACCCCCACCTCCCATTCGTAGCGCACCTCCACCTCCATCACAAGGTGTTTACGTCTGAGGCTTTACAATACCTGCCAACTCTTCCTCTAAAAACTTCATATATCCATCAGGTGTGCGATCACCCTTGAACTCAACAACCTTTCCATCCGAAGTCTCTAAAATAAATGTGGGGTAACCCTTAATTGTTTTACCCTTCGCCTTCTCAGGCTCCTTCTCAGGTTGAACTTTGCTCACCTTGACAGTGCGCCCTGCTGCCGTTACAAATCCATTTTTTGCCCATTCTTCGAAAGGGGGTTTCACAGTTTGACAATGGGGGCACCAATCAGCATAATACATTGTAAATGTATCAGCACCGCTTCCACTTGCGAATCCCTCCTTAGAACTTTCAATGAACCGGAGTAGAAATAAAAGTCCGATAACAACAGCGATCAAATACAAAATGCGTGATTTCATCTCTATTGTAATAGCATGAGTAAAAATAAGTCTATTAGTTCTTGCGATTAGACTTTCGATTAGACTTGCGATTAGACTTTCGAGTTGATTTGCGATTAGAACGTCGATTCTTGCGTGTCCTAACTAATGTAGCACTCTTAACCGGAGCCCAATGCTTGATTGGTTTATTGCTTGATTTAGTGGATGTGTTGGAACTATAGCCTGTGTTCTGGTATACAGGAGCCTCAGAAGCAGGCATTGATTTAAGTGTGTTCCAAAACTTGGACTCCATTGCAGCTTGTGTGGCCTTTGCCTTATTCAGACCCTTGCCTAAACGATTCTTGGCAGTTCCAGCCAAATACGCACTTACGTTGTAGGGATCGCTCATTCTATTTATATTATATTATTTTCTTGTAACACCAAAAGTAGCACCAAATCCACCAGCAATGATTGTAATGATTGAAATAAAACAACAAATACGAATACAGAGTGCGTATTTCTTGTAACAAGGTGTTCGTAGTTCCATTACAGATATCTCTAAGGCTGAAATACGCTCTTCAAGTTCAAGTGTTTTATCCATGAACTTAGATGTATAAGAGATCACACTCAACTTTTATACTCCACCTCGAAGCCTTAAAACAAGATGGAGTGTTGACTCCTTCTGGATATTGTAATCACTGAGTGTTCGTCCATCCTCAAGTTGCTTTCCTGCGAAGATAAGACGCTGTTGGTCGGGAGGTATACCCTCCTTGTCCTGAATCTTCTGCTTAACATTATCAATACTATCAGATGGCTCAACATCAAGAGTGATTGTCTTACCCGTAAGCGTCTTAATAAAGATTTGCATTCTATAGTTAGGTCTAGTATTTTTACTTTAGCCCTAGTTTATCTAAGACTTCACTGTAAGTTGAGAACAGAGTAAATAGGTTTGATTTTCATCATACCATTGAATCTTGCTAATGACCTTACCTGAGAGACCCGTTGGCCACTGACTGGTCGAAGTTAGATTCTGACTTTTGATGGGACATGTCACTTGTGTGCAGAGATCCTGGATTGTTGGAGAAAATGGGATACCATTAAAGGTTATACTATATTTAGAAGTGCCTCCAGATACAATAGTGCCTTGAGGAACTGTGAAATCAATCCAGAGTGTGACATCCTTTCCTGGAACAGGTGGTTGAGGTTCAAATCCTTGTGATTCAATCTTAAAGACAGTTGAACCCGCAGCACAGTCGACGACTTGACTTGAGACATTTAAAGCAAATAGTAAAGCTAAGAAAATAGATTTCATTCTATTTTGTATTATCTTATTCTCTTTAGCCTAAAAACTGAATGAAGATCTCTATGAGTATGGCGACGGTTCCTATTTTCAGAAATGGCAAATGGTATGAATATCCTCTACCAGATCCTATTGATCCGATGTGGTCTACATCCCATCGCTTTCAAGCAGCGGCCTTTTATGTAAATGCGCTTTCTCGTGACTTTACAGCCAAAGAAAGTGCATCGATTACAATCGCTTATATGAATAAAGAGATCTATAGAGGACTTCAATATAATGCTTCATTAGAACAAATGATTAAGAAGATTAAGAGTCCCTTGGAAACAACATAAGTCCCCAGAGAACAAGGAAGAATATAAAACTGTGTAGAAAAAATCCATTGGCTGTGGGAGCTCCAGTGTCGGAAGCAATCATTAAGAATCCTCCAAATACACGTTGCGTGAGTTTGAAGGTTTCAGGATTTGCGATAACAAAAAAGACTAGTGTGCTATAAAAAGCATATTTTGCTTTAAGGGCTATGTTGGTATTTAGCGTAGTTGCTCCACTTTGATATTCTTTACTTCTCTCCCTTTTCTCTTGAGTATCATCGGTATTCGACATTGGGTTAACTCTCCCTCTATTCTGTTAAAGTATTCTTTCATTGTGAAAAGAAATAGATAGAAGCAGATAGGAAATGTTAATGTATACTTAGGATCTTTGCCCATAATTACTTCAAGATCACCTGGAGTTCCAATCATTGATTTTCCATCCTTACGATAATAATACACTCTCTCAACATGTCCTCCATTCTCTCCAAGACGTACATTCATATATGTTGCTGTCTCTTTCTGAAATTCTTTAATAGAAATACTTTTTTTACTTAATACATCCTTTACCTTTTTTGTTATAAGATCTAAGATTTCCTTTTCGGAATCTAAACTATCTTGTTCTTTTTCAGATGTTTCTTTTGAATCATAATAGTTCTCCATTGAGTTTAATAGTTTAATCAAAACATCGAGTAGTTTTCTTTCAGGAAATGTTGTTTTATCTTTTGTAATCAAATCTTCTTCAAATAATCCTATAATATTGCGAATCTGACCACTAAACACTCCATATAACATATTCTGTATATATTCACTAATCCTATTCTTATCAACATTCATTTGTCGTTCATCATAGGTAGGAAAATGAACGGACATTGTGTGCGCAGCAAAAAATAACATATAACAATGACGACTGGTTGCTTCCGCTTTTGCCTTTACTGGATCTTGTTTTCCTGATAATTGTGTAATCTCATCGTTTTTAGTCTGTATTAACGTTTTAATCGCTTGAACGACTGGAGCGAATGGGCCAGTATCAAAAGGTGAAGGAATGATTGGACTAGAAATCCATAGAGCAAGATCTGATGCAGTCTTTGCCATTACAGCTGCATGTTTACGGTCTGCTTCTGCTATGGCTGCAACCTTTTCAACACGAACCTTTTCGAGTTCTTCTACTTGTTTAAGATCCTTTTCATAGATTTCGTCTTCTAGTTTTCTTAACTTGTCAAGAGTCTCCTTATTCTTTCTTAACTCTTCAGTTAACTCATTCCTCAAGTTTGCAATCTCATTATCTTTACCATAACAGTTATTTCCAATATCTCTTAACTTTACCTTGAGTTCTTGGTTTTCTGTTTTGAGTTGTTCTATTTCATCTTTTAGAGCAGTATTTTCTGCTAAAAGAGCATTATACTTAGCAACGATTTCATCCTTTTCCTTTACAAGTGCATCATATTGAATCTGTAAATCAGCCTTTTCTTGCTTGATTTTTTCAAGTTCTTTTTGTAATGTAGTATATTCTTCCCTTAATCGCAACCTTCCTTCTTCTCCCTCTTCTTTTACAGTTTTGATTGCTTCAAGTTCTTCTTGTGTATCTGCCAGAAGTTCTTCTTTTTTTTCAAGTTCTTCATTGGTTGCTCTAAGTTCTCTATCTGTAAATAATATAATTTCTTCTTTTTCGCTCAACTTTGTTTCAAGAGATCCCTTTTCTTTCTTAAGATTATATATTTCTTGATTTTTATCAGTTTGTTCTAATAGTAATAGTTCGTTTTGTTGTTCTAGTTCACCGTTTTTTGTTTTTAGTTCACTAACCTTTTGATTTAGTGCACTCAGTTGACCTTCTAGTTTTTTTATTTCTTCTTCAAGAGCTCTACAAGAAGTGCCACCTATATTTCTTAGTTTATCATTTAGTGTCTTAATCTCTTGTATTTTCATATTAAGATCAGTCTCGAGTAATGTTATTTTAGTGTTTAGTTCTACATTCTCTAATGTTAGTTTTTTGATGATATCTTGAAGTCCAGCACATTTTTTTAGTTCTTCTATTAATTTATCTTTTTCTTCTGTCAGATCCTTAATTTTTTTCTCAAGTTCACTTGATTTAACTTTCAAATCATCGAGTTCCTTTTGTTTAGCCGCAAGATCCGCAGTAGATTTAGCTGTCAAATCATCCAGTTCCTTTTCTTTATCTTTAATCTTTTGTTCATATTCACCTTTTAAAGTATTCTTAGCATTATCACATTCTTTCGTTAATCTTGATACTACAGTGTTTAGTTCTGCCTCTAACTGTCTATTTCTTTTCCACGCATCTTCTAGTTGTTTCTTAACATCATCGCGTTCTTCAATAACTTTCTTAAGTTCATCTCCAGGCGCTCTTAAAGTATTAATAACTCCTTCAAGACGTGTTATTTCATCATGAAGTTTTTTAATCTCAGCCTCAAGACTGGGAATCCTCAAAAGAAGATCTTGATAGTTTTTAGTAGAGTTATCTAATAAAGCTTTCAATTTATCGATTTCGATTTGAGCAGACTCCTGTGCTTTCTTAGCGGTATCCGAGTTTGTGGAACATTTTGCAGCCGCAGCCTGACTTGCTTTTAACTCAGCTTCAATCTTTGTAATCTGCTCTCTTAAACTCTGGTTCAACTGTTCTTTTTCTTGAAGTTGACCCTGACTTGCAGTATGTTGTTGTTGTGCGGTTCCTTCTTTTTCCTTCAATGTCTTCAGTTCATTTTCTAAGACTTTGATTTTCTCAAGTAGTTTATCAAAAATCGAATAAAGATCATTCCAGTTTGCACCCACAAACATCGGGTCGTTTCCAACAGTCTCCTTGATTTTCTTGATGACTTCATCCATCTTTTTTTGGATACCTTCATCAATCAGTTTCTGAATAGCATTTAAATCGAGTTCAGACACCTCTAAGAGTTTGGCTAAACGTGCAGCAATGGGTAGATTTTCCGCACGATAGTCACCAAGAAACTCATCAAAGTTCTCCAACTTTCCATCTTTTAATCGTTGAACAAACTGTTTAGGGTTCGGGTCAGCACCCTGATACTTTTCTAAAGGATTTTCACCTTGTAGAATCAAGAAAACAAACTGCCGTATAAGTGCTTGAATCATGGCATCATCCAACGGTTCAATACGAGAGAGTTTCGACTCAGCACCTGCATCAGAACATTCAGTAGCCTTTTCAAAGAACTCAAGATACGCTTTTAAACGAAAAGCATGTTCAGCGGCAACACGAAATGCCTTTGAATCTTTTGAGTTCTCCAATAAGATTTTACGTAGTAGACTAAATCGATAAGTTAAACTCTTTATAATCAGTTCTTTTTCCTTTGTTTCACATGGAGGTAAAGGTTCAATCGAAGTCTTAAATACTTTCTGAAAGGTTTGTTTTAGTGTTGTCTTGTCTCCATCGGTAAAATCAGGGTGCACATAATACGATGTAAATGGAACTAAGATTGGATCCCCAGGAGAAAGTCCTGTTTCTTTATCCTCTAAAGAGACAAGTTCTCCCAGGATATTTACAATCTGATTTGTAGCCATTGTCCTCTTCTTATACGGGCTGTTTTTAGCCTAAAACTTAACGTAGAAGATACTATAGTATAGTATGGATACCAGCCAAAAAATCTTTAATCCATGGAATCCGGTCAATAAAGTGATACAAGAATCGGATGTAACTAAAATCTTAAAGAAATATGGTTGGCAAGGTAAGGTTTCCAAAGTCGCTCTGTTCCAACAGGCATGTGTTCACAAATCGTATGTCGACCGTTCGGAACAATGGTCGCAAACAGGTGAAAAATGGAGTGTGGCTGACCGACCCCCTAACTGTCTTCCTCTCAGAGAAGCAGACAATGAGGAACTTGAGTTTATTGGTGATGGATTTGTTGGAAATAACATGGGTCTTTATTTGGCCCGCCGTTATAAGGGTGAAGGAGAAGGATTTTTCACTCGGATTAGGACTCGTATTGTAAATAATAATATGCTCGGGAAACTGGCTCTTAAAATAGGCCTTGCTCCTTTTTTAGTCATTAGTCGACATGTTGAAAATGTATGTAAAGGTCGGGAAAATCTTGGTATCTTGGGCTCTATGTTTGAGGCCTGGCTCGGGGCATTGTTTGAGCACGACGATGATATGAAAGGCCATGGTGATATGTCAGTTCGCAACTTTCTTATAAATGTCGTTGAAAAGCATATTGATTTCGTGGATCTGATCACGGATGATACGAACTACAAGGATCAACTTCTCCGTTGGTTCCAGGCTCAATATCATCAACCACCACGATATAAGGAAGTAGAGGTGGTTGGGCCTCCACATGATCGGATCTTTACGATGGGGGTGTTATCACCTTCGGGTGAAATCATCGCAAAGGCCACCGCACGAAATAAACAAGTGGCTGAACAAGAAGCAAGTAAGATTGCACTAAAAAACCTCGAGTTAGTAACGGAATAACTCTACGCTTTATAACCGAACATATGACAGAGAGATGGAAGCTCCAAAGGGTAAAAAGTTACTCGGTATTAAAATCCGTAAGGCTACCCCTGCGGAATCCGAACTACCCACCCCTGAAGAGGAGGCACTAACCATCATTCCAAGTTCATTGCCTGCCTCAGAAGTTCAACCCGAAACCTCCCAAGCCATACGCACTTTTTTCAAGAAAACAGCCGTTCCTATTTCAATCAAACCAGTCGTTAGTCAAAAGGCTCCTTCCGGTTCCAAACCTATAAACATAACCATAAAACCTATCCTTACACCTCTTGAACCAGTATCGGCTGAACCCGTAACAAAAGAAGATGATTATGGTGAGTTTCAGATTCTGGCCGATGAGATTCTCTCCGAGGAAACTAAATCTCCCTACACGGTTCCTAAGCCTGAGACTGGATATGTTCCTCAAACACACCGTTCCTTTTCCACATTCATCAAGGAAACCTATCGACAGTTTGCCCTTCCTCCTCTTCCAACAGAACCTGATTATGATGCCTGTTTAAAACTCTCAGCAGGTGCTTCCAAAGCCGAGAACTATCAATATCAACAGTTTGTCCGAGAATACATGTCCTGGACCACTCCTTATCGTGGAGTCTTAGTCTATCACGGTCTCGGATCAGGTAAAACATGCACAGCCATTGCCGCCGCTGAAGCACTCTATAGCACAGCAAACCGTCGTATCATCGTAATGACACCCTTTTCACTCCGAAAGAACTTTATTCGTGAGATCACCTTTTGTGGATTCCGTCATTTCCGTCTCCAAAATCACTGGATTTCCTTTCCAAATGATCCTCAAGCGCATCCAATGATCCGTTTATTTGCGTCCAAAGTTCTCAGTATTCCAACCAACTATTTATCGAAAGCGAAACGAATCTGGATTCCAGATTTTAATCAGGAGCCCAACTACACTACACTCAGTTCAGCGGAACAAACTGAAATCCGTGAACAGATTCAACAGATTCTTATTTATGATCCCCAGAAGAAACTCAATGGACGTATTTGGTTCATTAACTACAATGGTATTACAGCATCACGTTTGAAGGAACTCGCATGTAATAATTCAAATCCATTCGATAATGCGGTAATCGTCATTGATGAAATCCACAATCTGATTCGATTAATGCAAGGAACCATTGAACCTTATTTAGTTAACTTAAAAGGTCTAAAACGCAAGATCCCTCAAGAACCGATTACACCTGAACCTTGGAAACCATTCCTTTGCGGAAAGACAATGAACTATAAACGCGGATACATTCTCTATCGTCTGCTGATTGGCGCACGGAACTCCAAAATCATTGGACTTTCTGGAACGCCTCTGATTAACTTTCCAGAGGAACTCGGTATACTCGCCAATGTGCTTCATGGATATATTCATATTGCGGAAGGACGTGTTGTGCGTGGAAAATCGGTAGATGAAGAGATGAAGATTAAAGAAGAGATTGAACGTATCGCACATGATCACCCCTATATTGATTTTTATAGAGTTACGGTGGACGATTCTGGAATCCGATTTCTTGTAACGACACTTCCTGAAGGTATTCGTAAGATTCCTGATTCCGTCGGTGTTGAACGCATTCCTTTGGACGAGACTTCAATGTCATTTCAGTCTGCGATTGAGAGTTTTAAGTCTGAGCTTGACACACATAAAATCCAACTCGTTGCAGCCATTAGAAGCCGATCTGAGCCATTGTTACCCCCAGTAAATGCCAGTTTTCAGGAAAGGTTTTTCAATACAGAAGCTACTACATTAATGGATACAGGTCTTATTAAAAATAGATTAGTTTTATTGAAACGACTATCGGGTCTCGTATCGTATTATAAGGGTTCACGAAAGGATCTCATGCCTGCGGTTACTAAAGATGAGATTGTCCGTGTTCCAATGTCACCATATCAACAGGACCGTTATAGTCGTGTTCGCTTAGAAGAGATTGATATTGAGGAGAAAATGAAAGACAAGAAACAAGAAGGACTTGGGGCTGGAAAACTCGGAACTCTTTGGGCCGAAATCTATGAAATCCGAAAACTCAAACAGTCTTCAAACTATCGTATGGGGTCTCGTCAAGCCTGTAACTTTGTTTTTCCTCCGAATGTATCGAGGCCACGACCTCGCACACAAGCGGAAGCCGAACAAGAAGTGGGTATTGATGTTGAAGAGATTGTAGATGAACTTCCTCAGGATACAGCCATTCCTGATGAACCGGATAATATGAGTGAACTCTTGGAGGAAGAGGAAGCCGAAAAGGGTGCAGCCGATAAAGAAGATGAAGCCGCTGTCAACGCAGAAACAGAACAGTTTCTCATTGAGCTCGAAGCGCAACTTAGAAGTTCAGGGATGTCGGATGCGGAGGTGCGTGAAACACTCACACGAACACGAGCACAGATTCAAGCAGAAAAGGCAGCACTTCTATTACCTTCAGCACAAGAAGACACTGAAGCGGCTCTCACTCAGGAACTCACACTTGAAGAAAAACGATGTCGTAAACCGATGGGTCCAAGTGACTCATATCGAGATGCGATTGCGATGTCGAAACAATGTCTTGTAAAATATGCTCAGAGAAAACTGGAGGCCGATGCTCCAGAAGGTCTCTCGGATCTCAGTCCAAAGTTCAAAGCCATGATCGAAAAAATCAAGGGGGCCAAAGGCAGCAGTCTCGTCTACAGCCAGTTCTTAGAAATGGAAGGTATCGGTATATTCACGATTGTCATGCGTGCCAATGGATTTGAACCGATTGTCATTGAAATGGCAGCAGGAGGTGCCCAGTTCTCTGCGGAAACCATTCAAAGTCTACGAAAGGGTCCACAGGCGAATCAGCCCCGATTCATCACATTCACAGGTGGCGAATCAGAAGAGGTTCGTCGATATGCAGTAGATGTGTTTAATGCCAAGTTCTCGGAGTTACCCAAGGCGATGGCAGATGTTCTACGTGAATCGGGCTACCTAAATAATCAGAAAGGAGATCTCTGTCGTGTCTTTTGTATTACAAGTGCAGGTGCAGAAGGTCTCTCCTTAAAAAATGTGAGGGCCGTTCATTTAATGGAGCCATATTGGAATGACGTTCGTATGTCACAAGTGAAAGGTCGAGCAGTCAGAATCTGCTCACATATGGATATTCAGCCACCGTCCGAGCGCACAGTAGAGATTTTCACCTATATTTCCGTGTTTAGTCAAGAGGCCCAGATTGCCAGGACAGGTCCCAAGAAAATCGCAGAAGCCATTTCTATGAAAGATTCCATTTCAACACAACAGGCGCTGGCAATGAAAGTTCCAGTGCCTCAAGGTGCTCAGGGATATACCTATACAAGTGATGAGCATCTATGGTTCATTGCGGAAGGGAAAAAGGCTATGATTGATAGTCTAAGCCGTATTATGAAATCAGCCGCTGTTGATTGTCAGTTGAACTTTAATGAAAACAATGACGGCACATTCACCTGTGCTCTTTTTGGAAAAGTCGGTGACTTCATGTATCATCCGGACATTGACATCGATATTGCTGAAACGAATGATCTCTATGGCAATGATCGAACAACTCTTCCTTTAGTCAGTCAAACCGCTCCAGCAAAGAGCACACGGAAGATTCTTAAAATCAAGATGGGTGACAAGGCCTATGTCCTTGCTTCAGTCACAGATCCAGTCAGCCAAAAAGTGATTCGATATGATATTTTCCTTCCCACAGACACGCTTTATCAAAACCCTGTCGGTGAAGTTCAAGTGGATGAAGTGACGGGTGGGCCCAAGAAAGGCACCGCTCGATTTAAGCAATAAGAGTGGTTTCTTGACGACCCACTGCGGTGCCTTGTTCGGCTAAAGGTGGATCTGCCCAAAAACTACGACTTTTTGCGTTCATTGCTTGTATATTAAGTTCCCAGTCCAAACATTCTCGGAATGGAATAAGAGTGGGAAGAATCTTTGCTAGGTATGCAACTTGAAACAGCATTGAATCCGTGCAGCGATAGACAAAATCATGATTGGGTGGATAGACTTTGGTTGGAGAAAACATGGACGGTGGCACATTTTTGGGTCGAGTTCGTGCGCCTTCACCAAGACTGACATAATCCCATTCTTTTGTTTTTAAATCTTCTAAGAGATCATTGAGTCGAGGAAGGAAATCCGATCGTAGCCAGGTATCGGATTCAAAAATCATCACTTTTCGAAATCCTTGTGAGACAGCATTTTTTGCAGCGGTAATAAAGTTCAAGACAAGACTGATTTCACCTTTACTTAGACATCTAGACTTGAATGTAAAGACAGGCATTCCTTGACGACAATATGGATCATAGGTTCCAAAGATAAGTTCATTGGATAGTTCATCACCCCATGTCGGGGCACAAAAAAATATTTTTTCAGGAGGGACTCCTCTTGATGTAAAATGGGGTATCAGGCGCTCATAACGATCTTTTTCTTTATCTTTATGAGCTAAAATAAAAACAGCATCAATGTCACTTGGCCAGGATGTCATTCTCTGACTTCATTCGTGACCTTTTAGACCTCTAAAAATCCGCTTAGGGTGATATGTATTTGAAAGGGTGTGAATCACTTAAGACATTGGTGATTCCCCATTTATTTGCTAAATAGCCTTCAATCTTCAAACGTTTTGCATCAGTATCAATATGAGGATTATAGAGAAGAACTTCATTAATATCTCCTTGATAGTACCACTGTGAATAGCGACCAATGGTGCCTCCATTCCAGGAGACTAATGAACTGCGATTGCTATCTCTAGCTACCAAAGAACCATTAATATAGATATGTTTTCCTGCAGGTGAGAAGTGAAAGCACCAAATGCGTGCGGCATCACCTACTCTGTATGGTTGAATATATCCGTCAATGTCATTTGCCCAGAAAGCCATTGTCACTACTGCATTATCACGATATCCGAGAACAAGATTCACATTTTGACCATAATCAAGGCCGCCTATGAAATAGTTAGTGTTCTTACTACTCGAACGTTGTTCAACCATAAACAATGTAAAATAGCCTTTAACAAGTGTGTAGGGATTGGGTAAAGGGAGAAAACTATTTGAGCCATTAAATCGAAGATAGGCCTTTTCTCCATTCACACCATAGATAGGCCTGTTTCCTACATTATTTTGACGAATATGATTACCTCTGCCACTTTTATCCATCCAGTCACGCACACCATTCTTTGTATCGATTGTCAATGTTTGACCATCATTTGCATCAAACCAGGCAACCAGGTTTGATTGAGGTTCCTGTCCATTTAAGTAACGACAGTTCCATGAAAAAGATCCTCCAGTTTTCAAGGTACATTCACCGTTTGCATGCCAGTTTCCGTTGAGTGTATCGCACTCGGCCTTAGTATATATGCGAATCTGCCTATCAGAACTGGGTTTGCCAGCACCGAGGCATGGGGCGCTTTTATCCATTTCAGCCCCATCTAAGTTGTTAGGAGCAAAGGCCGCAGTTCCAACCTTGATACCATAGAAGTGATAGAGAGCATTACGTTGAACAAAAGGATCCGTATCATTTGTTGCTTCTTTCATTTTATTTACAGCATTTTTGAAAGCAGCCCAAGTTCGAATATTGGTTCCGAGGGCTGTATCAAATCTTTTGGTAGTTGGATAGGCTTTACCTGCAGGCTTACCGTTTTGTTGTTGCCAATAAGATTGAATACAGGATAGTTGAATACTTTCAATCGCAGTATCATCGGTAATATCTGAACAGAAATCATAACTATCAAACTTTCCTGCATCATAACACAAATCTTGTGAAGCAATACGAACATATGGGTCAGTGCTCGATGATGTAGCCTTATGAAGTTGTGAAATGTTATCGACGGCCATTTGCCATTTTCCCATGTTTTTTCTAAAAAGTTGATCGGTAAGTCCATTTCCTCCTTGACGTGATTGATAGTTGGCAAAGGAAGGTTGTAAGTTTAGGAAACTATCCCAACGACTTTCTACAGGGTTAATCAATTGAAGTGATTGATAGAGTGTTCCTTTATCACTACATCCATTGGTTTTAATAGCCTGTAAAAAACAATCACGTGATAAGGCTGTTGAAGTATTTGCAGTCGCACATGCCATGAGCGCATTCATTGCGGCGGCTTGTCCGCTTTCAACTCCATTGAAGTTTCCACCCGCAGAAGCAGGGATTTTTTCTGGATCTGTAATAATACTACCTGTGCCACAGTTGAGTGTTTGATCAGTTGGAAACAAGGGTGAACCGTCAGATTTTATTGGAATAATCCGCTTGGAAGTCGCACAATAGGCAAATCGTCCCACAAAATATCCACCCGCAATACTGTTTAAAATCGCCAATGAGGTTCCTGGACCGAGAGCATTTGCGATATCACGAAGCATTCGTTTACGAGCCTCTTCAAGATTCCAAAACCAAATGATACCATCACCCAGTTTGTCTTCAACAGCATTATTATTTAAAGGACCTCTGCGAGTTCCTAATGCTCCTTGAGCGACTTCTGCCACTAAACCGGAACCGGAAGGTTTATATCTCCAACCACATCGAACAGGATTACCTGGATTATCAGCAATATCACGTATTAGCTGTTCAAGACCAGAAAATCCGATATAGTTACGACATTGTTTTTCAGCATCGGTTGTATCAGGTTCACCTTTTAGAATCTTAGCTAGACCCGTGGCTGTGAACTTCTGTGTTGTTTTAGCCGTATAAGGATCATATCGTGAAAGGTTAGATAGAACACCGCCAATAATTTCCGGGCCTACATTATTCTTCATCACATCCGGAAGCAGTCGATTTGGCTCATATTCTTGATACTTAGCCTGTTGATCAATATAAAACTGACTCTGTATACTATCGAGGCTGGTAAATGCTTCTTTTAATGAAGACATGCTCTACTCTACTTTATAAGTAAATATCTAAAAAGAAATTCTTCATCGCTTTAAAGCATTCTTACGAGGTAGTTACCATCAGCCCTACTATAGTTATTCCAGTTAGCTGAGTTATACTGACCGATTGATCCAACGTAGTATCTTGCTTGACCTTGTCTATTTACCATTTTAGTATATCTATCATGTTCAATCATGTAGACCGTGTTACCTACATTATCGATATCCACGTTTTGAACAGGTATATCGCCACCAATCCAACTTCCATACATAACAGCTTTTCTGTTAATCTGATAAACAGTATTGACATAACCAGCTCCTCCAGCACCGCAATCGACTCGAGAAGGCCCATATCTCTTGTAGTTATTACCATTTTGATAGAGTGCACACCAAGAACCTGCTTGAAGGGCAAACTGATCTACACCAGCTTCCATAGCTTTTTGGTAACAAGATTGGGGTGTATGACCCCATTGTTGAAGACCTGAGAGAGCACGATTTGGAGTATCGTTCCAACAACCTTTTCTTGTAAATGTGGGTTTTGCTGCGGCTGCGGCTGCTTCCGCTTTTGCTTTTTCAGCTGCGGCTTTGTTCAAAGCATCTTGATGAGCTGCTTCTTCTGCTTTAACTTCACTTTCCTTGTAATACACTCTGTTATTTAAATCAATAGACCAGCCTGTTTGAGATGTTTTCCAATAGAGTGTACATTGGGCTCCTCCTCCCCATTCATAGAATCGCAGTTCAAATGGATAGATACCAGGAGCTTCAACATAGACTTCCTGACTAAAGTTTACAGTAGGTCCATGGATGTTCCAGTTTGAAATGACATTTTGGTTATTAAAGAATAGAAGAATACCATCATCAGAGATTGTGGCAAACTGAAGTGTTTCATCGCCATTACTAACGAAATAACCTTTTGCACTTACGAAACATTGGTCTGTTTGTGGAAGATTATAATCCTGAAAGTGAATCTGTGTGTAAGCATTAGCCGTTCCAATACGAGGACCCCAACCAGCACTACCTATATTCATACCAGGATTAGGTGAATCACATCGATAGAATCGCACAAACATACCAGGTTTGTGACCACCTGGAATGACAAACTCTGGAGGTCGCTTGAGATCTGAGAGACATACATTTCTATCGACACCTGAGTTAATGAAGTTAAGTTCTTGTTTTAGTTCACCTGAAGGCAAGTTCTGTTCTCCTTGGATTTGCATATTTTCATCGAGAATCTGAATACGCATGCCTCGAGCACGATGATTACAACAATCTGTGCGGTTATAATAAATAATCTTTGTGATATCAAGTGAAGAACCAAGATCTACCATCCAGAAAACACTAGTATTGGTAGATCCAAGACCAACAGGCAATGTGTGCTGAGAATGATAGATTTGATCATAGGGTCTTGCCCTCATGACACCGTCGTTCGCACGTTCCTTGGGGGCTGTTCCATACCAGTTCGCACTGGCTGTTGTGGGTTTTCCTTTGGCAACATTCACACCTGTTTTATCAATGACCACCAACTGAGCAATCTGAATGACGTTATCTCCAAATCCTGCAAGAGAAGGTAGAACACGAACATAACGACCCAATACACCACATGGAATCGAAGTGACAGTAGGTTTGCTTTGACTGGGAATCGGCAAGGATCTCAATGAGCGACCAAAGCAACGTGTAATAGCCGCCTTTCGTTCAGGGTCAGTATTTGCATTACGTGTCATGTCAATCGCAATCTCAAGTTGGTCATTTAGATAGGCCTTAATAGCAGCAACACTTGTTTTACCATTGTATCCATTGTCAGCATATTGTGAAAGTGTATGAAGAGATGTTGTGTTTGTATCAGGATTGAGTGTTCCTTCAGGTAAGCAATAGATGTTTTTCTCAACCTTTTGATTATTTGCATATGTGATAGCAGCAGTATAGGTAGGTCCAATACGCTTAACAGGTCCAGGCTCATTTGCTCCCATGTTTCTATACAAGAATGAAACACATTTTTGACCTAATGTATTTCCTGTAAACTGGAGTGTTGGATGTGCCATAAACGGGTCACAAGGTGTATCAATGGTGCGTCCAGAACACATCTTTGTTTTCTCAGGGTCAATCATATCATTTTCATATATATTTGTCAACCTTGTGTAAATCTGAGTTAGATTCTGATTTGTTCCATTATTAGTATTGAGTTGTTTAGGATTATCATACAATGTTCCTTTATTTGTGCATCCAACATCTAAAATACGACCCCGTAAGCAATCGTCATTGTATTTACCAGGACCAGAACCTTTGGCATAACATGGTTGATCTGTGGCAAAGTTACTCACTGAAGCAGTATTTGTCTGATAAGGAGCTGTAGGACAATCCATGGCTGAAAACTCATCCGCAGTCACAAATGTAAAGGGAATCGTGCCACGAAGATTCATTCTTGTTTGACCTGCACTGGGACGCATCTTTGCAACATCCAGATTAATATCAATATAGTTGAAGAAACCACCTGCCTTTCTTGGTGTGCTACCTGTGATTTCATCAAGCACCATGACTAAGTTAAGAGGCATTTGGAAACTACCTCCATTGGCCGTGATGGATTCAATATATCCAAAAACAGTTGCTATCGAGTTGGGAGGCGCATTTGATGCTAAATATACACTGACATTGAATATATCAGACTCTTTTCCTCCAATAAGTTCTACTTTAACGGATTTGTTGGGATCCAATGTAATAGTTTGTAACTTTTCCTTTTTCAATAAGACATCCGCTTGTCCAAAACCCTGTAAAACTAGACTGATTGAAGTGATTTCCGCACCATTTTGCACATAAGAATAACTATCATTTTGAAAACAGAGACCACATTCGTGTTGAGGATTGATATTTCGTTCAGCAATACATCTGAGTCGCTTAGCGAAACGATCGAGATCCTTGCCATTTGTAGCAAAGACAGGCTTATCAGGTGCACCTTCACATGTGGCAAGAGAAGGAGAAGCACGAGGATAAGGAAGACCCTTCTTTTGCATATCAGCATTGGCTTCGTCGCGGGTATTAGGATCTAAGATTAATCCACGACGACCTCTGAAAACTTTTCCCTCTTCATCAAATCCACCGGATAAACAAACACCACAGATTTCATCAAACACGAAGTTACCATCGGCTGATTTTGCACCTTCACGTCTCACAGTTCCATCCGTATTATAGATCGTAAAAGGTGTTCCATTGGCACCCTCTTTTTTACAAAAGTTAATCGCTCCAAAAATGGAATCATTTCCATCGGAACGGGGTTTGTATTTATTATCGAGTTTCTTCAAGTCAAGGGTATATCGGTTATCGCTGTTTGTATACTCGGCATCTATATTACCAAGTGCTTGACGAACGATTCGGCTTGTAGAGTCCACTTCAGATTTACTGGAACCGACCGGGATTAAGCCGTTAATGAGTGGATTCACAAGACTTGTTAACATATTGTATCGTGACTGACTCTCATTCACCGATGAGTCATACTTATCGGCTGGCTTAGCCGTTAAGACTTCAAAGCCTTCTTCTTGTTTTCGTAAACTAAGGCCCGCGAGGCTTGCGAGTGTAATACCTCCTAATGCCACGACACCTGAAATGGGGTCCATCCTAATGAACCCCCAGTTTTTTGAACGTTTTTTACATATTATCAGGACGGATTCGTGAGGTCGGGTCTAAATCTCGAGTTATCACACGGAAGACCAATGTAGTTTGATGACTTAGATTTATAAAACGTCCTGTTGTGAATGCTGTTGTAAAGAGTCCATTTAAGAATGTAGTATTTGCAGAGGATCCAAGTAGACCATATGTGTCAACCGATACACTTCCAGTTGTTGGATCTCTCATCCGTGAGCGGATTATGATATAGTTTCCATAACCAACCAGATTTGGTCCATCATTAAAATAGATACTGGCTCCCGATTTTGTTGAATGAGCAATACCTACAACTAAATGCCCTTCAGATCTCTGTAAATAAGTAATGAGATCAGTGGCTGCTGCAGCATTACCAGAGTATGATGCAGGTAACGCAATATTAGCGATTTGAATACGATCTCCCTGATTCACCATAAAACGACTAAACCAAGTATTGGTCTGGATCCAGATATATCCACCGCTTGTATCGGAATAACTGGTGCCTGTTACAACACCATTTGCTGCGAGGTTGGAGGATGCCTTTACACCACTGATATCGAGTGTATCCAATGTTTCACTGACGAGTGTTCCATCAGGTCTCTGGATACTAATCGTCATCTTTTGAAGTGTCGCAAGAGGTGTGGGTAAATAGACTTTCTGGCATTTCAAAAACTTTGGAATCATGGCCAAAAATCCACCCTTGGAAGTCGCATTATTGTCACTTACCCAGTTAGCATCATACTGGACCACACCGAATGCTTGTTGTAGATTATAGTCTGTTCCGTAGTTGTTATTATCCAGTTCAGGAATGCGAATGTTCAAATAAGGAAAACTGAGGATATTCACGTTGAGCGTAGTATTATAAGTTGTTGAACCACTGGCCACAAGTCTCTGTTGGATAATATCGACACCTTCAATCGGCATAATCGTCTTAACAAGTTCAATACGAACAATATTCTTAAACTTGATTGCTGCTGTTGGAGCAAATGTGAATCCAGGAACATTGTTTGCAGGGTCAAAGTTCACAGTAAAGTTATAGCGATTCTGAGTCTGATTTGTCACCCAGTTTCGATCCGCACTATAGACAAATAAGTTATACTCGTTTTCTTTATAAGCAATAATATCATCTTGACGGATGAGGTTATCTTGTGGTAGGACAGGTCGATTGCGTAGTGTATCCGGTAAAGCGAGGGTTGGGTTACCTGTGCCAGAAGAGTTACCGAGAAGTGACTCGAGTGAAGTTCCTTGTCCATCGGATGCACCGGTTGGATTTCCATCCAAGACATCCTTCATAAAGATACGACGCGGATCCGGAGATACGAAACGTGAAGCCATTTCCGTAGCAGATTCGCGTTGCGAAATCGTTCGGGCCTTTTCTCGTTCTGACATCACAACCATCTCGAACTGAGAAGACTGGACTTTCGCATCATTAAAGCTTTGTTCAGCACGCATCGAACGAGCGATTAGAGCCTCTCCTCTTGAAGTCTCTTCTTCTCTTGCCTTCTTGACTTGTTCATAAATGGTAATCGGTGCTGGACCTTCTTCGTCCAAAGGAATGCGGAAATCTGGTGGCGGAGGAGGAGTATTCTTTGCACCTGCACGCTCGTTTTGGAGTTGACTGAAACGACTACCGACATCCATCCGTGAAGGATCTTGTTGTTCTTTTTCTTGAGGAACACTCTGAGAACGATTGATATAGGACATAAAGTCAGGAACTACTGCCGACAAAACCTCTTTATTTTGAATCTGAATCGACTCATTGGGTAATGCGGCGGACACTTGTTCCATATAATGACGAACAGTCTTGACAAGTCGTTGCTTTTGTCGTTCATTCAGATCAGAACCGAGTCGTCGTTGGAAATCTTGATAGACAAGACGATCAAGCATGGCTTCATTTTGCGGTGATGAAAACGCAATGCGTGGCCTTCTATCTGACATTCTAATCATAGGTATAGTTCTTGTTAAGGCCTTTTTACCTAAGTTGAAAAGAGCCAGTTTCGGAGATCCAACATGGCTGAATCTTTAGGATGACGACGACAAAAGGCCCGGAAGTTATCTCCACCCAGCATACGAATAATGAAATAGAGTGAATACATGCCACATTCACTGCCTTGAAACTGAAATCGACGGGCATTGTAAGCGAGTTTCATAGTAGGGTCTTGTGTTGTAAGCCATTTCATGAAACGTGCCACTTGTGAAGGTGGCTCATATCCATATGAATCGAAATAATAACATTTGTGTTTCGGAATGTCAATAAAGTTTGCAACCCAGTGACTACCGTCTTTGTAGTGAGGATCCAGATTATAGATAATACCAATATACTGTTGTCCTTTTTTCATAGATTCTTGAACACGAAGTCCACACATCTCCCGGATCAAACATTTCTTTCCACCTGATTGATCTTTTTGATAAGGATCAGGCGCAGCAAAGTCAATCGGATACGGTCCCATAAAGTCGAACTTTGGATTCGCCTCTTCATATTGTTTCATAACGGCTTCAATATTATTCGTATCCAACCACATATCGGGATCTTCTTTCCAGCCTTCAGGTTGAACTGGACGGAGGTATTGTTTCAATAGGTAGTCCTTTTCAGAGTTTGAAAAGGGAAGTGCACGCACAAATGACGCTTCTTGATCGGCCTTCACATTCATCTTTGCCTCAAGATCCTTTCGTAGTTGCGAGAAGTTATCTTTATTTGTAACGCCCAGTTTACCTGCCGCTCGTTTTAATAGACTGACGGGTAAACACCCAAACGATGGACGTGTGTCACCGACACGAGGATGGCACTGATATGGACCCGGTGGAGGAGTTGTTTTGGATTTATAGGTTGTTCGTTTACTCCCTCCTTTGAGAATACGTCGTGTATGCTTCGCCACGGGCATCTCTCTTCTATGAACAGGAGAAACCGTGAGAATGGCATCGCAAAAAAGAAAACAGTTTAGCACAGTCCGGTATTGGCGATATGTATTTACACCTCTTTTATTGATTGGACTTCTATTAGGAGTCTATTTACTCTTTACAATGCCTGATAGTCATACCGATTCCTATGAAGTTCTATCCGAGCAAGTTGCTAAAACATTTGGTCCTTCTCTGGATCCCACGGCTTCTCCTTAATCTGATCTTCACACTCACTAGAAGAGATGAATATCAAAGAGTTCATACCTTATATTTTGGTAGGAGTTGTCCTCGCCTCCGTTGCAACAAGTATAGGATACATTGGTTATAACTCAGGTAATCCCGATACACGAAATGAAATACAAAAACATATCGCAATCTTAACCAGCGTAAATCTTCTTGTAAGCATTTTTCTAGGGTTCCTCTTATATTATTATGTCCTATCGTCACCTGCTAGCTTTCTGCCGCTGACGATCGTTATGTTGACATTTAATCTCTTTTTGGGTATTATGGCTGTCAGTGTAGCTGTTCTTCAACAGACTTAGACGGGCTGAACTAACTTTGAACACGAATATAGACAGCATATACGATGTTGAACACGAAAACGTCCAGTCCAGGATCCTGTTTGTGTATTCATTTGAAAGCTGATTCCTTGTAGTCTTATAGCTGCGCGAATCAGACTTCCTTTAGTTAGAATCGAAGGATCGATGAGTTTATCCCATAAACCCTCTTTCCATATATGAATAAAAGACTTTTTATCGGGTGTTTGAAGTGGACAATACAGTTGAAGTGTATCACCTTCTACAAATGGTTGAAAGAGTCCATGAATGATTTCTTTTGATCGATTGCTATCATTAAACCAAGTAGTTTGTTGTTGATACACTTTTAAAAGAATAATCTCTTGAAGTGCCTGTAGTTTTGAGGCTGTAGAGGGTGAATCTGATAGACTTAAGATAAGTTTACCTGTCAATGGATCATACTCTTTTATAACTAAAGGAGGCAATAAAAGATTTACATGTTGAAGAATAAAGGGTCCATCGACATATGAAAGGGGTGTAATCGGTTTTGAAGTTTTCTGAATCGGACGAGTTTGAACTTTAGAGACTTCGAGTTTTTGTATTGGAACTGTCCACTCCATCCACATTAGATTCGCTCCGTGTCTTCCATTTAGACCACTGCGGATTTTAAATGAGCATAATAGGATGATAGTGTATATCACTGGTGCTTCCGGATCAGGAAAAACAACACTTTTAAAGAGTTTATCAGTTAAAGGTTATGATTTAGATGATATTTACGAAAATAACTGGAAAAAACATAAAACGATTGATACAGTTCAAAAGGGTGTACTAAAAGATATTAATGCACTAGTATCTAAGAATAAAAATATTGTATTTGTTGGACTTCAAGGAAAGGATAATCTACCATTTACACCTGATGTAGTCTATATACTTATAAGAAAAGACTATGAACAATATTACAGGGGTAAACTAGTGAGAGATTTGAATCTCTTATGTAAATATAAAACTGAGTTTGAAGAGGTATTAAAAAAAGAGCCTTTTGATGAGTTTAGAAACCATTTTTGGTCAAATGATATAGTGAATATGAAAACATTTGATGAGTTCAAAAAATATGTAGAAAAGATGAATAAGAGTATTCAAAAAGATTTTCCTACTGCAGAAATGCTTACTGCATCTGAAATACTAAAAAAAATCAAAACGTTTATTTAAAATCCGCACGGATCTAAGGATTTATTGGATCAAGAAGAGGATGACTTGTGCTACAACAACGACATTTCGCAGATTTCATACGTGTATCGAGCATATATATCCATGTAGCCAATAGAGTGAACTGTAATATATACGCTACAATGGGAAGTATATTGTCTGCATCCATTATTTAAGTAATGGATGGGCCTTTTAGATTAAAGTTCAGGGCTAAAGCAACCTGTCCATTTCACAAAAGATGGTTGATAACCCTATTGGCCTCGATGGCTTAAATCTCTCATGGAGAGGACAGCCTCGATCAGGAAAAAAGCAGAAACTTCATGCGGCTCTACGAAAGATTGCGGAACTGCGCGGCATCCCGTTTCATATTCAAACACGTCAGTTTCATACACAGGGTATCTCCAAATCCGATGGAAATCATATTAGCACAACTGCAGACGATGATGGGGATGATACTGGATCTGAAAAGGATTCATTTCCTTATGAGTTTTCACACATTCATATTGGGTTTGATATCGCACGTATGTCTATGCAAGATAAGATATACTTGAAGCCGATTCTTCAGCGCTGGTCTGTAGGATCTCAGGTTCTGGCTGGAAATCAGGGACGTGGATCCCGTATTCTTGTCTTTTATCATGCACATCTTTTTAGCACAGAGTCATGTTTCCTACTTCATTCATTATTGGAGGAAAACTATGGCGATATGTCTGTTTGGGTTACCTCTGAACTCCCGATTCCGATACGATTGGCCGATTATTTTATTGAAGTGCCTGTTGCCTTTCATGGTCCCCCACGGTTACCGATTGAAAAAATAGATGCGACATGGCATGAAGTCTTTGAAAAGAAGTTAAAAAAGTGGTCAGTATTGCCCAAACCGAAGTTGAATGAAACTCTGGAGATTCGCGCATTCTTATATGAACTATTGATGAGAAATCTACGTTGGACCGATTGTATTAACTATCTCTTGGATGTGATTCTGACTTTTCCCTTTGATTCAGAAGAGAAACGAGGATCTCTTTTATCGATCCTGGCGAAACAAGAAGCAACAGGCGCAGGAATGACGATTCCCAGTTATCGTATTCCGCTCTTGTGGGAATCACTCTTTTTAGATATTCGCGAAGCGATTTCTTCTACAGATATAGATGTCATTACCTCCGCACAAGCAAAAAGAGAAAGAGCAGAAGCTACCATTGCTCTTATCCGAGCTAGTGATACAGGTGAAACACCTGCAACAAACACCCTCGTTAACGTGGCGCAAACAAAAGCCAAGTCAAGAAGATCTGAAGGCAATGGAAAAAGAAGCACTAAATCCAAGCCTCTTTGATCCAATGCTCTTAAAGGAAACGTCATGGAAGGAGGCCTTTAATGTTGTTTGTTATTCATGTAGTCATGCGAGAGTTCTTGTAACCCAAGGAAAAACGTATTTGGAACCTCCACTTCAAGTGTGGGGACGTATTTTTCAATGGTTAGGGAAGGCTCCAGGAGGTAAGGTATGGCGTGTCTTTTGGTTTCCTGCAGCTAAACTACGTTTATTGCCTCCAGTTGAACATCGTGTCAATAAAGAACACATTAATGGTGGATATAGTATTCCTTGTTGGCATGATACCATTGTCATCTATAGAAAAGAAGAAGCAACTCGTGTTCTCATTCACGAAATCCTTCATGCCTCGTGTTGTGATCCCGTGGCACCGTTGCCCATTAAGGAAGCCAATACAGAAACCTGGGCTGAACTGTTTCTAGTGGCTCTTTGTTCAGGAGGATCAATACCCTCAGCTCTTAAGTTCTGGAAGATTCAGTCTCAGTGGGTTGCGGATCAAAACTATCTCTTAGAAAACTATCATAAAGTGATATCACCCAATGATTATGCATGGAGATATACAGTGGGTCGTAATTCAATCTTCGAATCATTGAACATTGCCTTACCCAAGCCAAAGAAGCCTATTAGAGGCTTAATGATTTCAGGCCGTTTTACAAGTCCTGAGTTGTGTGTATAAACTAAATTTGATCTAACTCTTTTGTAAAAAATAGTTACAAAACAGTTATGGGAGTTAAGGGATTATATTCATGTTTGAAACAATATAGTTTTCCAATCGAATATCAAAAGGTCGAACCGAGTCGTCTTGGGATAGATGCGTATGCATTCTTATATAAATATCGTGAGGATATTGAATCGTGTATGAATCTCTTTAAAGATATACAATCGTATGGTCATAGTATTCATGTCTTTATGGAAGGAACCCCACCTCCAGAAAAAATGGAGGAACTTGCCGCACGGAAACATCAGAAAGAGATGGCTTATCTTCAAGCAAAGACACTCAAAGAGTTTCTTCAATCTCCTTCAGTTGAAACACTCACTTTAGAAGCAAGGAATGTCCTCGAAAAACAGGTTACAGTGTGTGAGTTTGAAAGTTGGAGTCTACGTCGAGAGATTCGTGAAAAGTTTATGTCAGAATGTTCTAAGAATGAAATACCTGTTCATTGTTGTCAAGGTGAGGCCGATACCGATTTGATTCAAGCCTCCTTGAAAGGAAATATGGATATTATTCTTGCAAATGACATGGATCTCTTTGTGGGGGGTGTAGAGAGACTCTGGTTGCTTGGAAAAGGAAATACACTCTTTTCAGAGTTTCGTCGTTCTGTGATTTCACATGAACTGGGGATTCATCCTAAATCATGGGCTGATGTGGCGATTCTTGCAGGCTATGAAAAATGTCCAGAGTTAAAACGTTCTTCAGCTCATCAAGCCATTATTTGGATTCGATATTATGGTTGTTTAGAGAATCTACTTTCTCGACGTCCCGAGTTATTAAAAGGGGCTTCTGTGGATCAGTTCTTGGCAATGAGAAAGTTCTTTTAGCGACGACGACCGCCGACTTGAGGAGCAGCTGGTTTATTACAAAGAGGATTGAGGAAAATAGCATAATAAGGGTAATAGAATCCGGGAAACATAAAACATACAATGGCCCAGCCCATCGATTGATTCAAACAATAGGATAGACTACTCGCACCATACGCAAAGAGTATACCTGGAATGATCATTAGAGCCAGGGCTATTAATACCATACCAAAGGCGGCAGGACCCACACTGGGGGTAGATGTATCTGTGGAAAATGATTCTGTTTTTGAATTAAAAAATGATTTAGCGAGAAGCTGTAGAGTAGCACTCATTCTATTCTATCCTTTTTATTAGATATCATCTAATAAAAAGATAAAAACGGTCAATGTCGGGTTTGAACCGACGACTTCGGAGTTAACAGCTCCACGCTCTACCTACTGAGCTAATCGGCCTTACAATACTATAAAAACTTATTATATATCTTAATATAATATATACCTTTGAGATCAAGTTATTAAAATATAAGGGAGTATATTTTGACTCTTTTACTTTGTTTTATCGTTTAGTCTGTTTTTTCTTTTCTTTTGTTCTATTTTCTTTTCTTTTCTTTCTTAAGCGACAGGGGTTGCCTTGACATAGTGTCGGTTGAGGTATCGCTGGAGGTTGAAGTAGGTGAGTTGTTGGTCCTCTGGCACCTGGAGGAGCTTTCGGAGAGCTGCATCAGGCTTGATGTCATGCTTGTTCTTCAAGTCCTTCTCCTTGACATAGTTGTTGATCTGCTTGGTGACGTTGGATCGGCTGATCAAGGTTCCATTGGGGTGACCGAGGAACTTGCAGAGCTCATCAGTGACCTTGGTGGGGATCTCGAAGATGGAAGGACCTCGCTTGCTTGGCTCCTCACCCTCGGCGCGAACACGGCGCTTTCGCTTTCGGGCATCCTTGAGGTCACGGTGGACTCGCTTATCAAGCTTCTTGACATCAGTGATGGCTGCAGAAACAGTGTCACGGAGAGTCATGAGTGTGGAGAGGACGCTCTTGAGGTCCTCATCGAGGGAAGTGGCTGGTGCTGGGGCAGTCACTGCATCTGCTGCTGCTGGGGCAGCAACGACAGGGGTGGCAACAACAGGAGCAACGACAGGGGCTGCAACCTCGGCCTTGGCAGCGACCTTGCGAGTAGCCTTCTTGACCTCAGCAACAGGGGCTGCAACAACAGGGGCTGCAACAACTGGAACAGGGGCTGCAACGGCCTCTTCAGTCTTCTTTGCGACACGCTTTGCCTTGGAAACAACAGGAGCAGAGTTCATTATATTAGTACCGGTGGAAGTATTCATCTCTTTTAAACGCACTGCCTCATTTTCTTCACGCACTCAAATCAAATTTTATTTAAAAACGTTCATTTTCAAGCCTTTGGCTCACACCTATTACTTTTTTTTTTGAACAGAAACCGGGAGGTGATAGGATCTATATCTGAAACCTGCGTTCAACCTAACTTTTTGAAGATGGCCTAAACGCCTCGGATTCCCGAAACTACGGGTAGGAGGATGCAGACAACCGGTCTACGAGTTTGTAATAACATAAAGAGCAAACGTCATCATGATGCTCGTTGCCCCGCGATTGCGACCTATGGAGACTATTGCACACGTCACTATAAAAACCCCACCCGGTTTACTCCACCTTCCTATCGTTCTGCTGTCGCACTGGATAGAGTGTTTACGCGTTCTGAGAACAAAGCTATTAAACAGATCCAATCATTTTGGAGACGTTCATCTTGTTTCTTGCGCTTTCGACAGCAGGGTCCTGCAGTCAATCTAAAAGAAATCTCATCAAATGCCACCGAAGTCTATAGTCTTGAACCCATTTCACAGATTCCACAAGTCTACTTTTTCTCATTTGCAGATTCAACCAAAACAATCTGGTCATTTGATATTCGATCTCTCAGTCAACTGATTACATCATCGATTGAGGTTCAGAATCCATATACACGAGAATCCATTTCATCTACTATTTTAGCTAAAGTCCATAAGCGATTAACGTGGCTAAGACAACGAAAATATGCGATTGTCTATACTGTCAATGAGAATCTGACACAAGAACAACTCTGGAATCAAAAGGTCCTAGATGTCTTTTTTAAGATGGAGGCTCTTGGATATCGTGCGTCTTATCGTTGGTTCGATGAACTCACAGTCAATGGTCATGAACGATTTTATAGCCGATTGTATCGTCTATGGTTTTATGATTTAGGTATGACAACACAAGAAAAAGAAGCCATGGTTCCAGGATATAGCTCAAGTTCTACGAAACTGTTCAAATCTGTTCCTGACCGAGTCATGGGTGGTTTGTATGATTTGCGTTGGTGGAGAAAGAATAACTTAGCAGTGATTGTTTCTCTTTTAACACGAGCCTCTCAGAAAAACCAACAGGCTCTTGGGGCATTGTATATTCTTATGTCATTGGTGCGCGTTGTTCCAGAGGCTGCCGAAGCGTATCCTTGGATCTTGGAAACGATGACGCACTAAACTAGAAACTCTTGGAGACTGGCATGTTTTTTGCTGCTAATGCAGCAGCATGCGTTGCAGCTTGATTCTGTCTCATCTTATATAACTTATTCATGTATCCGGGCTCATTTGCCTGAGGAGGACTATTCATAATAGAATAGTTCACATTTGTATTGGAGTGTCTACGAGTTGGAAGAGTGGGTGGGACAGATGAAAGTGGAGACTTCTTTTTTGGTGATAAGAATCCAGTAATACTGTTAAAGATTCCACCTCCACGACGTGTCTTTCCAACGCGCCTATTCTTTCTTGATTTTCGTGCTTTACGAGTATACCTATACTGTTTAACCATTCTATTAGAAAACAAGATTTATCTTGTTACTTCACTGCTGCTGCTCCTCGTTGAGGAACTCCTGCTGCACCAAACTTCATGTCAATCATACTACCCACGGTATCTGTGCAACATGCCGCAGTCGGTTGAGAAGGAGTTGGAAAATACTGTGTGCCACAGATTTTACACTTTGGCAAGAGTCCAGGATTACCTGTGAGTGAACCAATATCTTGGGAGAATGGAGGCTTTGTTTTATCAATGCAACATGCTTGACCCAGAGTTGTTAGATCAATAGCCACATTCTGATTTGCGCTATAACTTGGGTTTCCACAAAGAGCGCATCCTTGTTTATCGAAAGCAATCGCATCTCGTTCATTGAATGTCTCAGAACCAGAGGTTACAAACTGAAATGCGCATCCAGTCGTATTAGAAGAAGAACCAATACCGTTGTTGGGAATGCCTTTTGTATACGTCTTGGTTACAGGGATCGAACGCATGGGAGAACTTCGGTTAAAGATCACCTGAGAGGAACGCGCTTGAACCATAAGGGTCCTTTCACTCTGATCACGTGTCTTATTCAGACCTACAAATCTCTTATTTTGTTCCATCATCAATCGTAATCTTTCACTTGAACTCATAGCCATCTTGATACTCTATCTGTCGTGTTTCAATAAAAAAAGAGAGCAAGGGTGAGGATTGAAAAACTTTTGACCTGGGCCACAAAAAATTGACTGGCCCGCCGCCCGAGTTTGCTGGCAGTTCGAGTTGATTAGAATGTCTTCTTCTGTTGTTAAGATCTCTGAGTTTAGCACTAGCAATGTTACGTTTACCCCCATGAAGGTTCTTGAGTCCGGAGGTAAGATGTGTGGTATCAAGTATCGGGGTGAGAATCTCACCACACAACTTAGCACACTCACGCTTCCTTATGGCATGAATGTCTTTGACAAGGCAGGCCCTGTCAAGTATAGTATGGATTTGTCTCTCCGTGGTGCGGATGAGAATCCAAAGGTTCGCGCAGTCTTGGATGCTTTCACGGCTCTTGATGAGTTCATGATTGATCAGGGCGTGAAGAACTCCAAGTCATGGTTCAAGGCCGATCTCAGCCGTGATGTCGTAAAGGCCTTTTACACTCCAATGGTGAAGATCGCCAAGGATGCAGAGGGCAACCCCAAGCCTTATCCACCAACCATCAAGATCAATCTCCGAAAGGTGAATGATGCCTTTGAGGTAAAGGTCTATGATGATCAAAGACGTCCTTATGAAGGAGTTCCTATTGAGGATCTTCTTGTCAAGGGTGCCCAGCTCACAGCACTCATCCAGTGCACCAGTGTTTGGTTTGCTGGCAGCAAGTTTGGACTTTCATGGAAGGCTCTTCAAGTCCGCATGGACAAGGTGCCTGACAGCATCCGAGGCTATGCATTCGTAGATGATGAGGATTCTCCTGCCCCAAGAAAGTCTGTTGCCCCAATAACTGTTCCCACCAACAGCTTTTCGGCACTCGATGAGGAGGACGCAGAGGACGATGATGCTTTCGCAGCCCCTGCACCAGTCAAGAAGCTCACACAAACAACGATTGTTCCACCAAGAACAATGGATGATGAGCCTGCTGACAAGGAGCCTATTCCTGTTCCAAAGAAGACCACCGTCACAAAGAAGGTGATCACAAAGGCAGCAAAGAACACTGCTTAAGATATAATCATAAATCATAAATCATAAATAAAACCAGTAACAACCATCTTTTTATTTGAAGAGACGCTATTACGATAGAACCTCTTTAAATGAAATCAATCTTAACTATCCTAAACCGCATCCGCACACACCTCCACTTGGATTGAACGAATAGCGAGTTGTTGGGTCCGCATCTTGTATGCAATAGCACTTACCCAAGTTCTGTTCAGTCTTCACAACTGCCATTTGATCCGTAGGTTGAGTGCGACGAACAGTAGTGAAACCACCAAGAGCATTATTTGCTTCTTGAACCGCATTTGCGAAAGAAGCAAGAGCCTTAGCCTGACGGCGCTTTGTCAAAATGGAAGCATCTCGATTTGTAACAGACATTTCTTTTCATTCGGAAGAAAAAAAGCCGCATGAATAGCAAATGGGCAAAGAGTCCAATACGGGTTGGATTCTTATAGGAGTGGTGGCAGGAATCTTAGTTCTTTTATCGATTCTTCAAACCTATAAGGTAGCACCACACATTTTTACTAAAGAACTCGATGTCTTTATGACAAAAATGACGTTTGGTCTAATACTTCTTACAGTGATTTATGTTTTCATAATACCGACCTTCTTTCGAATCCGGGAAGGATTTGCTGATACACCCCCTGACCCAATCGAACAATGGAAGAAGATTGTGAAAGAAGAACAGTTAACCGATCTTTGTTCAACCATTCAAGATGTTCAAAGTAAAATGGCTCTTCTAGAAAAAGGATCTCCTCCTGATGAGTTGACGGACGATCAAGCCCGGGAACTCGTAAAGGATTCCTTTACTAAAAATATTCCTAGTGGACCCTTTTCCTGCGTGGCCTTTAAACAAATACAAGCAAACTCTGATTTGGACAACTTCGTTGTAAATCTTCAGACAGTGCCCGATACATATCTCGTTCAGGCTCACGAAACCGCATTGTATTGTGAGAAACAATATATAGCCCAACTTGACACAGTCAAAGGATCTCTTGATGTAAAAAAAGCGCCAAAAGTCGATCTTCCTTTGGAAAGTTTCGTAGATGTCTGCACTCCAGATATCGTAGAACAACGGAAAAAACTGATTCGTGATAAGAAACTCTCGGAGGCTGCAGAAAAGTGTCTACTTCCTGAAGAAGTTCCTGGTCCAACGAAACAAGAACAAGTCTCTAAGAAAATAGAGGCGATTCAAAATAGTTTCTTCGATTACAAAGAAAAGAAAAAGATAACTCGTCAGATTCCAGAAATCGTCAAGTCATGTAAAAAAATAGCAGCCGATTTGGAGGCCTATAAGAATAAAGCTCAATCAGGAGCCTTGGCCTCTGATATAAAAACCTAATCTATCGTCGTTTTAAAGTGCCCTTTGATCGATTCTTTCGCTTTTGAGTCTGGGCACGGAGTTTCTTTTTTTCTGCAGCGATCCGCGCGGCTTTTTCACGTAAAAGCGTCGCGAATCCTTTTTGATATCCTACACATGAAATACTAAATGCAGGAATGGGACCTTTGTTACCCAGTTTATAGAGTTTTTTACTCAGTTCTACCAGTTTCTGGCAAAGACAGAGTATTGAAGTTTGAATAAGTTCGTGATCTTCCGTAAATAGTGCGAGTGAATAATATAAAGTAATCAGTGTATCTAAACTGCCAATCAAGAGTTTTTCATTTCTATCTTTTAATACAATGGTATTGTAACTATGACACGCGATGGCTTGAACAATCATTAAAAAGGGCTTGTTTTTATAATAGAGAACAACACGTTCAGGGACAGATTCATGCGATCCATGGATTGTTTCCAGTTTGATTGTATCTCCAAATAGATCGCGTATTGCGATACCGTCACGTATAGCTTCTACGCTCATAAAGACAACGATACCGTTTCGTTTTAAAAACCATTGAATCGAAGGAGAATGATATGTTTTAGATTTAAGAACAACATCATAAAATAGAGCCACATCGGCCCCAGCAAGGATTCGTTTATTCTCCAAAATGTAGTTTAGAATCTTTTCACGCACCGATACAGGTATAAATACAGATCCAATAGTCTTTTCGATTGAAGTTTCATGCGATTTACAGAGTTTCACAGGAAATGCTGCATTTAAAAGTGCGAGACGTTCATAGACTTTAGTCCATCTCACCACTTCACCACGAGGACGACTGAGTTCTAAATACATCATCATACGCAGAAAATCGGGATCTGCATAATGAATCCCTTTGATTGTCTTAGAACGTTTAAAAAGAACCTTATAAATCGAAGGTTCCAGTTTTGTAATATCCGCAATCGGAATAAAGTTTACAAGAACTTTATAGGTTCCAGCATGAATCCCTATACGTTGATTGACTTCTTTGAATCCAGCAGAAAGTAGTTCATCAACCAGTTCGGAAATATCATCTTCTGGACTATCACTGAAAAAATCATAATCTGGGAGTTCTTTTTCTTCATCATAGAACTTGAGTTCTTTTGGTAGGAGCGCATTGATGGCGGTTCCACCATAACAGATACGTTTCTTTCGACGGATAAATCGGGCCACAAGATCAAGAGCATATTGGATTTCAGGATTATTGGCAGATTCATAGTCAATAATCTCTTGTGCTTCATTAATAGCGCCTTCCAGGACCGCAACTTGATCTTGGAACACGCTTTTCTTTAAAAGTTCGGATTTAGTCGGATGAACCTGTAGGTCTTCTTCCATCTCTAGTTTATCCTGGAGATGATATTTGACCTTGATTTGCATTGACTTTACCTGAGGGTTTTTCAGGAGTAAAGGGTTTTGGATTGGTGAAACGGACTGCTTTGGGTTTAGGACGCCAGGCAGTTTCACTCCACAACTTAAGTGCCTCATTTGGGTTTTCGTAGAGTGATAAGGGGATCGAGTGAACTCCGTAGTTATCTGCCACAATCTTAATCGACTCTACATCGGCAACACTTGGTGGAAGTGGAAGTGCGAGTGTCCATCGTATTTTTGTTGTATCAATCACTGACTTAGCGCGTTCTTTTGGAATGGTTTTATAAAACCCGAGACTATTGACTATTGCTCTTGGCATTTGATTGTCTGAGAGTTGTGATGTTGCACCAAACTCCTGTGTGCTATCTTTATAAATGCGAACGTGAACTAAAAAGTCAAGATCCTCTTTCGGATTAAAAGCAGGTAGACCCGCCTTTTCTGGAGTGCGGAACATGGTTGTGTCAAGATTGCTTAGAATAATAACCTTCTTTTCAAACTGGGAAAGATTCGAAAAAAAGAGTGAATCCTGTTTGGCTTGACGATTATAACTACCTTCAGGAGTTTGTCCAAGAAGATTTGGTAATAAGGGGCCAAGTTCTTTAGCGACTTTGCTACAGAACCGTAAGTATGCTTTGGGATCCTCATTGACATCAGGTGTGCGAACAAAATAAAGGACAATCATTAATGGATCATTTTGGGTAAAGGTAGTATCACTGAACGCCATGCTTGAAAGTGTTTCCGCAATCTTTTGTATGGAACCAGAGTTTAGGGAACGGATGGTTCCTCCAGCATCTCGCATTAGAAGACAGGGTTGTCCTGCAGGAGCGAACTGGGGTCTAGGAAGAGTTGAGTCTTCATGGTAGTCAATGGGAAGAATAAAACATCGAGCACCTGCTCTTATTGCATTCGCAACACCCTCTTTTTCATTGTAGACACCATCGATAAGTGGTCCTATGAATCCAGGCTGAGTAATCGTAAGGGGAGCAAAGTTAATAAGAATCTTTTCATCTTCTTGAAGGGGTGCAACATCTTTGAGTGAAGGTGACCCCTTCATAAAGTTATATAAACTCAGACGAGGCTTATAAAAAGGAGAAAGGGATGTATCAAACGATTGTGTCTGAACACTGTTAATACGCGCAATATTAGCCGTGGTGGACATGGATCTTCGTTTAGAATAAACAAGGCTGAAAACGAGAATAATACCTATCAGAACAATGACAACACCCGCATAGAATATATATTTTGGATTTATGTTCGTCTGTGATAGGCTCTCCATGCTCTATACCTCACTAAGATATTCAAGTTTATTAAGAAGAAACGCCTCCTCGAATCACAAAATAGTAGAGAAGCGCAGCGATTATAAACATATTTAAGCTATACCACCAGACTCCTCGTTCCATTCCTTTCTTAGTTGCGATGATACGGATTATACCGTAGATAACACATGCAAAAAGTGCTGTAAAGAGTAATGGAGATGAAGAGCGTCCAAACCAGGCAATCGTAATGACAATGCCGAAAAAAATGATATCTTCTATGATGCTTAACATTAGTATCTCCCTACTTATTATTTATTAAGATAAGCATTCATAGCCGCATCATAGGCTTCCATTTGATCTTCCATTGTAGTTGCTTTTTTAATCTTATCACGTAAGCCTTTTGTGGTTGCGATTTTAAAAATAGAGCGTCCACGTCCCGATAAAGATATCTTGGGTTCAGCGAGAACTTCACGGAAAAAACTACCCGATTGTGTGATCGCGCGTGAAAGTGAAATCGGATCTTGAATGAGTGTGGGTGCAGCAGGAACTTTCCACCGTGGAACTTCACATAGAATCTGCGCCATTAAAGCAAGAATATCTCTTCGTCCTTTGCAAGAAAGACGTGGTTCAGAACCTTTATAGAGATCAAGCAACACTTGAAACTCTTCATTCATACGAATCATTTGTTTACTGGCGTATTCTTTGTAGATTTCTGCGAAGAGTGTCATTAAATAAAATCCAGCGTCGGAACGGTTTTTTCCACGAACGGTTGCGGGTCCTCGATCCAGAGTGCTGAGTCCTGATTTAAACTCTTTTCGGAGACGACTATCTTCATCGAGGAGCCAACGAATCCAGAATAAGGTCTTTTCAGTTGCGCCATCACTGGCGGTTTTGACGAGTTCACATGAAACGGTATAGAGTGCCGAAAGGTCACTGCTGGGTTTATAGACTCGACGGACAACTTCCGTTTCAGTTGCGTCTGTTTTTACAGCACGGAGCCAGCCTTCACGATGGGTTTCATCACCGACTTTGGGCCAAGGAATCCGTGTTCTTCGTGGACATTCTCGAATCACAAAAATCATCTCACAGATACGTGTTTGAAACTCTTCATCTTTATGAAGTGCTTCATCGTCCAACCGGGATACAAGCGCATCGAGTTCCCCAACGCGTTTTTTCATATAGACAAAGATTCGTGGGGATGCAATGCCAATATGTTCAATAACAAACTCCCAGAGACTACGTATCCAGACGTCATATCCTCCGCTACAGACAAGATCTGCGCTAAAATGAATGGCTCTTCCTGTTGCGATAACTCCACTATCACTAAGTGCTGCTGTAAATGCTTTCAGACACTCAGCGGGCTTATAACCGACGCGTGTCCGAATTTCAGGTTCTTTATCTTCGGGTGGTTTTGATGTAGACGTTGGATAGGACATCCTCTATTTCCTAGAATATTTAGGTCCTAGGACTTTCTTTCCGTAATGGCGCCGACTGGTTCGTGGAATGAGACCTTTGGCCTTGAGTGACGCGGTCATAGTAAATCCGATTGATTTACCTTGACGCCATTTCTTGAGAGCTGCACGATTCTTTCGTGTTGCACGATAGCCACGGCGTTGCTTGCGTGTTTTACCACCTTTCCAAAGTTTACATCCGCATCCACCGCCTTGTTGTTTCACGTCACCGAAACTACTCTCCCATCCAAGACGCATATCACAGCCACAAGATGGATCCTGTGGTCCACCACCTCCTTGTCGTTGCATCTTCTACTGTAGATCTCTATTTCTTTGAGAAAGAGGCATTCTATTTGTATAATCAACAATCACGTTTGAAGTTTCGACCACACCATATACAGTATGCCGCATATGTCTAATGTCGAGTGATGAGAGTGTTTTTTGTTTATTACCTTTTCCTCGAATCTCATTAAAACGATAACAATAGAGTATTATTGAACAAAGACAAAAACATCCTGAAAGGGATCCGAATGTGATCCCCAGGATTGTGTAACCATCGTATTGCATCTAGAGGGTTCAGCACATCATTTTTTTAGCCCTTGTTTTACTACCTGCCTTCCTTTTTTTCAACTTCTTAAGAGTTGCATGGACTCTTTTAGCTCTATAGCCTCCTGATTTGAAGCCTTTGGATCTTCCAATACCTGCATATTTAAGAATGTTTTGGACAGGGCCATCTTGTGGAAGACCCGATTGACCTGTTGCTTGTTCATAGATATTCATTACAGCAAGTTGCTTAGCTTTATTCTCCATTACTGTCTCTATTGGCTTTTGGCTTGAATAGAAGTGATAATCCTTAATAGGATATCTAGCTTCATAGTCAGGCATACCTTCAAGAAAGCTTATATTCTTAAAGATTACTTTATTGCCTTCCGTTCGAAGATAGGTTCCATGAAAGGAAGGAGGACCTAGCACTAACCTTTCATCTTCTCTTGGATATCCGTTATAGGTAATATAGATAGCATAATATTTTCCTCCAGGAATAAGATTCTCGGGATCTACTGGATATTTTAACTCTGAAGGATCAATCTCAGGTAGCATTTCTACTAATAAGTTAGGATGAAAAACGAATGGCCTCGTAAATATTTCAAAGGTCTCTCAAAAACACGGAAAACAAAACGAGCCCAAGAAATCCGCCATTTTGGCGCATTTCATTGGCGCGATCCGAGAGCCTATACTGGTTTCAAAACAGACAAGGGTGTAAAAACTCGAAAGTCCTCCTATTCAGCGAACTGGAACCGAAGATTCCCGACAGTAAAATCTCTAAAAGACAGAGCAGAACTTACAGGAGTTCCATTAGATCTTATTCAGAAATCGTATAACCGAGGAATGGCTGCATGGAGAACAGGACATCGACCAGGAGCAACACAACAACAATGGGGTTATGCGCGTGTAAGTAGTCTCTTGTTAGGCGGAAAGACCGCACAAACAACAGATTCAGATTTAGTAAAAGAAGCTATGCGACGTTCAAATAAGGCACGGTCCTGGTTCAATAAAATCTTAAAAGATGAATAGTAAATAGGGAGATGTCAAACTTGCGTAAAAATAAACTACTGATCGAGATTAGTTCTTCATATTTGGATATTGAACAACATATGAAGAACTTGCCAAAAGACAAGCAACAAGAGTTTGCAAGTTTTGTTGTAAATGATTTTATGAACTCGGTGGATATGTTTAATACACAGGCTATTCGTCAACATGCATTGGATGAATGCGACAATGACCTGCTAAACATGGTGGAGTTATATGAAGGTCTTATATCACTTATATCATATTCTTCGAACTCGGGTCGAAATACTATTAAAAATAAAATAGGTGGATCAACAAATGTTGTTGAAAAGGCAATACGAATGGGTCATAGATATGAAGAAGTGCAAAGAGAAAGAGCTCTTAAGAACTGGAAATTTATGTTCTCTGTAGGTTCAATCTTCGCCATTGTAGCCCTTGGTGCAAGTTTTGCACCAGATCTTGCCATACCAGCTGTTTCTGCAGTATATGAGAAGACATTGGAGACACGTGATCTAGTATCAAGATATACCACTATTTCATTCAAAGATCCTTATGCAGAAGATGTTGCCCCAATATTGATTCTTAATGCGGCTCTTAAACAACAATCGTATGATGCTGTGGTTGATAAAGAGCAACTACGTTCAAATCCTATTTTCACTGGTTTAAAAGAAAGAGAGATCAAATTTAAAACAATCATAGATGAAATAAAACGTATTTCTATGGAGTTACAGTTAAATAATGATGAAGCATTAGCAAGTTTAAGAACAAATAATGTCTTTAAGGATTTGGAAAAGTATCAGGCTAAACTCGTAGCAGATCACAAACCACTTTCAGATTCATTATGTCATTATAGTCCTTTAATGACAGAGACTTGTAAAAAAACTATCGATAACTATAATCTGATTAAGCCCGAGTTGGAGGCTATCAATAAACTTGTAGAAGATGTTAAGAATGATGAAACCATATTAGATATTTTTAAGTTTTCTCGAGCATCCGAATCGATAAAATCTGTGCCTATTCAAACTCTATTAACTAACAATGAAGACTTTAATAGTAAAGTTCTAAAGTTACAAGATGAATCATTGGAAAAATATTTTGAGATTCCTAACTTGCGAAAAGTGAAAGGTGAACTCGAAACAATATTAAGAAAGAATATAGGTCAATCGTCTGATCTTACAAATAACATAGTTAAAATCTTATATTACAGAGGTATGAAGAAGTTGTTTACCGCTATAACTGATCTTGCTCAAACAAACATACTACAGGTAAATATAGAAATGACTTCGTTTTTACAAAATAATGAAGAATATAATGTTCAACGTTATGGTGAGGCTCATAAGTTTTATAAAGATGAGATGGAACAATGTGCAATCAAAGATGATTTATATTGTAAAAATCTGAATAATCTAAAGAAATCAGGTGCCCCTGATCCTCATGCTATTATTGAAAATCTTGAGCGACAAAATCTTCCATTGCCTGTAAACTTTGTTGAACTCATGCGACCTATTATTAAGAATCCTGCTCAGAATCATATCGCAAATGTATATTATTTAAATAGAATAAAGACTATCAATGACTTTAACAATAATCCCTCTATTAAAATCGTGTTAATGACGGCACTTATAGGTGGTTTATTAACAGTTAATATTCTTAGCATAGCTGGAAGATTATTGTCAATACCTCAACAGTTAGTAGAACTTGTAACTATTCCTTTAGAAACAATAGTAAATGGATTAAAGATAGCTAAGGGCGTTACAGAAATAGGATTAACTGCAATACAGAATAAACAAAGACAACAGACTCTATTAGCCAATAAACCAAAGAATACTACTGCAAATACTATGAGACCTTCTACTACTTTATTGAATACTACAATCCCTCCTCTTGCAAATACTACAAGACCTCCTCTTGCAACTCCTCGATTGCAAAATACTCCCGCTACAAGACGTGGTGGAAATCGGCGTCGATACTCAAAGAAGACTCGAAAACACTAATCCATCTCATCCCTTTCATCCTCCAATCGCTTAATCAAACGTGAGGTGGCTTTCTCCCAGGTGTAGTTCAATACAGTCTCCTTGGCCTTTTTGCCATGAGATGCACGCTTCTCAGAGTCCAACAAATACTCCTCAATGGCCAAACAAACATCATGAGGGTCACATACCTGTGCTTCACCACCTACTGGTGAATAGACAGAAGGCAAATAATATCGATACTTTGGCTTTACGATCATACTGTTATCTGTGTTCGCAAAGTCCTTGAAACCACCAATATCAGGAACCACTTGTGGAATACCGACGCCCATCTGTTCAAACTGACAGAGACCCCACCCTTCACCTTCAGCAGTAGAAATACCAACATCAGCAACATTATAGAACATATTAACATCTTCATCCTTAAAGATCATGTCCTGGGAGGAAATCATTAGACGATTTCCGAACTGTTCAATGGGGACACCACGGAGTTTGAGTTCACGTTGGAAGATCTCAAAGAGCCACCATCCACCCTTCTCTCCCTTGTCGCAGACACACATGAGGAAAATAGGCTTGGTAGGGTATTTAACGAGGAGTTCAACGAAAGCCATAAGGAGAATATCATATCGTTTACGGGGCTGATTACGATTGAGATTGAGAAGAAGGAATGCTTCATTAGGTAGACCAATCTGCTTCCTTACAACTTCTTTAGGAATTGAGAAGAACTGTTTAGGATCAAATCCGTGTCCAAGAACTTCGAGTGGACGTGTGATTCCTTGATCCTTCAAGCATTTCTTCCAGAATGGAGTGAATGCAAAGACAATATCAGCATCACGATTCAGAACATCCAAATAACCTTGAAGTTGTGTATTGTAGACTTGGTCACAATAGACCCAGATTTTAAAGTTACGAGGCACTCCAGATTTACGAATCTCTTCAAGAAACTTGGTAACGATTGACATATCATTATAAATCATAACAACATTGGGTTGCTTCTTTCTAATAATATCAGGGAGTGCAGCAAATCCGAAACCTTGATTGCCTGGTTGACCTGGTTGTTCGGTAGCAACCGCATCGATGACCTCAATATTGGAAGGATAAGGGCGGAAACCTGGAGGAACATGTTGCATCTTCTGGAAGCCATAATGGATTGTAGTCAACCAGGGAATCTTTGAGAGAAGTTGAAGAGTATGATAGGAGACTTTGCTGTATCCGGTGAACTGATGAGCATGGGTGCTGACCATGAGAAACTTGAGTTTCTTTTGAGTTCCGGTTGGAGGAGTTACAACGGTTGTAACGGAGTTTGTTGGACTTGCAGTTGTAAAAGTAAAGGATGTAGGAGCTGTTGTATCTACAGGAGTAGGAGTAGGAGTAGGAGTAGGAACAGAAGCAGGAGCAGGAGAAGGAGCAGGAACATTCGCTCCTCCAATGATTGCCTCCAAACTCTTCAAATAGGCTGGAAGATCAGAGTTCATTCTAAATAACAGAAGTGGGATGGCTTTAAACATTCACGCTTATTTATTTTAGTATGAAGAAGCAGTTCAAGATGAAAGAACTATTTCCTACTTTGCCTCCACCGATGCATAAACGAAAAAAAAGACAGATTCCAGCTGCATTACGAGAAGCTGTTTGGATTAAACATATGGGCCGAAACTTTGAAGGCAAATGTCGAACAACATGGTGTCCAAACACGATTACAGTTTTTGACTTTCAATCAGGTCATGATATTCCAGAATCGAAGGGTGGCCCCACGGACATATCGAATCTATATCCGATCTGTGCGAGATGTAATCTTTCAATGAGTAATCATTTTACCTTTAGTGAATGGTGTAAACTAGGAGTAGTGAAACCAGAAGTGAAACCAGAACCCAGAAAGTTCAGTGACTATTTCCGATGTTTTAAACCCTACACATCTTAACTTATCTATATTCAAGTTGAAGTTTACGAAATAAAGTTAAATCCTTAGTAGACCATCTGATTCCCCTACTTCTTGGATTTAATGGATTTTTCCACATATATCCTACATGTTCAGCATAAGGATGTTTTTTTGCAAGTTCTCTGAGAGCCAATATAGTTTCTTCTTTTTTCATTCTAGTCTATACTCTAATAGAATAAGGCAAAAATGAACACGGATATTTGAGAGAAAAGCTTACTCCAGTCCTAAAAACTTACGCCCAATCTTACTAGTTATAAACATACCCAATCCGGAAGCAATCTGAGCATAAAATAGTGGAGTTCTTTTTTTACAACATACTAAATACAACGATAAGCCAACAAAGACTAAAAAACTAATCCAGAACAACTTTGTAAAAATATCCATTCTCTACTATGTATAAATATCTTCTAAAGAACCAATAGTTTTCTGACCTTTTCGCCTAAACTCCTTTTCCATAGAACCCATTTACTCAATAACATATCTCGATAGTTTTCAAGTGTATTCTTATCGTTCATGAAATGATTGATCAAAATACGAACTTCTTCCCATGTCCGCACAGGCAACAATCCAATCTCCTTTTGTAGCCACATGACATAGGCATCATCCTTTGAATCAGAACGTTTTACATATAAAGGAACACATCCACACTCTAATGCCTCATAGAGACGATAAGTTTCTTCATTATTTCCACTGGGGCAAGGAACAAAATAGGAATCAAGGAGCAGACTGATATATTGAGTTTCGGATAACTTCTCAGGACTCTCCCAGGAAGGCAAAAGACGACAGACATTGGGTCCAATCGTTGCTAAGGAAGCGAGAGACGCTGATCGATTTTGCCAATCAGTTCCATAAAAGGACCACACTGTATTGCGGAAAGGAAGGCGAGGCGTTTTATTCAATGGATCATCGGAGGCTCCATGAGTGGTCCAGTGATATCCAAGTGGAAGAATGATTGTTTTCTCTTGAGCATCGACAGGGATATCAGACCGCTGATAGTTTCGAAGAACACCTATACACGATGGTAAACTATAGAAATCAATACGATCATTACAGAACTCATCACTCAAATGAAGAATATAGAACTTGATGCCTGCTGAATTCCATTTTGTAAAGAGTCTTTGATATGCATCAATATGGGGGCGTTGAACAATCACAAGGGGTGTATCATTGGGTAGAGCATCCTCGTCAATACACTCGACACTAATAGGAAGTGTAGGCCCAAACAACTCCTCAAGAAAGGTCCGTTCATACATGCCTTGTATATTAAAGTTGTGTTGTTTGAGTGTAAGAATCCTCCGTTTGGTTTCACGAGGCACGGGTTTTGAGAGTTCTTGGCATTTAGACCACGATTGAAGTCTCTCTTGAATCTTAGACCAAGTCTCCTCTTCGGGGCCCGATGGCTTCTTTGAATCCCACTCGCCTACCACGGATTTGACAAACGCAATGGGTGGATCTTGTGTGGGCATTGGTGATCTTCGGAGATGGGGTATGAAAGCCTTGAGTTCCTTGACCGATTCGGGTTTTGACCATTGTTCAAGAGTCCACAATGAAATAAAGGTCAACGCTTCCTTTTGAAGTAGTTGCTCTGCATTCACGGAGGGTTCTTCCTTTCCAATGACTTCTTCTTTTTCAACAGAACCACTTTTTGGCTCAAGAACAGTGTGTGTTGCCATACCATGTTTTAAATCTTCAAGAGCAAGTGGAACATTGATTCCGATTGCGTTTCGTTCGGCTTCTCGTAATAAGGGTTCAACCTCCGCTGCGGAGAAACGCTCATCATTATTCCAAAGATCACTATCAAATCCATCAATACGTGAGAAATCATTAAAGTTACTGGTGGCATATCTAGGATCATCGTCCTGATAACAACCTGCGACCAAAGGATCGAGGAAATAGAGATTCATGTGTTGAACAGGATTACAAATCATATGGTCCGCACTTGTCCAGTAACCGTCATGGGCTGCAAGAATATCTAAGATTTTAACGGCTCCTTTTCTTGAAAGAACATATGAATAGGCACACCAATGGAAATATCGATTGGGGTCGGGTTGACCAAAGAACTTATTGGGTGCGACCTGTGAAAAATACGCATTCACGCGTTGCTTTGAACGTTCAAATCCAGCGCGATTGGGTGGAAGAATACCACCCAGATAGATGACATCATAATCTTCAGGGATATGGCCTGCAGCCTCATTCCATCTGCGTTCCCAATCGGGTTGTAACTTTACATCATCCTCCAAAATGAGATAGTTGCTTATTTCAGGCCGTTCAATAATCAACTGGAACCAAAGACTCAAATGACTGAGAGCACAGCCCATGATGGCCTTTTTCCAGAAAAAGTCATGCGGTTTGAAAAGACGAGCCAGTGCTGGAGTGAGTTTAATCTTTTTTCCTTCGATTGCTGAGAAACGTGATACTCGTCCTTTGAGTTCAGGATTATTTGTATATAACTTCTCCATACGATCCGCACGACGATCGAGGTTAATGACAAATGAATCATCGATTTGAGCCGCAAAGGGTTTATGTAATGTGAATCCACCACGATGAAAATAGATGGATTTTCCTGATAAGAAGGTCTTACGGAGACTATGATCGCAATAAATCTCCTCCATCGGATATCGTGGAACACCAAGACGTGTTGAAAGAATACTCAAGATACTTTGGTCATGACGATGACCGAAGGGTTTTCCATCTTTAACACCCGCCCATTTGGGTCCTGTGATGACTTCACGACGCTTCGACCATTCATAGGCTTGTGTAAAGAGACTGATGGATTTGGGGGAACCTCCAATAAAAGCAATGGCTCCTGCCAAGAGTTGATGTTCCTTCTTTTCTTCTTCAGTTACCTTGAGTGCCTCGCAGAAAGTAGCATGACACCAACGAGCATTCTCTTCATTTGGATCTTCCAAAGCACAGATTCCTTCTTCCATAACAATCTGGAACCAGGTTTTGGGCCAACGGCACATAAATGAACCTGAATCGAGATAAAAGATTAGTCTGTCTTTGAGAGTTGGATCGGTTGCAACTGTTTTGTAGATCCAGAGTTTCCAGGCAAAATGTTCAGGATTCCAGAAATCTGGAAATCCGGAAGGGACTTCGGAAGTTGGAAGTCTGACAAACGTTGAAAAAGGAAAAGTGGTGGCCAGATTTTCTTCAACTGTTTTCGTAACATCATCCCCGAGCCATACTTTTACTTGAAGACCTGTAATGACTTTCTGTTGTGCGGCCATTGCCTGAAGGAACTGGTGAAGACTGGGTAGAAATCGTAAGGTTGCAAAGGTAACAATCATTGGATTCAATGAAAGAGTTGTTGAGGGATTCTTGGGAGATTTAATCAAACGAAGACCTGAATGTTCTTTGATTTCAGGTTTTTCTATTACAGTTAAAGCTGTTCCTTCACGTTCGAGTCGCATGCGTGCTGCTTCTTCAGAACTTGAAGCACCCACAAATCGTGGTATCATTTCTTGTTTAATAGATGCGGAAGGGAACGATGCCTTTAGAATATTTAATGCGACTTGACTTAATGTTCGACGAACAATATCGCGTTTATACTCATCCAAGGCAGGCACTGAGTATATCTTTTTATAGAGTTCAGGGTTGGAATCCACCAGTCGCACGGCCTCAATCAGATCCTCAGGCGTTTTTAACTCACGAGCATCAATGAATCCTTTAGGATCAAAGTCACGTTCAACCTTTGGATCACCCCAATAGATTGGAATGCATCCAGCTGCTTTCGCATGAAGGAGTTTTTCAGTCGTATATCCTTGAGAGGAAGAGTTCTCATACGCAAGACAGAACTTGTATTTTTTGAGAAACTCGTGTTTTTTGAGTTCACCGCCTCCTCCTCCGAGTCCCGCAAAGAGTTCATCACCGATTGTATTAAAAAGGCGACCTGCGGAGTCTACATTCTTGTATCGATTGAGCCAATGGAATGCACTATTGCGAACGGGATTACATGGATTTGTCACGACGAATGCACAGAATCGTGATCGATCGGTTTCGGGTAAGGGTTTGAGGCAAGAATCCAAAGGAATCGGCTTTGGATTTTGTATTTTAGTTGGATCACATCCGAACCAATCAATCTCTAACATCCAGAGTGGAAGACGAATATATCGCTCATCCAAGAAATCAGCATGTTGAAATCCCATATTAAATGTCATATCCTTAGAAACAATGGGATGTGTATTTTCACCTGTAAAGTGTGCTTTAGGGATTCCTACCCATTTTTCGGATTGCCATTCTCCACCAAAAGGACCAAAGAGATGAAAGTTGGGTCGAACACCTTGAGGTAGTGTCTCAATCGAATATCCATTGATTTTGGGCCTTGGAACTAAGTTTTTGGATCCTTCATTTACTATCAAAAGAAACATGTTATAGGCAGGATTAAAATCATCCCACATATCGGTAAAAAGAATATTGAGTTCTGTTTGTGTTGATATAAAAGGTGTGATTGCAGGAACAGGAGCAGGAACAGTAGCAGTAATAGGAGCAGGAACAGGAACAGAAACAACTGTATCAAGTGACGCAAGAGCCTCCTTCCATCCATTCTGAACAGTCACACTCATTGGACTGAAGGTGGCTATGATCTTTTGTTGTAGTGCAGCCATGTTTCCAGGTTTAAACATTCCATGTGCCGCTACTAAATCCCGTTGTAACTGTGTTAGGGCTCGAACACCTCCTGTAATACTGTTATCCTCGTAATAATAGTTCTCGTATTCACATCCAAGATTCTTTAGAATCATTGAGTTATGAACAAAGGGAATACCACACCATAGAACATCCAACATATAAGGACGAATACGACGGAAACGTAAATGACCTAAGACACAGCTCATTGGATCCATCACCCAATCAAGAACCCTTTGTCGACCCATAAAGTTACCACTTAGATCATCAATCTGACAATGATTCAATACATTTTGTTTGAAATAGGTCGAGTTTTCAATCTGTTGCGCATTATGAATATTGTATCGTTTCATAAAGAACTCACCCTTTTGTTTGAGTTCACGTAGGATAACAAGAGGGATCGTGCAACTGCTCGTTGCAGAGTTATTGCTTTCACAAATATGAGGTGACCAAGGAATATTTTGACCTGCTTGCTGAGTCAACTGTATAGTTACCTGGAGCCATGAAGGAATATTAGATTCACGACGATAATATTCAATGGTGGCAGGTGACCAAGTAAAAGGCACCTTTCGCACAGGAACTCGTGTAAGAGTTTCAAGATACTGAATATCATCTGAGGTAGACTCCAAATCAAGTGTCCAGACAGCAAAGAGCCCTTCCATTGAACGCTTGGCAAGTGATATGGGAAAAATCGAGTGCTCAATATCATTTAAAATAATGGGTTTACGAACTACCCAGATACATTTCTTAGCAATACGTTTGCGTGTCTCAGCATCAGGAAGTGTGTTGGTAACTTCTAATACGAGGTCAAAAGGTTCAGAAATATCTGGAAGGTTCACACGTTTGAACACATCTTTTAGACTTTGAATATCATCCCACCATTGAGAAGTGCCGCTAAGATTTATCAAAGTGACTTCGTGACCGAGCATAAGGAGGCACTCTGCAATCGAAAGTGCCGCAGAGGCTCCTCCGCCGCTAAAGACTGAAAACTGAAAGTGGACGGTAATACCTATCCTCATTCTCTTTTCTTGATTGAATCGGAGTTTAGGTCTTTCTCCGCATTAACTCATAAGTTTCTGCCATTCGGCTTGAACCTCAGGATTATAAGGACTATGCTTCCATGCTAGAACACGTGAATGACATTTATAGGCCTCTAATCGTTCATGGTGATACTGTAGGATCATATCATAGAGTTGACCCATTTCATCAAGATCGGAACCCTTATAGCAATATCCAAAGGGATTCCATGCTTGGGCGTTATGAAGAACAGGAAAACCTGACCAAAGAAGTTCAAATAACATGTAGTTGTATTCGTTGTTCCATTGATGAAGAAGAAAGGTTGCGTGTGGGTGTTCCGTTGTGATGCTGACAATATCTTTTCGTCCAAGCATCTTCAACTTCCCTGCTTTCTCTAAATCAAGTGTAGGTAGCACTGTTTCTTTGAAAAAAGGTGTCATCATAATGCGTTCTCCGTTATACACCCAGATTTCTCCTTTCCAGTCGGGGTGTTTGCGGAACCATCGCTCGGCCGCCATGATCGGAATCAAAGAAGTCTTTTGAAAACTAATATTGGGCTCCATGATGATAATCTTAGGAACTTCATCTTGTTGGGGAGGGCGCCATTGAAGACGGCGACGTCCATCGTCCGTTAGAACATTTGAATCCCAGATATAAGGGGCTACGTGAACACGTCCTTTATCAGGAGATACATGGTTCAGTGCTGCGGCATATTCGGAATGTTGTCCATAATGGGGTGAAACCCAAATATCTTCCATTTCACCGATTACATGATGCGCAAAGACCATACCTGGATAAAAAACGGGTGTTTCAATGTCAATGTTAAGAATATTTCCCAAATAGAGTTTACAAATCTTTGCACCAATCATTTTGAGAAAACGTCGAAGTGCAGGATCAATACTCATGCCGATTTCCATATAGACTTTCACAGGCATCGGTTGTTTGATAAGATCTTCAACTGAAATCACACGGCAGCATCGGAGAACATCTGGAATGCCCTCCAGATTTTTGGGTTTTGAGTTTACAATGAGAATCGGTGTCCAGCCCATCGCATCAAACATCCGATAAAAGAAATAGATATTTTGAAAAAGTCCGTTTGCGAAAATATTCTCGGCCGTGATGGTGGCCGTTGCGAGAATCACAATGGGTCTGGCTGCAAGTGGAGGGATTTCTTTTATTGGTTTATAGGGTGTAAGAGTTGCCGATGGCTCGGGGCCAAGGCGTGTCATACCTGGCATATCGAAGCCGTGTGGATCGAGATTTACTGTAGCCATATCCTATTCAAGTGAATAAGTCTCATTAGTTAAAACTATCCGCAAATCAGAGTTGTGGCCGAGTATGTCGGGTCCATTTTCAACAAATGAACTCTTTCTGCGGAGCGACCGAATCGCTTTTGGAAAAATCCCACCTGAAGTGGCGTTTCGTGAAGAACGGACTCTGATTCTACCGGATACCACAGGAGGTAAACTTTTATTTGGTCTTTCTTCCATCATAAGCACAAATGCTATAACAGGAACTTTAGAAGCAATCTATCCAAATGAGGCGGCATTTACATTTGATATCCTTCAACGTCGTTTAGGAATCAATGTTCCAAACCCTCAATATGCTTTGGATATCGCATCTGCCACAGGTATCCGTATCTCAGGAGGAACGATTGTTGCGGATGCTCAAGGATTATCAAACGTCCCTACGGCAGCACTCATCGGCACATTATCGTCATCTCTGTTTGCTCCCGGTTCAATACCCGCAAGTTCGATTCAAGCTGGACAAATCAATGGCCTAAGTGTGCCGACTACTGCGATCTATGGATTCTTACCATCGGCCTTGTTTGGGAACAGCACTGTTCCAGCAGAATCAATACGAAGCACAGGTGTCTTAACAGTTTCGACCATCTTTGCGGATGGTAATGGTATAACCAATGTTTCATTGGCGAATATTAATCCATCCAATGTTGGAAACTTTTTTCAATCGAACTTTATTCCATTGTCTGCGTTGGCAAGCACAGGTCAAATCTGGATTCGTGGACCCACAGGAGGCCTATTTGTTGAAAACATCAGCACAACAACGATTACAACACAAAGTCTTTTGTTTAACTCACTTAACTTGTCTTCATTGTCAACACAGAATCTCTATGCTGGAACATTGGTTTCACCCAACTTCGTCACGAGCAATCTTTGCACAGTGAATGCGCAGTTCAGTTCACTTCAGGCGGATGAGTTAATAGGTAATGGATATCGTATTACAAGTTTAAATCCTTCAAATCTTGCGACTGTCATTCCATCCAATAAGTTTGGATATCGTTTGATCGCATTTGATGCCTTGAATCCTTATGGCAACTTTCTTGTTCAATCGGGTTCAGCGACGTTTGGACAAACAGCACCGGTGAATGTTCAGGGTCAACTTACAACTTCAACTCTTGTGGGTGGAAAGTTATTTGGCGATGGTGCTGGTATCTATAATATCAATGGTGTGAGCACACTTACTCTTTTATCAACGGTTACAGGTCTTGGCTCAGCAAACTATGTTTCAACTGCTTCCCTTGTTTCAACGACAGGAGCAATACAAAGAGGTTACTTGACATCTGGTTATCTTTCGACTTTGAATCTTACATCAACAGTTGGAGGCCTTGGCTCAGCAAACTATGTTTCAACAGCAACTCTTCAGTTTGCCATTTCCAGCTTTAGCACGGCCTTTGGTCCAGCAGGTCTAAATATATCATTTCTTGTTTCAACGATTCAAGGTCTTGGTTCTGCGAACTATGTTTCAACCGCATCACTCGTTTCGACTGTTGAGGGTCTTGGATCCGCAAAGTATGTTTCAACCGCTTCTTTAATCTCAACTGTAGAAGGTCTTGGATCCGCAAACTATGTTTCAACCGCATCACTCGTTTCGACTGTGGAAGGTCTTGGATCTGCAAACTATGTTTCAACCGCGTCTTTAATCTCGACTGTAGAGGGTCTTGGATCTGCAAACTATGTTTCAACCGCGTCTTTAATCTCGACTGTTGAAGGCCTTGGCTCAGCGACCTATGTTTCTGCAGCAACTCTTCAGTTTGCTATTTCAAGTTTTAGCACAGCTTTTAGTCCAAACGTTCTAAATAGTTTTTTTCTTATTTCAACCGTGGAAGGTCTTGGCTCAGCAAACTATGTTTCAACCGCGTCCCTGGTTTCGACCACAGGCAACATTTTGTATCAAATCAATACGTTAGGACATCTTTCCACTTTGAATCTGAACTCCAGTATTACTGGTTTAGGATCTGCTGGTTATGTCTCAACTGCATCCCTCGTCTCGACTACAGCGGCAATACAGGCTGGATATTTGACAGCAGGCTACCTATCAACCTTGAACTTAACATCTACAGTAACAGGTCTCGGTTCAGCCAACTATATTTCATCAGCAACACTTCAATCGACTGTCTTTGGTCTCAATACTTTCATCTCATCGTTTATTGATCCAGATGAACTAACATCTACAGTGGTTGGTCTCGGAACTGCAGGATATGTGAGCACAATGGGTTTACTGTCTACAGCCTCGGGCCTTGCTTCCTACATTACCAGTTTTATTGATCCTCAGGAACTCGCTTCGACAGTCACAGGTTTGGCTAGTGCTAGTTATCTTTCCACCATGAACTTGAACTCCAGTATTACAGGTCTTGGAACACTTGGTTATGTTTCCACAGCCTCACTGATTTCAACAACAGGCAACATCTTGTATCAAATCAATACTTTGGGTCATCTATCTACATTGAATCTGAACTCCACTATTACAGGTTTAGGATCTGCAGGATATGTTTCCACAGCCTCACTGATTTCTACAACAGGTAACATCTTGTATCAAATCAATACTTTGGGTCATCTATCGACTTTAAATCTGAACTCCACTATCACAGGTTTAGGATCTGCAGGATACGTTTCGACTGCATCATTGGTCTCTAGTGTAGTAGGTCTATCACGATTTACAGCGACATCTGGTTTTATCTCTTCACCCAACCTGCTTTCCACAACAGGAGGTCTTACTACATACGTAGCCACTGCTGGTTTCATTTCGTCACCTAACTTGCTATCCTCAATGATTGGTGAAACGTTCTCCTTGGTTTCAACCACTGGAGGTCTAACACGGTTGACAGCAACCGCTGGTTTCATCTCAAGTCCCAATCTTCTATCGTCCATGATCGGTGAAACGTTCTCCTTGGTTTCAACCACTGGAGGTCTAACACGTTTCACAGCAACCGCTGGTTTCATCTCTTCACCCAACTTGGTTTCGACAACAGGAGGTCTTACTACATACGTAGCAACCGCAGGATTCATCTCAAGTCCCAATCTTCTATCGTCTATGATTGGTGAAACATTCTCCTTGGTTTCAACCACTGGAGGTCTAACACGATTCACAGCAACCGCTGGTTTCATCTCTTCACTCAACTTAACATCAACAGTCACAGGTTTAGGATCTGGAGGTTACGTATCAACTGCCTCTCTCATATCAACGACAGCATTTCTTTTGAGTAATGCTGGTGGAACAACACTAACATCAACTACTGTTGGTCTTGGAACCATAGGATATGTCTCTACAGCGTCTCTCATTTCTACTACAGGTAATATCCAGTATCAAATCAATACTTTGGGACATCTATCCACATTGAATCTGAACTCCACTATTACAGGTTTGGGATCTGCTGGTTATGTGTCAACAGCGTCCCTCATATCAACCACAGCATTTCTTTTGAGTAATGCTGGTGGAACAACTCTAACATCGACTACCGTTGGTCTTGGAACTATAGGATATGTTTCCACAGCGTCCCTCATATCAACCACAGCATTTCTTTTGAGTAATGCTGGTGGAACAACTCTAACATCGACTACAGTCGGTCTTGGAACTATAGGATATGTCTCAACCGCGTCCCTCATATCAACCACAGGAAACATCTTGTATCAAATCAATACTTTGGGACATCTATCCACATTGAATCTCAACTCCACTATTACAGGTTTGGGATCTGCTGGGTATGTTTCCACTGCCTCTCTCATTTCAACAACCGCGTTTCTCCTGAGTAACGCTGGTGGAACAACACTAACATCCACTACAGTCGGTCTTGGAACTATAGGATATGTGTCAACAGCGTCCCTCATATCAACCACAGCATTTCTTTTGAGTAATGCAGGTGGAACAACGTTAACATCCACTACCATCGGTCTTGGAACATTGGGTTATGTCTCAACTGCAACACTTCAATCGAGCATGTTTGGTCTTAATATATTTATTTCCTCATTTATTGATCCGACTGAACTCACATCCACTGTAGTCGGTCTTGGAACAGCTGGTTATGTCAGCACGATGGGTCTCTTATCGACTGCTTCTGGACTTGCGTCTTATATTACCAGTTTTATTGATCCCCAGGAACTCGCCTCAACTGTGCAAGGCTTAGCCAGTGCCAGTTATTTGTCAACGATGAATCTTAATTCCAGCATCACAGGTCTTGGAACTTTGGGTTATGTTTCTACTGCCTCTCTTATTTCTACAACAGGTAACCTTTTGTATCAAATCAATACTTTGGGTCATCTATCCACTTTGAATCTGAACTCTAGTATTACAGGTCTTGGATCCGCTGGTTATGTGTCCACAGCCTCTCTCATATCAACCACCGCGTTTCTCCTGAGTAATGCTGGTGGCTTATCTCTAGTATCCACTATTATAGGTCTTGGTTCAGCAAACTACGTCTCCACAGCCTCTCTTATTTCAACGACAGGAGCAATACAAAGAGGATATTTGACCGCAGGCTATTTATCGACTTTGAATCTAACATCAACAGTTCAAGGTCTTGGATCCGCAAGTTATATCTCGACAGCACAGTTTAATCAATCCTTTTCATCCTTTTCCACTGCAATCTCAAGAAACTTTTATTCACTCAGTGTCCAAATGTCGACCTTTGTAGCATCGAATGGATACGTTTCTTCATTAACAGTGGATCAAATCATATTTGGTGATGGTATTGGATGGGTTGATTTTGGACCTATACGTGCCACATCAGTCAGCACACTTCAAACTAATACTGGATCCTTATATGCAAATAATACATATCTTGGAACTGTTTCCTCTCAAACCGCGCTCCGATTTTATGGTCTTCAAGGCAACTTTAATAATACAGTGATTGCTGAACAATCCACAGGAACAGGAACTCAGGAACTTCTTTTCTTTAAAGGTTCTTCTGCATCGGATCGAATCCGATTCACCACCACAGGCTCTATTGTCTTTGAACCGCAGGTTACCTCTCAACTCTTCAGTAATAATCCTGCCTTGGCGGTTCCTACAATGACTCTTCAGAGTAACTTGGTAGGTATAGGAACAGCATCTCCAGGATCACTCTTAGACGTTGCAGGTCAAGGAAGATTCCAAACTGTCAGCACATTCTCATTAAATATCTCATCGATTAATGGACAAGCCTATGGTGCAGGAAATCTAACTACTTTGAATCTGAACTCAAGTATCACAGGCCTTGGCTCCATTGGTTATGTTTCCACCGCCTCTCTCATATCAACCACAGCCTTTCTTCTAAACAACGCTGGTGGCTTATCTCTAACATCGACAACGATTGGTCTTGGAACACTAGGTTATGTGTCAACTGCATCTCTTATTTCAACCACAGCAAATCTTACAAACTACGTAGCCACTGCTGGGTTCATCTCCTCACCCAACTTGATTTCAACAACAGGAGGTCTTACTACATTTGTAGCCACTGCAGGTTTCATCTCAAGTCCCAATCTTCTATCGTCTATGATTGGTGAATCGTTCTCCTTGGTTTCAACCACTGGAGGTCTTACACGGTTGACAGCAACTGCTGGGTTCATCTCCTCACCCAACTTGGTTTCCACAACAGGAGGTCTTACTACATTTATAGCCACTGCTGGTTTCATCTCTTCACCCAATCTTCTATCGTCAATGATTGGTGAAACGTTCTCCTTGGTTTCCACAACAGGAGGTCTAACAACATACGTAGCAACCGCTGGTTTCATTTCGTCACCTAACTTGCTCTCCTCGATGATTGGTGAAACGACCTCTCTTGTTTCCACAACAGGAGGTCTAACACGATTCACAGCAACTGCTGGCTTCATCTCCTCACCCAACTTGGTTTCGACAACAGGAGGTCTTACTACATTTGTAGCCACTGCTGGATTCATCTCAAGTCCCAATCTTCTATCGTCTATGATTGGTGAAACCTTCTCCTTGGTTTCAACCACTGGAGGTCTAACACGCTTCACAGCAACCGCAGGATTTATCTCTTCACCCAACTTAACATCAACTGTCACAGGTCTTGGTTCTATTAACTATGTTTCAACCGCCTCCTTAGTTTCAACTACAGGGGCTCTACAAACAGGCTATCTAACAGCAGGTTATCTATCTACACTGAACTTGATATCAACTGTAGGAGGATTAGGTCAAATCTACGTATCAACAGGTGCTGCTCTAACCATTCAGAACCTTCAATCATCCATTCAAGGTCTTGGATCTGCCAACTACGTTTCAACCGCCTCCTTAGTTTCAACTACAGGGGCTCTACAAACAGGCTATCTAACAGCAGGTTATCTGTCTACATTGAACTTGACATCAACTGTAGGAGGATTAGGTCAAATCTATGTATCAACAGGTGCTGCTCTAACCATTCAGAACCTCCAATCATCCATTCAAGGTCTTGGATCTGCTAACTACGTTTCAACCGCGACGTTACAATCGAGTATGTTTGGCTTAAACATTTTCATTTCATCATTTATTGATCCTACTGAACTTACGTCGACTGTGATTGGTCTTGGAACCGCTGGATATGTCAGCACGATGGGTTTACTATCTACAGCCTCTGGCCTTGCCTCCTACATTACCAGTTTTATTGATCCTCAAGAACTCGCCTCGACAGTCACTGGTCTCGCCAGTGCTAGTTATCTCTCCACCATGAATCTGAACTCCAGTATCACTGGGCTTGGAACACTGGGTTATATTTCAACAGCATCACTTATATCAACCACTGCATCTTTACAAGGAGGTTATGCAACTGCAGGCTTCATTTCAAGTCCAAATCTTCTTTCGTCAATGATTGGTGAAACATTCTCCTTAGTCTCAACCACTGGGGGTCTAACACGATTCACAGCTACTGCTGGTTTCATCTCGTCACCCAACTTGATTTCAACAACAGGAGGTCTTACTTCTCTTATAGCAACCGCTGGCTTCATTTCGTCACCAAACCTCCTATCATCCATGATTGGTGAAACATTCTCTCTTGTTTCAACCACAGGAGGTCTAACACGATTCACAGCAACTGCAGGATTCATTTCCTCACCCAACTTGATTTCCACAACAGGAGGTCTTACTTCTCTTATAGCCACCGCTGGATTCATCTCCTCACCTAACTTGCTATCGTCAATGATTGGTGAAACTTTCTCCTTGGTTTCAACCACAGGTGGTCTAACACAGTTCACAGCCACTGCTGGATTCATTTCATCACCCAATCTGGTTTCCACCACAGGAGGTCTTACTTCTTTTGTAGCTACTGCAGGCTTCATCTCCTCACCTAACTTGCTATCGTCAATGATTGGTGAATCATTCTCCTTAGTCTCAACCACAGGTGGTCTAACACGATTTACAGCAACTGCAGGATTCATTTCATCACCTAATCTTCTATCAACGGTAGGAGGTCTGGGTAATATTTATATTTCTACTACACGAAGCACGTTTTTTACACTTTCTACAGGCTTTTTAACAGCAAGTTCTATAAACTTATTGGATCCATTGAACTTCAACTCTACGAATACTTTAAGGACACAAAGCACACTTCTCTATTTTAATACCTTGGTGATTGGAGGCGCAAGAGTTGCCCAAGAACAACTCTTTACTTTCTAATCCCCTAAAAAGAAGATGGCCACCATCAAATGGAGAGCAGGTGGAACTCGACCCGCTACAATCAATAAAAACTTGTTTATTTCATTGGGCTTTATGCCCACAAGTATCGCTGGATGTACACTATGGTTAGATTCGACAGATTCGGGTTCAATCACCTTTTCATCAGGAAGTAATGTTGGTCAATGGAGAGATAAATCTGGCGCAGGGAATCATTTTGGAACTGTAGCTGGAACTGTTACTCGAATAACAGATGGCAGTTTTTCAGTTATTAATATTGCTTCAGGTGGGATTATGTCTTCAGCAAATCAGATTACTTTTACAGGATCATCAGCTTTTTTCATTGTTTCTCGTTTAAATTCTATTACTGCTGCTAATGCTGGAATGTTATTATCTTTTACAAATATAGGTGGTGGAGATAAAAGTATTAGGTTATTTGGACCTAACGGAATACTTGCTGGAACAGCTTCAATGGCAGGAGATGGAAATGAACTTGCGAATAATAACTATTATGTAAATGGAACATTCAATCCTTCGTTTGGAAGCAGTACTTACTTGAATGTATATTCGATCATTGGAACAGTGGCACCTCAATCAAGTGGAACTTCCTTTTTAACATTTTCAAGCTCATTTATGGCTCGTTATTTCATCGGAAATATTGCAGAGTTTCTCTTTTATCCTGGAGGCGTAACCTCCACTCAACGTGAGAACATTGAATCGTATTTAGCTCAGAAATGGGGATTAACCGCTTCCCTTCCTGTAGGACATCTCCATCTTACACAACCTGTTTCACTCATTTCAACTCCTGCAATCAATCCTGGGAGACTTTTTAAACGAACGATTGTTATTATTGATCCTACAGCAAAATACAGTGCATTTTTTAGTTCTGCCAATAATACTCTAAGTATGCCTTCAAATGCAGTCTTTGAACTAGGCACAAACAATCATACGATTGAGTTCTGGTTTTATCATACATCTCGTGGTTTATATGATACTATTTTTGCATATGGAAATAATCCGCCTCAGTGGACTTCCAGATCTAACTATTATATTAATATGGGATCAAATCAGTTTTTAGTAGTTCTTGGTAATGGTTCAGGTGGATGGGAAATGCTTCTTAGTGGAGGAACTCTAGTTACATTAAACACTTGGCATCATTATGCTCTTGTACGTAATGGATCTACATTCACCCTCTATATTAATGGAACGAGTCGAGGCACAGCAACCACTTCAGCACCGATTGGAACACAAGTTGGTTCATTAGTGGTTGGTTCCCATGGGGTAGGGGGTGGTGATGGTTATACAGGATATATTTCCAACTTCCGTTTTGTAGTTGGAACCGCTGTGTATACATCAAACTTCACTCCACCGACTTCACCGTTGACAGCCATTCCTAATACACAACTCTTAATCCAAGGATTAGTCGATAGGAGCCCAAATGCTTTTACATTGACAAATACGAATAATGTTACACTCGCCACAAATGTATCACCCTTTCCTTAGTTTAAAACTTAGACCCGTGTAGATTGTAAATGAGCGTTTATTCAAACTAAATTTGAATAAACTCCTCATTAGTATTAATAAAGTAACAATAAATGTCTAATACCAATATTTATGTTTTACGCCTTGAAGGTGATAGGTATTATGTTGGTAAAAGTGATAATATAATGAATAGATATGAACAACATCTTAATGGAAGTGGTTCTGCTTGGACTAGAAAATATAAACCAGTTTCATTAGAAAAGATTATTAAAAATGTATCATCATTTGAAGAGGATAAGGTTACAAAAGAATATATGTCTAAGTATGGCATTGATAAGGTTCGTGGTGGTTCATATGTTGAAATTCAACTTAGTAAGTTCCATACTGATGCTCTAAAAATGGAGATTTGGGCAGCAAAAGACCTATGTACTCAGTGTGGGAGATCAGGTCATTTTGTAAAGGATTGTCATGTCAAAATAGAGACTTCCGATAATATAATAGAATATGAAGAAGTGATTGCTGATGAATGGGGTTGCGAATATTGCAATAGAACTTTTACAACCGCATTTGGTTGTGGTGTCCATGAAAAATCATGTAGGGAAAAGAATAAGAAAATCTCAAATGTAAAACCAAAAACTAAGAAAGAGGGTGTTTGTTATCGATGTGGTCGTCCAGGACACTATTCACCAGATTGTTATGCAAGGACACATCATAAAGGTTATGTATTAGAATCGGATGAAGAGTTTGACTAAAACTCTTATTTAAAATCTGCACAGTTCTAAAAATCTAAAGGCAGAAAAGAATGTCAGCCCCGTCTTTTAAACGAAGAACTATTTTTAGTCCTACTCAGATTGCTGGCTGTCAACTCTGGTTAGATGCAGCCGATTCTAATACACTCACACTTTCAGGTTCAAGTGTGACAGCGTGGAACGACAAGTCTGGGAATAACTATCATATGAATACATTAACACCAAGTGCAAGATGGACAGGTAGTGCTGTATATCCAACCATTGGCACCTCGATTAATGGTCTACAAACTGTAAACTTTCTTGCTCAATCGGGTCTGAAACAAGGAACCACATTGGATGGAGTTAAAAATCTGTTTTGGGTGGGGCGTATTGCGGTTCCAGTCGGATCAGGAGATTTCAGTTTATTTCTTCTCGGTCATGATAGTAACTATGACTGGCATGGAAACCAATATGGTAATAAGTTTTTATATCCAGGCCTTACACAATCGGGTATTTTGAATGCATCACCAACTTCTCTATTTACAAATGATGTAAATGCTATTAGAGATGCTACATTCTCAAATGTGAATATGCCAACTGCTCCAAATGTGTCCATACTATCCGTTGCAGGTATTACAGGAACGACACGCTATCAAGGTATATGTTATGACAGAGGTGATAATCCTGGATGGTGTGGTGATTTAGCAGAAGTCATTATCTTTAGCACAGCACTCAGTGTATCGGATCGTCAGACGATTGAAGGTTATTTGGCACAGAAATGGGGCTTGACTGGTTCATTACCTCAGTTTCATGCAGGTTTAAGAAGCAAGATTTATCCATCTCTACCACAAAATCGTATTCTGAACTTAGCAAATACATCAACCTTTACACCTTTAAGCATTAGTGGATGTTCTATGTGGCTCGATGGAACAGATCCAGCAGGAACGGGTGTTATACCATCGAATGGAGCCACCATTTCAACATGGGTGGATAAGTCAGGGACTGGCACTAACTTAACAGCAGTAGGAACACCTACCTATACTTTGTCTAACTCTTCTGTGTATCTAAATGGTGGTTCATTTTTGCAAAATACCAACTTTAACTTCACAACCTATACACTCTTTATTGTATCAGTTCAACTATCTGGTGATGGTCCATTATATACAAATAATAAAACAACCTCTGGATATAGTGGGTTTTTCCCTCGCTACAGTAATGGAAACTATTATTTAGTTCAATCGGATGGTGGCTGGTACGCAGGAGGAAGTCCATTTGGAAATGGAACAACCTATATGTATTCGATACAATATGATAGTTTAAACAATATTAATGTGTGGTCTAATGGAAGCAGTTCACCTGTGATTACTGGAACTGCTGGAAGCATTACACGAAATATGTTTATTTTAGGAAAACGTGATACTTCAGGATTTTCTGATAATATGACAGGAAATATATTTGAAGTGATTCAATATAATACTGCTCTTACAACATTACAACGAGAACAAGTTGAAGGTTATCTGGCCCAGAAATGGGGTCTCCAGGCCAATCTACATGCAAGTCACTCGTATAAATCAGCATCTCCAAATATAATCATTCCCATCTCAAGGCCAAGAACATTTATATCGTTTATAGGCTTTCCACCATTATATTCGTTTACAAGTTTCACATTTACAAATGCTGGAGCAACCTTTCAAAGTGGACCAACACTTTCTCAATGTCGATCAGCATATGCAGGAACATCTTGGCTTTCAGAATATTTTACCATGACAACAACTGGTTATCAGATATGGACTGTTCCAAATACACAAAGATATGTAGTTATTTGTGCTGGAGCAGCAACTTACTCTCCTACAAACGGATTTGGATACGGAGTAGTTACTTTAACAGTAGTTTCGTTAACAAGAGGACAATCAGTTCAAATTCTTGTGGGACAAATGGGTGACATTTATCCAGCATATAGTAGTGCTGGAGGTGGAGGCTCTTTTCTTGCTTCTGGAACAACCCCTTTAACAGGTGAATGTATTGTGGCTGCTGGAGGTGGTGGCGGCTTCTTTGTTGTATCAACAACTGGTGCTAGTAATCAAAATGGAACAACTAATACAACTGGAAATACATCTTCAGTTGCAGGTGGCTCAGGAGGAAATGGTGGTTCTGGCATTAATCCTTATACACAAGGTGGAGCTGGATTTATTGGTAATGGTGGAGTACCTTCTAATAATAGTTATTCTGTGCCATTATCCTTTAGAAATGGCGGAACTGGAGGTGCAATGGCTACTCGATATTATGGTGGATTTGGTGGTGGAGGTAGTATATTTAGTAATACAGGAGGAGGGGGTGGTGGTGGATATTCAGGTGGAGGAGCAGGAGCTGGAATATATGGTGGTGGTGGAGGTTCTTTTCCATCTTCTTCTTCACTTGTTGGATATAATAAGGGACAAGGATTTGTAGTTATAAACTCAAATATTTATAGTTCAGTTCCATCAGGTGGTTCAATTTCAATCAGTTCTATGAGCCTTTCTGGAGCTACACTCGTAGTTTCATCACCTATAGATTCACAAGCATACGCATATTATATAACAACTTCAGGATCGAGTATAGTATCACCTTTATATTTTGATTTTTCTTTTTCATCAAATACTTTTAATATTAGTCTAACAATAACTCCTGGAACAACGTATTATGCTGCAATCGTTGGTATTAATAACATGGGTTCTAGTTCACCCATTTTTTCAAGCGCTTTTGTATTTCCAGGAACGATTTCTTCAGTTACATTATCAGATTTGTCATCCACTGGAGGTACATTAACATGGACAACTTCTTCTTTAGCAACTGGATATAACTGGTATGTTGGAACAGGCTATGGAACTGGAGTTATTGCTTCAGGATCAACAGCGTTAACAACAACTTCATTCACATATAACTTAATAAACTCTTATTATTATGGATGGGTACAACCAACATCTACCAATGGAACAATATTAGGACTGATAACTTACTCAATTAATGTATACTATACATCAGCATCTGGAACACTTTATGACTTTACTTCATTCACTTTTACAAATGCAGGAGCAACATTTCGTTTTGGCCCAACACTTGCTCAATGTCAATCTGCTTACGCAGGAACATCTTGGCTTTCACAATATTTTACAATGACAACACAAGGATATCAACTATGGACTGTTCCCGCTACAGGAACTTATACAGTTATTTGCGGAGGTGCTTCATCTGCCGCTGCTACATCAGTTACAGGTATATTATCATTTGGATATGGTGCCATTATAAGAACTACTCTTACATTATCTGTTGGGCAACAAATACAAATTCTCGTAGGACAAATGGGTCAGGCTCAATATATTAGTGGAGGTTTATCTTCATCGGGTGGTGGTGGTGGTACTTTTATTGCTTCTGGAACAAGTCCTTCTGGAGCAAACTGTCTTGTAGCCGCTGGTGGTGGTGGTGGTTGGTCTTCTAGAGGAGTTAACTCTAACGCAAATGCTTCACTAACTACAAGTGGAAATCGATCGATTGATGGTATTCTTGGTGGTTCAAATGGTAATGGTGGAGCAGTTTCAGCCAACTGGTCACATAGTGGAGCAGGATTTTTTGGAAATGGTAACTTTTCTGTATTAAACTATGTTGTGACTCCATCATTATCATTCATAAATGGCGGAAATGGAGGAACGGATTCATATGGTGGTTTTGTAGGTTCATTTGGTGGCGGTGGTGTAAGAAACACTGGAAATGGTGGAGGTGGAGGTGGTGGTGGTTATTCAGGTGGTGGAGCTTCATACTCTTCAGCTGGTGGAGGTGGTTCATTTCCATCAAATGCCACATTTATGGGATATAATCAAGGACAAGGATTTGTAGATATATATTCAGGAACGTTTAGTGCAGTTCCAACGGGCGGTTCAGTTTCAATAACTTCTTTTAGTCTAACTCAAATTTCATTCTCTATTTCACCAGCTACAAATGTAGTTCTATATGACTATTATATAACGAGTTCCGCCTCAAGTATAGAAAATCCTCTTTATTCAGGAACTACAAAAGCAACTAGTATGACTATAATAGTTAATCTACAGAAAAATATTACATATTATGTAGCAATCGTTCCAAAAAATCCATTTGGTTCTGGAACAACAGTATTTTCAAATGGATATATATTTCCTGGAGATACAACTGTCGGATTTACAAGCATGTCTACTTCAGGTTTTACATTATCATGGACCACTTCACTTGACGCAGTATCCTATGCGTGGTCTGTGACAACAGGAGTTAGCGGAGGTGGAACTTTAGTTTCTTCAGGAACGACAACATCATTAACAACTGGTGCCGTTTCTGTATCTTTATCAGCAGGAACAAACTATTATGGATATGTAATACCTAGTTCATCCTCTTCAACAGGCTCAACATATAGTACAGGAGCTATTCAGATTTCTGGTAGGGCAGATTTTACACATGTAGGATATTTACAAGCTTATACTGTGCCTTCTGGTGTTTCAAGTGTAACAGTTACTTTAAGAGGTGGTGGTGGAGGTGGAGGTGGTTATGCTTCTGGGGCTGCTGGTGCTTATGTAAATGGAACTATGGCAGTTACAGCAGGACAAACTTATTATATTATAGTGGGTGGTGGAGGATTTGGATCATCAAGTTCTGGCACACAATCAATTATTAATGCATTTGGTGGAGGTGGAATCGCAACTCCTGGGTGTATCTATGCTGGAGGTGGCGGTGGTCGTTCAGCTATACAAAATCCCTTGGGCACAGATTATGTAAATGCAGGGGGTGGTGGTGGATGTGGTTATGGTACTGGAGGTGCTGGAGGAGCAGTAGGAAATGCTGGAACTGCAATAGTAGGAGGTTCGGCAGGAGCTGGAGGAACACTCGATGGTGGACCCTCTTATCAAGGCGGAGACGGAACTGTACGTATCAATGGTGGAGATATTGGGGGTGGTGGAGGTGGTGGTGGATATCGAGGAGGTAGTGGTAGTCCTTCTGGAACTGTTAGTGGAAGCGGAGGTGGTGGTGGCGGATCGTCATTGACAAGCAATCTTACAAATGTTACGGTTACAACGGGTGGAGGAGGCTCAGCAGGTGGAAACTATCAACAGGGTGGAAACGGTTCTATCACAATTGTTGTTTAAAGGCTAACTTAAACCATTCTTGTTAATACTGAGTATCTAAGATGGCTAAACTCGTTTGTAGAGGTAAATCACTCGGTTTTACGATTCTACCTTATTCATTTAGTCTTATGAAGACACTTCAAAGGGAACTACTTACATATCCCAGTGACGAAGTGCTTGGATATGTAACACATAATGAAGATGTTAATGAACGTAAATTTATTTATACAGAGTCAGGGAGACTTACGGAAGTCAGTGATCATTGGGCATTGGATATTCTTAAAGAGTTTCCTTATGTTGAAGAGGAAGGCCCATGGATTGTCTACACTTGTTCACCTGAACGAGCAGAAATCGCCTTCCAAAAGATTTCTGCTAATGAAGCTCTACGTATTCATAACTGGGATACCTGGTATGTAAAAGGCAAGGAGGATAATGTAGCAGTTATTACTTCTTGGGAAATATTTTAAAATATCTATACTTTATTAAATAAATGTCTTCACCTTATTGGCGCTTTATTCATTATTTTGCAATCCATAATGATAGAGATCTTATTCTTCAAGTTAAACGCTTTTTTTCATTTGATGATTTGAGCGGAGTATGGCATGAACCGACAACAGAAGAGAACTTAGTTGAATGGTCACGTAGTATGCACAATACAATGAATAGTAAAACGGGTAAATATGATCAATGGGATTCGATAGATTTCCATATTGCACAAAAACCAACCTGTGATCTATGTGTAAATAATCTTGTTTATCGATTTCCATGGGATTTTATACATTCAGTTGCTAAACAACCTAACTCAATGGAGTTTTTAAAAGAGTTTAATACGAAATATCCATGTAATACATGTAGAGGTAACTTATTGGATGAACCACATGAAAATGAATCGACACTTGATTGGACATATCGTAATCATCAACGTCTTGATCCATCTTATTCTCCTCCAGTAGAAAATCCTGATGATTTACTTGTTCCATATGGGTTTTATAGAGATCCTTTTACAAATCAGTTTGTTATCTTGAGAAATCACTCTATTAATCTTCTTTAGTATATGATCTTATCCAACATAAGTAGATAGAAGATACTATGTTACGGGTTAAAATGACTCCTTCAACCATTTTCACTCCAACACAGATTACTGGGTGTGCTTTATGGTTGGATGGATCGGATCCTGCTGGAACAGGTGTTCAACCATCGAATGGAGCCACGGTTTCAACGTGGGTCGATAAAGCAAGTGCAAAGAATGCGACTGCTACTGGAACACCAACATATCTTTCAGGAGGTGGTATTAACTTCAATGCTTCCCCCTATTTTTTGAATCAAACCTTTTCAATGAATCTCTCACAGCGTTCTATTTTTATTGTTATGCAAGAAACAAGTCGTAATACTGGCGCAGGTGTAATTCCATTTATTCCAACTCCATCTTCTGGTAGTGATTACAATACTACTGGTGGACTTGCCATTGAAACAGCAAGTGGACTTAGATTTTTGGGAAACTATGGGCCTCCTCCTGGTTCTTATCTATCGGCTTTGGGAAATACGAATTTACTCGTTAAAGCCATCTATAATGATAGTATGAATGGAACAACAGGTTCTGGATATTTGAATGGAACCAACTCTACGAATGTAACAGCAGATTATACAGCATCAAACTGTTCTGGATATGTTTTGGGAGGAAGATGGGAATTAGGAAGTGTTTTTGGTTCAAGTCGATTGAATGGTGTGATCTATGAAGTAATTGTATTTAATACACCATTAACAACAGCACAGAGACAACAAGTCGAAGGATATTTAGCACAGAAATGGGGTTTAACTGGCTCGTTACCCCCATTTCATCCTGGTTTAAAAAGTCGTTTATTTCCCTCATTAACAAAAAATACTATTTTAAACTCAACAAACTTTCTACCAACGAGTATTCCTGGGTGTAGAGTATGGTTTGACGCATTTGATGCTTCTTACACGGTCTCAGGAACAACTGTAACAGGATGGACAAATAAAACAGGAAACGCAAATGCAAGCACTGGTAGTGGAACAGTCAGTATTAATCAAGCAACTCTAAATGGTAAATCCTCTGTAAGATTTGCAGCAGGAACTAACTATTTGAACGTAGGAGCTCAAACTTATACGACTTCGTATAGAAATCAGTTTTTTGTTGTAACAGTTGGTGCTTCTAGTTCTGGATATTGGTATTTAAACTGCAATGATTCTATTTGTGGACAATGTTATTCGTGGACTAATGGTGATATTGAATTAAATAAATCTGGTACTGGTGGAATTCTTACAAATCCTATAGGATATTTTGGTTCAACAAGTGTTGTGAGTATCTGTACATCTTCAGGTGCGAATACAGGAATCTGGGTGAATGGAGTGAGTCAATTATTGTTTGAAAATAACGTTGGAACTGGAGGATTTTGGTCAGGAGGAACAACTTCTGTTGTTATAACACTTGGAGGAGAAAATGGAAGAACAACAGGAACATTGGATATGTATGAACTTTTACAATATGATGGTGAACTCACAACAGCACAGAGACAACAAATCGAAGGATATTTAGCCCAGAAATGGGGTTTGACTGGCTCGTTGCCCCCATTTCATCCTGCTTTTAGAAGCAAGTTGTATCCAAGTCTAACACGAAATCGTCTTTTATATGCACGAGGCTTTTCACCTTTATCGATTCTTGGATGTCAACTATGGCTCGATGCGAATGATCCAGCAGGAACGGGTATTCAACCCGCGAACAACTCTACAGTTTCAACGTGGGTCGATAAATCTGGCAATGGAAGGAATACAACTACTACAGGAACAGTAACATATTCTAACTCTGGAATATCCATTACAAGTTCATCTTCTTATCTAACAGGCTCTTTTGGTTCACCTGACTATACAGGAACAACACTAACAGCTTTTATTGTTGCAAGTATGAGTAGTTCATCGGGTTCAGTAGGAAGGTTTTTCTCATTAGGAAAAGTTGGAACACAAGACTGGGATAATCTAGCTTCTTTTGTTGCGTTTGGTCGAGGAGGAGGATTACTACTACGACCCTATCGAACTTCCCCAACACAAAATCCCCCTTCAATTCCAGCCTATGACACACGGTTTCTCGCTACCTCGGGTCAAACTCCATCATTATTATTTAATTCTATCAATGGAGGAATATTAAGCACACAGGCTCTTAGTGGATCCTTTGCTATTAATGCGTATCGCATTGGTAATGACTTACTAACTGATGATGTAAATGAACAGTTCAATGGCATTATCAATGAAATCGTTCTTTATTTTTCAGAACTAACTATCGCTCAACGACAACAAATCGAAGGCTACTTAGCATGGAAATGGGGTATTCAAACAAGTCTTTTCTTAGGCCATCCCTATTTGAGAGGAGTACCTATGGATACTAGCTTTTCACCTTTATCAATTGATGGATGTCAACTATGGTTGGATGGTAATGATCCTTTAGCAACAGGTTCTCTACCTGCTAACAATGCGACGCTTTCAACATGGGTCGATAAGTCTGGTAATGGATATAATGCAACAGCTGCTCCTTCGAGAACTGCTGGAACCTATTCAACCACTCTTAGAGCAGTGTATTTTCCTACCTCAACTACAGGTTATATCACCAACTATACTGCGGCTCCAACGAATGAAACCATGTTTGTCGTCTTCAATAATCCAACGGCATCGTATTATAATAATATTCTAATTGGTGGTGTGCAAGGAGCGAGATCATTAGGTGCTGGATATTCTGGTAATGGTGGTAATATAGTCGGTGTAGTTGGTAACTTAAATACTCAAGTTGCTTGGCTCGCTAGAACAGATGTAGGAGGAATCTATACTTTAGGAACTACTGCACTTGTAACATCTGAGTTTACAACGTCAACGAACACTATTTCATTGAATGGAGGGACTGTAGGCTCTGGTGGCGCTCCAGGATTTACTGCAGGAAGAGTAACTTATTTAGGGGTAGATGCTACGAATGCAACTTTTTATTATGTTGGTTACGCAATGGAAATCATCTTTTATAACTCAGTTCTCAACCTAACACAACGACAACAAGTTCAACAATACTTGGCTCAGAAATGGAACATTACCTTAGCATAAATGCTGTGTCATTCTAATAGATGATTCAAACGGCTTCGGCACAAGAGTTTCCTGTTTCAAACGCATTTCTTCCAACAAGTATTGCTGGATGCGCCCTCTGGTTAGACGCAGCTGACGCATCCACAGTAACAGGCACATCAAGCGTGACGAAAGTAGCCGATAAGTCAGGTAATGGTGTGAATTTATCGAACGCGACAGGCTACAGTTATCCGAATAATACCTTCAATGGAACCTATCCGTCCTTTTTTTGCCCGAATGGATTTGCACAAGGAAGCTCAGCAACTCTCGGATATAACGCGGCCTTTGCACTTACGATGCCTTTTTCTATCTTCTTCGTGGGCGTTCAGACAAATCTATCAACCTATGGAGATCTCTGTGACTCTGCTCCCGCCTCAGGGGGGACAAATCGTATTTATGTATTAACGGATTTACAACAATTTAATTCTCGTATTGGAGGTGGACCAGCTGCTTCTGGCAGCAACTTCGTCGTGAATTTCATGTATGTCGCTGGAACAGGAGCATCGGCAACCTTTGTCAATGGATCTTCTTATAATACTGGAACAGTCTCACAGTTTACATGCTCTGGTATCACAGTAGCCAACCGTTATAGTTTAAATGAGTCTTTTCCAGGTCATATTTGTGAGGTTCTTGCCTTCAATGTTGGCTTGACCATTGCACAACGACAACAAGTGGAAGGCTATTTAGCATGGAAATGGGGTCTCCAGGCCAATCTACCTGCAGGCCATCCCTATAAATCAGCAGCTCCCACTGGATCATCGAATGCACGATCCTTGATTGTAAAGGGAAACCCTCCTACTGTGTTTCCTCTCTCTATTCAACTAAATGCAACTATCAAAAATGCTAAAAATCCAGTAAATCCAGTGATTATCACTACAAACTTAGTTGAGAACTTGGATGCTTCAACCTATATATCTGGATCCACATGGACTGCTCTTGTAGGAAATAACTATTTAATCACAGGAACCTTTACTAAGACCTCAACTCCTGGAGGATCCACTGCGATTGTGCTTGACGGTTCATCCTATGCTCAAGACCAAACTGGTATTACATCTTCAACACTGTATTTATATACACTGGATCTCTGGTTTTATTCTGCCGCTGGACAAAGTGCTAGTATTGTCGGTGAAGGTGGTCAACAGAACCTTGGTGGATGGAATGTTACAGTCATTAGTGTTGAATCCAATACGGTTTCAGTTGGATTCTGGATAGGAGGTGTCTATCGATTATCGGTTGGCTCCTACACAGCAAATACATGGACGCATGTAGCCTATTCTTATAATAATACGACAGGTGCAGTTATCGGATATTTGAATGGCCAGAGGGTAGCAACTGGAACCGCAACAAAACAATGGCCATCGACTATATTTTACACAACTGGAGGTGGTATGAATCCTTTTGGAAACTTTACAGGACGTATTGGTGCTTTTAAAGTGTATACTACAGTTCTCACAGATGCACAAGTCAATCAGAACTATAATGCTCTTAGATCCCGTTTTGGTTTATAAAAAAGATATCTGTTTAAGAGATGGTCAAGCGTAGTTTAAAAAAAACCAGAAAACAACGTGCTGGAAAGTTTATAAGAAAAGGCTCCTATGGATGTGGATATTATCCTGCGTTAAAGTGCGAGGGTGAAAATGTAAGAGAACCCGGTTTATTTAGTAAACTGATGCGTAAAAGTGATGCGATCGAGGAGTTCAGACAACACGATTTACTCTTTCCTATTGATCCTGACCAATCCTATTTGCTATATCCACTCAAGATGTGTAAACCGAATCTCAAATCTTTTAACTCAGGTGACCCAAATAATAATACAAAAAACTGTGATGAACTATTTGAGAGGAATAATGATAAAATGATCTTGATGTATAATAATGGTGGACCTGATCTAAATAAAATCAATCTCAAGGCCGAGGACTATGCTCCATTTTTTAGAGATTTACTCCAACTCTTTGAAGGTCTTAAGTTAATGCATGACAATGATATTGCGCATTTAGATATAAAAGAAGAAAATACAGTCCATGAACGTATTTCTTCAAATCCTATTGCCTATCGATTCCGATACATTGATTTTGGCTTAAGTCGTAAAACAAGATTCCGAACTATGGATACTGTATATAGTGCCTACTATTTTTCTTTTCCGTATGAACTTCGTTTTATTCATCCGATCTTTGAAGAAGAAGATATAACAACTGCTTCAGTGATTGAGTTTATAAAAAACAGTTATGATCTTGCAAAATTTAACTTTTTCTATCCAAGCAGTTTTATATTACCTCAGTATTCATCAAACCCTGAAGCCATTAAGTATGCGAAAAAATGCTTTGAAGAAATCTTTGATCAATATAAAAACTCCGAGATTTCAGTATCGGATATTCAGAAAGGCACTGATATATTTGCTCTTGGTCGTCTATTGAGTTATATCTATGGTTCATTAATAGGTCATAAATGGCTTAGAAATAATATAGAGGCTATGATCTATCTTCCTAAAGTTCAGATAAAAAATATCGATGATGTAGTGTATAGTCGATTTACGGCGATCAATACTATGGAAGAAGGTCCTATTAAAGAGTGGAATGAACAAGTTGCAAATAAGATTTCCTTTCCAATCTATCAACTTATTAAATCAATGATTCATTTACAGCTTGATCATCGTTACAATATTGATGAGGCACTTGAAGAATATAAAAAACTCATTCCAGCAATGGAGGAACTTTTTAGCAAAGAGAATATTGAAAAATACCATTCACATATTTTCACTTATTTGGCTTCTCCTAATCAAAAGAATACAACAAGAAAGGGTAAACTTCAGCGTCAAAAAGGGTTTCGCATTCCCAGCTACTTAAGAGGTAGTATAACGAATAGTTCAAATGCTTCTAAGATGAATACTAGTTCAAATGCTTCTAACATGAATAGTTCAAATCCTTCTAACATGAATAATAATTCAAGTCCTTCTAATATAAACAACTTAATAGAATAGGATGTCGGTCACGATTAAAGAAAGATTATCTGGATTTAATCCTTTATCGATTAACGGATGTCAACTTTGGATGGATGCATCCGATTCGAGTTCTGGTTCGATGAATCTCAGCGGTTCAACGGTGACGCAATGGAAGGATAAATCTGGAAATGGAAATAATACAACTGCTTATTCTGGAACACCCACCCTTGTATCCAGTGCGATTAATGGAAGATCAGCTATTTCAATGTCAGGTGGATATTTTACAGGTCCATTTGCCACAGCAAATACAGGTACTCAAGTACACGCATTTGCTGTTATTTCAATCGATTCTAGTTCGGGTGTATGGCCTCGTCCTCTATCACTCGGTCGTCCAGGAGAACATGATTTTAATGATCCAACTACGACATTTGCCATTATTCGGTATTCAGGCAGTCAAGATGTAGCGATTGGTCGCAATGGTCAGTATTTGAATGTAGGATTTCCATCCTATAGTTCACCTTTCTTAGTCCAATCGTCACATAATGGTCCAACGGAGTTCATGAGCATCAACGGAAATCTGACAGTCAACTCACTAAACACAGGTCAAACGGGTAACTTTAATATCACATCTTATGGATTAGGCATCAATACAAATACAAGTGATTATTTTGTATGGAACGGATATTATGCTGAAGTTCTGTATTATAATGTTCAACTCTCTACCGATGATCGTCAAAAGGTCGAAGGCTATTTAGCATGGAAATGGGGTCTTCAAGGTAATCTTCCATCAGGTCATCCTTATAAGGGATCCGCACCTGAAGGAAGTCTTACAGGATACAACTTGACCTTTCCTTTAAAACTCAAAAGTTCAAACGTCTTTGTTCCCCCGCAAATCTCTGGATGTCAGATCTGGTTTGACGGAGCGGATCCATTAGGAACAGGTGTTATACCAAGTAATGGAGCCACTGTGTCAACATGGGTGGATAAGTCTGGGAGTGGTTTCAATGCGACTGTTGCTTCTGGAAAAGTGGCTGCAATCTATTCTACAGCAAATAATGCAATGAACTTTGCTAGTTCAAATACAGGGTATGTGACAAGTTATACTGCAAATCCGACTAATGAAACGATGTTTGTGGTGACTAATAACTCAACACTGAATGTAAATAACTTTATTATAATAGGTGGTCAAAGTGGAGCACGATCTCTGAGCGTTGCATCAACAGGAAATGGCTTAGGATCAGTTGGTAACTTGAAAAATCAAATCGCTTTTTTGGCTAGTACACCAGGAGGAACCTATACAGCAGGCACTACTGTAATGGTAACGTCTCAGTTCACCAGTTCAAGTAACTCTATTTCATTAAATGGAGGAACAACTATATCAGGTGGTGCTCCAGGATTTACTGCAGGCACAACGACTTATTTAGGAGTGGATACAACAACATCAGCCTATTATTATATTGGTCTTGCAATGGAAATCATTTTTTACAACTCGGTTCTGAATACTACACAAAGACAACAAGTCGAAGGCTATCTTGCATGGAAATGGGGTCTCACATCCAATCTGCCTACATCGCATCCTTTTTATGTAAGACCCATTGCGCCCTTTAGTTATCAGTATGCTTCATTACAAAGAAAAGCTGTTATGCGTTTTGTAACACCTCTTTTATCTCAGGGTTGCGCTTTATGGTTAGATGCCAATGATACTACAAGTATGACACTTGTCAATGGTAATCAATTGAGTCAATGGAATGATAAATCTGGCTCTTCACGAAATCTTCAGACACAGGGCATGTCATCAGCGATTACACTTCAGTTCAATAATAACGTTCGATTTATTAACTTTAATAATCAAATAGGCAACAATGCCTATATGAATACAACTGCTTTTACACAACTTCCTCAGATGTCAATGTTTATGGTATTTACTCCTTTGACAAAAACAGGTTCATCAAACTATTTTTGGACCTGGAGACCTGTGGGTGCTTCCAATCGACTACCTGCTCTACAGTTCAATACTGCTTCGAATACATTACTTCCTTTTACAACGAATGCTGGATCGGTTGGAGCTCCTTCTACTATTATGACTGTAGGCCAGACCTATTTACTCTACATGGATTTTAGTAATAACTCTACAAATAGAATTAACTTATCTTTGAATGCTTCAACAACTACATTGACAGGAACCTTGCCGACATTTAATACCTTTCAGAATGAGTTTTCACTTGGAGGTGATACTTCTGGTAGTGGTTCGATGAATCTGAATGAAGTGATTATGTATAATAGTATTTTACCTACAGCACAAAAACAACAGATGGAAGGCTATCTCGCATGGAAATGGGGTATTCAATCGAATATTCCCTCAAATCATCCATATACCTTGGTCCCACCTTCGTTCCCTGGCATTCAATATAGCAACTACTTAGTGAACTTTCCAGCATTTCGAGATACAACCCCATTCTATATCGTTTCAGCATTTCCATCCGTGGGAAATAATGAACTCCGTATAAATCAAAATACTACCTCAGTTGCCGCCGCTGTCTGGTTTAGCACACCGATGAATATTCAGACTTTTACAACATCTTTTGTTATGCGATTTGATTCTACGAATGGAGATGGAGCCACTTTTTGTATTCAAACAACTGGATCGAATGCTCTTGGTGCAACAGGGGGCGGATTAGGATATCAAGGTATTAATCGAAGTGTATGTGTTACATTAAAGACCTATAATGGTGCTAATGGACAGTTTAGTGTGGATTATCTATTAAATGGTAACGCTCCATCTTTAACAGGCGCCAGCGGAGTTTTAAATAACAGTATGAATCTACAACCCAATACAACCTGGTTTTTTAATGTTCTAATCAGCTATAATGGAACGACCTTGTCATGGACCGTTCGAAATCTCTTAAGCACGTCACTTTTCTATTCCTCGAATGCGACTGTTAATATTCCTCTTACTATGGGTAACTCTAATACGGCCTTTGTTGGATTTACTTCAGGCACAGGAGGTGCTACTGAAGCATGTACGGTGAGTTCATGGCTATATAATAACTAAAAATAGTGTAATATAGTAATGACATCATTGTCAGAATCTTCTTCATTTAGTCCCACTTCAGTCTCTGGGTGCAAACTCTGGTTAGATGCGGCGGATACAAGCACATTTATAATGAATGGATCTAATATATCTTCATGGATAGATAAAACAGGTAATGGATTCAATGTAATACAAGCATCGGCAGGGTCTCAGCCTACACGTGATACAAATTCAGTTGTATTTGGCTATTCGTCAACTCTTCAGTTCTCTGGAAGTGTAGGTATTCATGAAAATTCGTATACAGCATATATGATTTATAAATGTCAAATTGTTGAATCTGGAATAAATTTGCTAGATTGCAGAGATTCAACAACTGGATATATGTTTGTAAATATTCAATTCTTTTCGTGGACAGCATCAGCAGCAGCGTATTCACGAGCATGGACACCTACACAAAATATTACTATCTTAGGATTTAACAATACACCTGCATTTATTTACAATAAAAGTGTCAATGGTTCTTCATTTTCACCTGGAGGAGATGGATGGTCTCCAAATGGAGCAGCCTCATATTTCCGTATAGGTGGATTTCCTGGAAATATCTATGAATGTCTTCTTTACACACGATCTGTAACATCGGCTGAACACAATCAAATCACGGGTTATCTTGCGTGGAAATGGAGTGTGCAAAACTTGTTACCAGTAGGCCATCCGAACTATTCGGTCAATGGCTTTCCCTCTCCACCCTTTCCTCTCTTTGCCTTGCCCACAAGTGCTTTTAGGGCAAGTACGAACCCAGCTTTGTTTTCACCTACGAGTATCGCAGGTTGTCAACTGTGGTTGGATGCAGCGGATACTTCATCTGCATCCATGACTCTATCTGGAAATAATGTATCTGTTTGGAAAGATAAATCTGGAACTGGTAATAATGCAGTAGGAACTGTTCCACCTACATACGATTCTGCTTCAAAATATGTTTTATTTAATGGTTCAACACAGTACTTCACATTGCCTGATGGAACCTATCCATTTGGTAATACGCCTTACAGTATTTTTATAGTTGCCTATACTCGAAATGCAGGAAATCCTCAATGGGTAGTTTGTGGAGGAGGTGAGTCAACAAATCAAGCATTAGGACTTCTTTTTTACTATACAAATGCTGTCTGGCATAGTTGGTGGATAAATGAATATAGATTTGATAACTCTATTACGAATAATGTTCCAGCTATTGTGAATATATCTTATGCTACTTCAAGGTCTATTATTGTAAATGGTGGAACAGCTTCTGTGAATAATGCTGGTTCCAGGTCAAGTACAAATAGTCCTAACTTTATTGGACGCAGACCTGGAGGTCAGTTTTTTGACGGTGGTTTGGCTGAATGTATTGTTTTCAATTCGGAGATATCTGTTTTCCAAAGACAACAAGTTGAAGGATATTTAGCTTGGAAATGGGGTATCCAGGGATCCCTACCTGTAGGTCATCCGAACTATTCAGTCAATGGCACAGTAGTAGGACCATTTCCACTCTCTGTGCTCCCTACGACACCTTTTAAGATTCAACTTCTTCCATTCAATGTTACAACCACTTTTACTTATACGGGTGCTGATCAGACGTATGTGGTTCCTGCGAATATCACAAGGATCACAGTCTATATGTGGGCAGCAGGTGGTCAAGGAACAACAACAATCAATGGATCCTTTTATGGAGGAGCAGGAGCCTATGTTGAAGGAGTTCTTGCAGTGACACCAGGCGAGACTCTCACTATCTATGTAGGTCAAAGAGGAACTCCTGGACCCACATTTGCTTACAAAAATGGAGGATATAACAGTGCAGGAGATCTAGGAACTGGCACTGCTGGTGGTAGATCAGGTATCGCTAGAAGTTCAACAAATATTGTTGCTGTAGGTGCGGGTGGTGGAGGAGGTGGTAACGGAAATGGAGGAGCAGGAGGTATAAGTTCAGGAAGTGCTGGAACTGGAACCAATCCAGGTGGAGGAGGCACACAATCCGCTGGTGGAACTGCTGCTTCCAGTAGTTATAACAGTGGAGGTGTTGGGCAAAACTTTGGTGGAGGCACTGGCCCTGGTGCGTATGGTGGTTCTGGAGGTGATGGATTTTATGGAGGTGGAGGTGGAGCAGCTTTTGGTAGTGGTCAACTCGGTGGTGGCGGCGGCGGTGGATCTTCATTAACAAGTAATCTAACCTCTCTTGTTACATTTGTAAGTTCAAATGGATATTCAGCTCCAAATACAAGTTCTCCATATTATACATCGAATATAGCAGCAGGAGGCCTTGGAACAAGCGGAACTGCTGGTAATGGCCTTGTTGTCATTTTATATTCGAACTAAACTCAAACAATTTAATCCATAATCTCCTCTCTGGCTGAATAGATAGAGGCTACCCAATGGCTTCGTTGTTTAGCACAGTGACAGAAGTAGGGTTGGTCGATACCAGGAACAATCCTGGTACCATCCAGCTTCCAAGAACTAATGCGATTCCTGGTCGTATTCTTAACCTCAAAGATGCTTACGGCAACTTCTCAAGAAAACAACTGACTGTTACAACAACAGGGGGTGACCTTTTTGAAGACGGTTCCTCAAGCAAGTCATTCACAAATGATTTTACATTCGTTCAACTCTATGCTGGAACCAATAATATCTGGTATATTCTTACAGGCACATTACTTACATCACAGACTGTATCATCCATTACGGTTTCCACTGTGCAGGGTGATGGATCACTTCTTCGGAACCTGCCCGCGATCTCCACATTGTCTCTTCTCTCGACAATCCAGGGTCTTGGATCTGCAGGATATGTGTCAACTGCGTCACTCATCTCAACAACTTCAAATCTTCTGTATCAACTTAATACCTCAGGTCATCTCTCGACTCTGAATCTTACATCAACCGTCCAAGGTCTTGGATCTGCAGGATATGTTTCAACTGGGTCACTGATCTCGACAACTTCAAATCTTCTGTATCAACTCAATACCTCAGGTCATCTCTCAACACTCAATCTTACATCAACCGTCCAAGGTCTTGGATCTGCTGGATATGTGTCATCTGCTTCCCTTTTTGCGATTGTATCCACTTTTTCAACTTCATTAGGCACGAGTTTCTTTTCACTCTCAACGGGTGTATCTTCCTTGAATGCATCGAATGCACGTATTTCGACGCTCTATGTCGATAACTTGATTATTGGAACGGGAACAGGCTGGGTCGATATTGGCCCTCTTCAAACGGTTGCCATCAGCAGTATTCAAGCAACTACAAATACTCTGTTTGCCACTCAGGCCAGCACATTAGCACTTAGTGTTTCAACGATTAATGGACAACCTTATACTCCTGGTGGTGGTTCTATCACAGGTGCGATCTATACATCTTCGTTGAACTCGACAGTTCAGGGCCTTGGATCAGCAGGATATGTGTCGACTGCTTCTTTGATTTCAACCACAGCATTTCTTCTAAATAACGCTGGTGGTTTATCTCTAACATCGACAACGATTGGTCTTGGAACCATAGGTTATGTATCGACTGCTTCTCTGATTTCAACCACAGCATTTCTTCTAAATAATGCTGGTGGCTTATCTCTAACATCGACAACCATTGGTCTTGGAAGCATAGGTTATGTCTCTACAGCATCTCTGATCTCAACCACTCAAGCACTTCAATATGGATATCAAACAGCTGGATTTATCTCTTCGCCTAATCTTCTCTCGTCGATGATTGGTGAAACGGCATCTCTTGTCTCTACAACAGGTGGTCTAACACGGTTCACAGCTACCGCTGGATTCATCTCTTCACCAAACCTCCTATCATCCATGGTTGGTGAAACTGTATCCTTGGTTTCCACGACAGGTGGTCTAACCACCTACGTAGCCACTGCAGGATTCATTTCGTCACCCAATCTGGTTTCAACAGTAGGAGGTCTTACAAACTACGTAGCCACTGCTGGCTTCATCTCGTCACCAAACCTCCTATCATCCATGATTGGTGAAACTGCATCTTTAGTTTCAACAACAGGTGGTCTAACACGCTTCACAGCAACCGCAGGCTTCATCTCTACTTTGAACCTTACATCGACTGTCACAGGCCTCGGCTCTGCAAACTATGTGTCCACTGCCACACTTCAATCGAGCATGTTTGGTTTAAATGTATTTATCTCTTCCTTTGTGGATCCTACAGAACTCACTTCGACAGTCATTGGTCTTGGAACGGCAGGATATGTAAGCACCATGGGTCTCTTATCGACTGCTTCTGGACTCGCCTCCTATATTACCAGTTTTATTGATCCCCAGGAACTCGCCTCGACGGTCACAGGCTTAGCCAGTGCCAGTTATTTGTCCACCATGAACTTGAATTCCAGTATTACAGGCCTTGGAACCCTGGGCTATGTTTCCACTGCCTCTCTCATCTCTACCACAGCAAATATACAAGGAGGTTTCTTAACTGCTGGCTTCATTTCGTCACCCAATCTGCTCTCCTCGATGATTGGTGAAACTGCATCTTTAGTTTCAACTGTAGGTGGTCTAACACGATTCACAGCAACTGCTGGATTCATCTCGTCACCCAACTTGATTTCAACGACTGGTGGTCTTACTTCTCTTATAGCAACCGCTGGCTTCATTTCGTCACCAAACCTCCTATCATCCATGATCGGTGAAACTGCATCCTTGGTTTCAACCACTGGAGGTCTGACACGATTCACGGCCACTGCAGGATTCATCTCCTCACCCAACTTGATTTCAACGACTGGAGGTCTTACTTCTTTTGTAGCAACCGCTGGTTTTATTTCATCACCTAACTTGCTATCATCCATGATTGGTGAAACTGCATCTTTAGTTTCAACCACTGGAGGTCTAACAAACTACGTAGCCACCGCAGGATTCATCTCAAGTCAAAACTTGATTTCAACGACTGGTGGTCTTACTTCTCTTATAGCAACCGCTGGCTTCATTTCGTCACCAAACCTCCTATCATCCATGATTGGTGAAAGTGCATCCTTGGTTTCAACCACTGGTGGTCTAACACGGTTTACAGCCACCGCTGGTTTCATTTCCTCACCCAACTTGGTTTCGACAACAGGAGGTCTTACAGCCCTTGTAGCCACAGCAGGTTTCATTTCATCACCAAACCTCTTATCATCCATGGTTGGTGAAACATTCTCCTTAGTTTCAACAACAGGAGGTCTAACCACCTACGTAGCCACTGCAGGATTCATTTCATCACCCAATCTGGTTTCAACAGTAGGAGGTCTTACTTCTTTTGTAGCCACCGCTGGTTTTATTTCATCACCTAACTTGCTTTCCTCGATGATTGGTGAAACAGCCTCTCTCGTTTCAACAACAGGTGGTCTAACACGGTTCACAGCCACCGCAGGATTCATCTCTTCACTCAACTTAACCTCGACTGTTCAAGGTCTTGGCACAGCAGGGTATGTCTCCACTGCGTCCCTCATATCAACCACCGCCTTTCTCTTGAGTAATGCTGGTGGAACAACGTTAACATCGACAACGATTGGTCTTGGAACTATAGGCTATGTCTCTACAGCATCACTCGTCTCAACCACAGCAAATATACAAGCTGGTTACGCAACCGCAGGTTTCATATCTTCACCTAACTTGGTCTCCTCTGTTACAGGTCTTTCAGGATCCCTCATTTCAACAACAGGAGGCCTCACACGATTGACAGCAACTTCAGGCTTCCTATCGACTCTCAATCTAAACTCTACTGTTACAGGCCTCGGATCATCTGATTATATTTCTTCATTACAACTCACATCGACTACATCAGGAACATATAGTTTTATTTCCACATTTGTATCATCAAGTATTGCAGCACAACCATATTATTATGTAGGTGAACAACTGTATCTGAACTATACTATCTCATCACCTACCGTCTCTACAGGATATCATCAACTTGGAATACAAAATCTCTTGGGAACCAATGCTATCGTTCCATTTACTGTTCCAAGTAATAGTTCGAATAACCTTGTAGTTTCATTTCAAACCACTGAAGAATTACCCCCTTTTGCTGCGACAGGTCTCTGGTCAATGACTCTTTTTGCGCAAGCGAGTGGAAATCAAGTATCTCTGTATGCATCCTATTATACAAAATCTCCCTTGGATCAATCTGAAACATTCATTGCTACAAGTTCAAACTCACCCTTTATTGTTGAACAGACAAAGGTTTCCTTAGACTTAGTGGTTGATTTTCCCTATGTAAACTTCTCTTCTGGTCATTCACTTGTCGCTAAAGTCTTCGCAAATAACTCAGCCAATAACAATCGCACCTTAACGACCTATTATGAAAACGGCAACTATTCACATATTCATACAACCCTTGGATTACAAGTTCCTACAGAATCATTAACATCAACTGTGGGTGGTCTCGGTTCAGCAGGATATGTATCAACACAAGGTCTTACTTTTATTCTTACATCATCGATCAAAGGTCTTGGTTCAGTAGGCTACATTTCCTCTGGAGCCGCACTCACGATTCAAGATCTGAACTCAAGTATTAGAGGCCTTGGATCCGCCAACTATGTCTCTACTTTATCGCTTTTATCTACTACAGCCTCATTAACTAACTATGTCGCGACTGCAGGGTTTATCTCAAGTCAAAACTTAGTCTCAACTACTGCTGGACTTCAAGCAGCCTATCTAACTGCAGGCTATTTGTCAACTCTCAATCTGAATTCAAGTATCATAGGTCTTGGATCTGCTGGCTATATCTCGACTTCCCAACTTACATCCACAACGATTGGTGTTTATAGCTTTATTTCTTCCTTTGTGGATCCTACAGAACTCACATCAACAGTCATTGGTCTTGGAACGGCTGGTTATGTCAGCACCATGGGTCTCTTATCGACCGCATCAGGTCTTGCCTCCTATATTACCAGTTTCATTGACCCTCAAGAACTCGCCTCGACAGTCACTGGTCTGGCCAGTGCCAGTTATCTTTCTACGATGAATCTGAACTCCAGTATCACAGGTCTTGGAACTTTGGGCTACGTGTCAACAGCTTCTCTCATCTCAACGACAGCAAATATACAAGGAGGTTTCTTAACTGCTGGCTTCATTTCGTCACCCAATCTGCTCTCCTCGATGATTGGTGAAACGTTCTCCTTGGTTTCAACAACTGGTGGTCTAACACGATTCACGGCAACTGCAGGTTTCATTTCGAGTCCCAACTTGATTTCAACTACAGGAGGTCTTACTTCTCTTATAGTCACTGCTGGCTTCATCTCGTCACCAAACCTCCTATCATCCATGATTGGTGAAACATTCTCCTTAGTTTCCACGACAGGTGGTCTCACACTGTTCACGGCCACTGCAGGTTTCATTTCGAGTCCCAACTTGATTTCAACTACAGGAGGTCTTACTTCTCTTATAGCAACTACTGGCTTTATCTCGTCACCCAATCTGCTCTCCTCGATGATTGGTGAAACTGCATCTTTAGTTTCAACCACTGGAGGTCTAACAAACTACGTAGCCACCGCAGGATTCATCTCCTCACCTAATCTGGTTTCGACAACAGGAGGCCTAACAAACTACGTAGCCACTGCTGGCTTCATCTCGTCACCAAACCTCCTATCATCCATGATTGGTGAAACTGCATCCTTGGTATCTACAACAGGTGGTCTCACACGATTCACGGCAACTTCAGGTTTCATTTCGAGTCCCAACTTGATTTCAACCACTGGTGGACTTACTTCTCTTATAGCCACTACTGGTTTTATCTCGTCACCAAACCTCCTATCATCCATGATTGGTGAAACATTCTCCTTAGTTTCCACGACAGGTGGTCTAACAAACTACGTAGCCACCGCAGGATTCATCTCCTCAGCTAATCTGGTTTCGACAACAGGAGGCCTAACAAACTACGTAGCGACTGCTGGCTTCATTTCGTCACCCAATCTGCTCTCCTCGATGATTGGTGAAACTGCATCCTTGGTATCTACAACAGGTGGTCTCACACGATTCACGGCAACTGCAGGATTCATCTCCTCACTCAACTTGGTTTCAACTACAGGAGGCCTTACTACATACGTAGCCACCGCTGGATTCATCTCAAGTCAAAACTTGGTTTCGACAACAGCAGGCCTAACAAACTACGTAGCCACTGCTGGTTTCATCTCGACTGCAAATATCACTGCTGCCTCTAACTCGATTGTCTATCAGTTTAATACCGCAGGATATCTGTCCACTTTGAACATCAACTCGACTGCAACAGGTCTTGGATCCTTGGGTTATATCTCCACTGCGTCTCTGATATCGACAACGGCTGCCTTGCAATCAGGAGTTAATCTAAATCTGAACTCAAGTATCACAGGTCTCGGCTCTGCAGGATATGTTTCATCTGCCACTCTTCAATCAACAGTTGTTTCCTTGAATACATTCATTTCCTCCTTTATTGATCCAACAGAACTCACATCAACTGTCATTGGTCTTGGAACGGCTGGATTCGTCAGCACCATGGGTTTATTGTCCACAGCATCAGGTCTTGCTTCCTACATTACCAGTTTCATTGACCCTCAAGAACTCGCTTCAACAGTCCAAGGGTTGGCCAGCGCCAGTTATCTGTCAACAATGAATCTGAATTCCAGCATTACAGGTCTTGGAACACTGGGCTACGTCTCCACAGCATCATTAGTATCTACAACAAGAGCCTTACAAGTAGGTTATCTAACAGCAGGCTATCTATCGACTTTAAATCTAACATCAACAGTCCAAGGACTTGGTTCAGCAAACTATGTGTCTACTGCGACTTTGGGTGCAAGTCTTTCAAGCTTTTCAACCGCATTTGGATTAAGCACATCCATTTCTACTCTCACAAGCCAATATCTCTATGGAACCCAAGGTTTCATTTCGTCACTTATTGTGAACTCCTTATTCCTCGGTTCAAACTCTGGATTTCTTGATGTGGGTGATATGGTCGCAACCTCTCTTTCAACCATTTTGATCAATACTAATACCGCTTATGTAAATAATCTACTTCTTGGGTCTGTTTCCTCACAAACGGCTCTTCGATTCTATGGTCTTCAAGGTAACTTCAACAATACAGTCATCGCTGAACAATCGACTGGCACAGGAACACAAGAACTCTTTTTATTCAAGGGCTCATCACCTTCAGATCGAATCCGTTTAACCACGACAGGTCAGATCACTTTTGAAACACAAGCAAGCTCACAACTCTTTGGAACGAATCCTGCTCAGCTTGTTCCTACTATGCTATTAGCCAGTAACTCAGTGGGTATTGGCACAACGAATATCGGTTCCCTCTTGGATGTAGGAGGTCAAGGTCGTTTCATTCAAGTGAGCACACAATCACTCTCAATCTCCTCGATTAATGGACAGACCTTTGGTGGGCCGATCGCATCCACTGTCATTGGCCTTGGCTCAGTAGGATATCTTTCATCCTTTTTGTTTGTAACTCAAATGTCGACACAACGAATGGTTGTATCCTCTCTGGGTGTTGGATGTAATGCACCTATCTTTACAGTGGATGTAGCTGGTTCGATTCATGGGACGAGTATGAGTTCTGTTACACTCCATTCATCTTCTTTCTTTGGCAGTTTGGCCGATGCTCAGACGGTTGTTGTCTTTGAAATGTAGTCATCCCTTAGTATAGGAAGATGGCATTACAAATCCCAGCGAATGCTGGTTTTGTTGCTATAGACACTTCGTCTATAGCGAAAACAATCCAGTTGCCTGTTGCGTCATCACGCACAGGTCGTGTGATTACAATCAAAGATAAAAGTGGCAGTGCTTCTTTGTATCCGATTACTCTTCAAACTCAAGGTTCCGACACCTTTGAAGATGGAACCACTTCCTATGTGATTAATATCGCATATGGAAGTGTAACAGTTGTTTCTAAACCAGGGAACTACTGGATGTTTCAAGTAAAACCCATTCAAACGACAAGCACACTTTCTTTAAGTACAGGATTTCTATCAGTTTCTTCGATTGGGATCTGGGATTCATTACAAACACGTTTAAACTATTTTGCATCTTCAAATGGAAATCTTATATTAAATGGTTCGAATCTGATTTATGGGCAGAATCTTACCTCGACGGTAGGAGGATTAGGACAGATTTATGTTTCTTCAGGCGCTGCTCTAACCATTCAGAATCTCCAATCGACAGTTCAGGGTCTTGGATCTGCCAACTATGTTTCTACTTTTAGTTTAACATCGACTGTAGCAGGTCTTGGACAGACTTATGTTTCTTCAGGCGCTGCTCTAACCATTCAAAATCTCCAATCAACAGTTCAGGGTCTTGGCTCAGCAAACTATATTTCCACAGCGTCTCTTATTTCAACAACAGCAAATATACAAGCTGGTTACGCAACTGCAGGTTTCATCTCGTCACCCAATCTGCTCTCATCCATGATTGGTGAAACTGGATCCCTAGTTTCAACAGTAGGGGGTCTAACACGGTTCACGGTGACTGCAGGATTCATCTCGACTTTGAATCTAACATCGACAGTTCAGGGTCTTGGCTCAGCGAACTATATTTCTTCTTCACAACTCACATCTACCACGATAGGCGTCTATAGTTTTATTTCCTCATTCGTTGATCCTACTGAACTCACTTCGACAGTAATCGGTCTTGGAACCGCTGGATACGTCAGCACTATGGGTTTATTGTCTACAGCCTCAGGTCTTGCTTCCTACATTACCAGTTTCATTGACCCCCAGGAACTCGCTTCGACAGTCCAAGGGTTGGCCAGTGCCAGTTATCTCTCGACAATGAATCTGAACTCCAGCATCACAGGTCTTGGAACCCTGGGGTATGTATCGACTGCTTCTCTGATCTCAACCACAGCAAATATACAAGGAGGTTACGCAACCGCAGGTTTCATTTCGTCACCAAACCTCTTATCATCCATGATCGGTGAAACATTCTCCTTGGTTTCAACTACTGGTGGTCTAACACGATTCACAGCGACTGCTGGATTCATTTCGTCACCAAACCTCCTATCGTCCATGATCGGTGAAACTGGATCTTTAGTTTCAACGACTGGGGGTATTACTTCTTTTGTAGCCACAGCAGGTTTTATCTCAAGTCCAAACTTGGTTTCAACCACAGGAGGTCTTACAGCCCTTGTAGCCACTGCAGGTTTTATTTCGTCACCCAATCTGCTCTCATCGATGATTGGTGAAACTGCATCTTTAGTTTCAACCACTGGGGGTCTAACAAACTACGTAGCCACCGCTGGATTTATCTCTTCACCCAACTTGGTCTCCACAACAGGAGGCCTTACAGCCCTTGTAGCCACTGCTGGTTTCATTTCGTCACCAAACCTCCTATCGTCCATGATTGGTGAAACTGGATCCCTAGTTTCAACGACAGGTGGCCTAACACGGTTCACAGCAACCGCTGGATTCATCTCGACTTTGAATCTGAACTCTACAGTTCAGGGTCTTGGCTCAGCGAACTATCTATCTACTGCATCGCTGATTTCAACTACTTCTGCGTTACAAGGCTTTACAGGTTCCAATATTTCCACACTTTCTACATCCTATTCACAAGTCTTCAGAACCTCTTCTTTTATAGCAAGTTATGTAAACTCTCAACAAGCTTATATTTCTTCATTGATGGTGGATGTTCTTTCATTTGGTTCAACCAATGCTTTTATTGAGATGGGAGATATTATTGCTATTAGTCTCAGCACAACACTTGTCACAACTAATATTCTTACAGCAAACTATATTTCATCTTCTTCAATCGTGGGTGTTCCTACATTAGGTAACTTGACTTCTTCAGTCACAGGACTGTCAGGATCTCTAATCTCAACAACAGGAGGCCTCACACGATTGACAGCAACCTCAGGCTTCCTATCAACTCTCAATCTAAACTCGACGGTTGCAGGTCTTGGTCAGATTTATGTTTCCTCAGGAGCTGCCTTAAGTATTCAGAATCTCCAGTCCACTGTCCAAGGTCTTGGATCCGCTAACTATGTTTCAACAACAAGTTTACAATCTACTGTAGCAGGTCTTGGACAGACTTATGTTTCCTCAGGAGCTGCTCTAACCATTCAGAATCTTCAATCGACTGTTCAGGGTCTTGGCACAGCGAACTATATTTCTTCTTCACAACTCACATCTACCACAATAGGTGTCTATACTTTTATCTCCTCATTCGTTGATCCTACTGAGCTCACCTCCACTGTCATTGGTCTTGGAACCGCTGGATACGTCAGCACCATGGGTTTATTGTCTACAGCTTCTGGACTCGCCTCCTACATTACCAGTTTTATTGACCCCCAGGAACTTGCCTCGACGGTCCAAGGCTTAGCCAGCGCCAGTTATCTCTCCACCATGAACTTGAACTCCAGCATTACAGGTCTTGGAACCTTGGGCTACGTATCCACCGCCTCTCTCATATCAACAACTGGAGCTTTACAAGGAGGTTACTTAACTGCAGGATTCATCTCAAGTCCTAACTTACTCTCCTCAATGGTGGGTGAAACATTCTCCTTAGTCTCCACTACAGGAGGTCTAACACGTTTCACAGCTACCGCAGGATTTATTTCATCACCTAATCTGGTTTCAACAGTAGGAGGTCTTACAGCCCTTGTAGCCACTGCTGGATTCATTTCGTCACCCAATCTGATTTCCAGTGTAGGAGGCCTTACTTCCTTTATAGCCACTGCTGGTTTCATTTCGTCACCTAATCTGATTTCCAGTGTAGGAGGCCTTACAAACTACGTGGCAACTGCTGGTTTTATTTCGAGTCCCAACTTGGTTTCGACCACAGGAGGCCTTACTTCTTTTGTAGCCACTGCTGGATTCATTTCCACTTTGAATCTTACCTCTACAGTTACAGGTCTCGGTTCAGCAAGCTATGTTTCCACTGCATCTCTGATTTCAACCACAGCAAATATACAAGGAGGTTTCTTAACTGCAGGTTTCATCTCGAGTCCCAACTTACTCTCATCGATGATCGGTGAAACAGCATCTTTAGTTTCAACAACAGGAGGCCTCACACGGTTCACAGCAACCGCTGGCTTCATCTCCACTTTGAATCTAACCTCGACAGTTCAAGGTCTCGGTTCAGCAAACTACGTGTCCACTGCATCTCTGATTTCAACGACAGCAGCTTTACAAGGTGGTTTCTTAACCGCAGGTTTTATCTCGAGTCCAAACTTGCTCTCATCGATGATTGGTGAAACATTCTCTCTGGTCTCAACCACAGGAGGCATTACAGCGTTTGTAGCGACGGCTGGTTTCATCTCATCACCAAATCTTCTCTCATCGATGATCGGTGAAACAGCATCTTTAGTCTCCACAACAGGAGGCCTAACACGGTTCACGGCGACTGCTGGTTTCATATCGACTTTAAATCTAACATCGACAGTTACAGGTCTTGGATCTGCTAACTATATATCCACTGCATCTCTGATTTCAACCACAGCAGCTTTACAAGGTGGTTATGCAACCGCTGGTTTCATCTCGAGTCCCAACTTGCTCTCCTCGATGATTGGTGAAACTGGATCTCTGGTTTCCACAGTAGGAGGCCTAACACGCTTCACAGCGACAGCTGGTTTTATCTCCTCACCGAACCTCCTATCGTCCATGATTGGTGAAACGACCTCTCTTGTTTCAACCACTGGTGGTCTAACAACATATGTAGCCACTGCTGGTTTCATTTCCTCACCCAACTTGGTATCGACAACAGGAGGTCTTACAGCCCTTGTAGCAACTGCTGGTTTTATTTCGAGTCCCAACTTGCTCTCCTCGATGATTGGTGAAACGGCCTCTCTTGTCTCCACAACAGGAGGTCTAACACGGTTCACAGCGACTGCTGGATTCATCTCAACTGCTAATATTACCGCAGCCTCCAACGCAATCGTCTATCAGTTCAATACTGCTGGATTCATCTCTACTTTGAACCTTACCTCTACAGTTCAAGGTCTTGGTTCAGCAAACTATGTTTCGACTGCAACTCTTCTTTCAACGACTCGTGGCCAATCACTCGCATTCGTTACAAGTTCTTTGATAGTATCTTCTATAGTAGCATCCAATGCGGTCTTTTCATCGATTCAAACAAACTCATTACAGATTGGATCAGGTCTCGGTTGGCTTCAACTTCCTCCTATACAAACAACTGCTCTGAGTTCAATCCAGGTGAATACAAATACTGCATATGTGAATAGTTTATTTCTTGGAACTGTTTCCTCTCAAACTGCAGTCCGATTCTATGGTCTTCAAGGCAACTTCAACAATACTGTCATTACAGAACAATCGACTGGAACAGGAACTCAGGAACTTCTTTTATTCAAAGGCTCTTCTACCTCGGATCGAATCCGATTTACAACGACAGGATCTATTGTCTTTGAGCCACAAGTTGCCTCCCAACTTTTTAGTAACAATCCCGCGTTAGCAGTTCCTACCATGATTCTCCAAAGCAACTTGGTGGGTATAGGAACTGCTTCTCCAGGGTCACTCTTAGATGTTGCAGGTCAAGGAAGATTCCAAAGTGTCAGCACATTCTCATTAAATATCTCGTCCATCAATGGTCAAGTCTATGCTGCAGGAAATCTAACAACGCAGAATCTTACATCAACTGTAGGTGGATTAGGACAGATTTATGTTTCTTCAGGAGCCGCTCTAAGTATTCAGAATCTCCAATCGACAGTTCAGGGTCTTGGATCTGCTAACTATGTCTCGACTGCTACTCTTCAGTCCAGTATGCTGGGAATGAATATCTTTATTTCCAGTTTCGTGGATCCTACTGAGCTCACTTCTACAGTAGTCGGTCTTGGAACCGCTGGATACGTCAGCACCATGGGTCTCTTATCGACTGCTTCTGGTCTTGCCTCCTATATTACCAGTTTCATTGACCCTCAAGAACTTGCCTCGACGGTCCAAGGGTTAGCCAGTGCCAGTTATTTGTCCACCATGAACTTGAACTCCAGTATCACAGGTCTTGGAACCTTGGGCTATGTTTCCACTGCGTCTTTGATCTCCACAACTGGAGCTTTACAAGGAGGTTTCTTAACTGCTGGCTTCATTTCGAGTCCCAACTTGCTCTCATCCATGATTGGTGAAACGGCATCTTTAGTTTCCACTACAGGAGGTTTAACACGTTTCACAGCGACAGCAGGATTCATCTCTTCACCTAATCTGGTTTCCAGTGTAGGAGGACTTACTTCTTTTGTAGCTACTGCTGGTTTCATTTCAACTGCGAATATCACTGCTGCCTCCAACTCGATTGTCTATCAGTTTAATACTGCTGGTTTCATCTCGACTTTGAATCTTACCTCTACAGTTACAGGCCTTGGCTCGGCTAACTATATATCCACAGCCTCTTTGATTTCAACCACAGCAAATATACAAGGAGGTTACTTAACTGCTGGTTTCATTTCAAGTCCCAACTTGCTCTCATCCATGATTGGTGAAACATTCTCCCTAGTCTCCACTACAGGAGGTCTAACACGGTTCACAGCGACAGCAGGATTCATCTCCTCACCGAACCTCCTATCGTCAATGATCGGTGAAACAGTCTCTCTTGTTTCAACGACAGGTGGTCTAACCACATACGTAGCCACTTCTGGATTTATCTCTTCAGCCAACTTGATTTCAACCACAGGAGGCCTTACTACATACGTAGCCACCGCTGGATTCATTTCCACTGCTAATATCACTGCAGCATCTAACTCGATCGTCTATCAGTTTAATACTGCTGGATTCATTTCGAGTCCCAATCTGCTCTCCTCGATGATTGGTGAAACATTCTCCTTAGTCTCCACTACAGGAGGTCTAACACGGTTCACAGCGACTGCTGGTTTCATCTCCTCACCGAACCTCCTATCGTCCATGATCGGTGAAACGACCTCTCTTGTTTCAACGACGGGTGGTCTAACCACATACGTAGCCACCGCTGGGTTCATCTCGACTGCCAATATCACTGCTGCCTCTAACTCAATCGTCTATCAGTTTAACACTGCTGGATTCATTTCGAGTCCCAATCTGCTCTCCTCCATGATTGGTGAAACTGGATCTCTGGTTTCCACAGTAGGAGGTCTCACACGATTCACAGCGACTGCAGGATTCATCTCCTCACCGAACCTTCTATCGTCAATGATCGGTGAAACAGCATCCCTCGTTTCAACGACTGGAGGTATTACTGCCTTTGTAGCCACTTCTGGATTCATCTCTTCAGCTAACTTGGTATCATCTGTAAGAGGCCTTGGTTCTTCAGGTTACATTTCATCCTTTTCCTCTTTTTCAACCTTAATAGGCTTAAGCACTTCTATTTCCACTTTAACAACCCAATACATATTTGGAACTCAAGGTTTTATTTCTTCGTTAACAGTCAATGATTTAAATGTTGGTTCCAATCCTGGATTTCTTAACTTGGGTGATATAATCGCAACTTCTCTTTCAACGATTCTTATTAATACTAATAACGCATATGTAAATAATCTACTTCTTGGATCGGTTTCCTCTCAAACTGCAGTCCGATTCTATGGTCTTCTAGGCAACTATAATAATACAGTCATTACAGAACAATCGACTGGAACAGGAACTCAAGAACTTCTTTTATTTAAAGGCTCTTCAACCTCGGATCGAATCCGATTTACAACGACAGGCTCTATTGTCTTTGAGCCACAAGTTGCCTCTCAACTCTTCAGTAACAATCCTGCCTTGGCGGTTCCTACCATGACTCTTCAAAGTAACTTGGTAGGTATAGGAACTGCTTCTCCAGGGTCACTCTTAGATGTTGCAGGTCAAGGAAGATTCCAAACTGTCAGCACATTCTCATTGAATATCTCATCGATTAATGGTCAAGTCTATGGTGCAGGCAATCTAACAACTCTGAACTTAACATCAACTGTAACAGGTCTTGGAACTGTTAACTACGTATCAACTGCGTCTCTTATTTCCACTACTGCTTTTCTTGTAGCCAATGGAGGAGGAGTTACTACTGCTCAAATCACTTCTACAGTCGCAGGTCTTGGAACTGTTAACTATGTATCAACTGCGTCTCTTATTTCCACTACTGCATTTCTTGTAGCCAATGGAGGAGGAGTCACTACTGCTCAAATCACTTCTACAGTCGCAGGTCTTGGAACTGTTAACTACGTATCAACTGCGTCTCTTATTTCTACTACTGCTTTTCTTGTAGCCAATGCAGGAGTCACTACTGCTCAAATCACTTCTACAGTCACAGGTCTCGCAACCACAGGTTATATTAGCACATCACAGTTGACATCTACTATCCGAGGCCTCGGTCAAATCTATCTATCGACTGTAGTTGGAGGCAGTTTCGATGGTTCAACGATCCGACTATCAGCAGCTCTTATTACTGTCAGCACAGTTTCAACAAATATGATCTTTGCGAATAACATTAATACAAACGCAGTGTCAACTAATGCTCTGGTCTTTGGTTCAGGAACTGGAACTCTCTTGATGCCTGATATTGCTCCAAATACTGTCTATACAAGCACTGTAACTTCCTCGAATATTCTAGTCGGTTGGAACGCAGTTCAGTCACCAATCCAGTTCTATGGATTTGGCACTTATTCGAACTCTGTGATTGTTGAACAATCGACAGGCACAACTACACAAGAACTTCTTTTCTTTAGAGGCTCAAATGCAGCAGATCGCATGCGATTCCAGACCACGGGTTATTTCAGTATTGAAACAGGTGTCTCGGCCCGCCTCTTTCCTACCACAGGCAGCAATGCAATCCCTGCTTTTACGATTGATGTCAATAGCAATGTGGGTATTAAAGTAGCGGCTCCTGCTACCCCTCTTGATGTAAACGGTATTGCGAGAGCCAATACCTTTTCTTCTATGACTCTATTCACAAGTAGTTTCACAGCAATCACTACGAGTAGTATATTCATCACTACATCCTCTATTTTGGCCAATGTAGTTGGCACACAGATTTTAGGGTCCAATGTAAGTTCATTTACTACAGGCGCATCCACTTTTACTGGACGTTGGAATGATGCGGTTTACTACGTTCTACAGACAATCTAAAAACACAGTTCACTAATAGGGTTGTGTAATGGCAACAAACTTAAATACAAATACGGCTCTTGCCCAGATTGATGTAACTGCCTCTGCGAAAACAGTTACATTACCGTCTGCCGCTGCAAACAGGGGCCGTCTGATTACAATCAAAGATAAGTTTGCAGCAGCCTCCAACTATAATATAACAGTGAACCCTCTTGGTTCCGACACAATCGACGGTGCGGCTACCTATGTATTAAGCAATGCTGGTGCCGCTCTTTCAGTGGTGAGTGATGGAGTGAATCGCTGGATGACACTCAATAGTCCAGCCACTCCTTTTACAGGTTCCACGATTTCTCTCAGTTCAGGCACCATCTATGCTGATAGTCTTTTCTTAAGAGATATCGTTACATCTGGTTTCAGCAACTTCACTGTGAGCAGTGGCATTTTAAGAATAGGCTCGAACGCTGTCTTTTCTGGACAAACCCATACACTCTCCAGTATTATACTAAACTTTAGAACTGCAACTGGAAATCAGGCCAATATCAGTTCTATTACAACTTCTAATCTACAGGCGAATGCTATCGGTGGTTCCACTATCATGGGTATGTCATTTATTGGTGATGGAAGTCAGTTATCCAATCTAAGGCTTCCAAGTTCAACTGTCCTTCAAGCCCAATATTCTTTTTTTACAGCACTTCCAGGTTCTTCATATTCAAATGCTCCATGGGGTTCCCAACTTTTAAGTCTTAGCAGTGTCGCACAACAAGTGGCTCCGATGGTTCTGAGTAATGATGGTTTCAAACTCAATGTATTTGTTTCTACACCTACTGTGTTTCGTGTGAACTATATGACAGGCGGTAACCAAGATACTTTAAATGAGGTGAGGCCCACAATAACGATGTCAGTTAGCACAGCCACTTCTCAGGTCTACTATCCTTCCGTTGAAAACTTTGAAGGAGGTGGTGGTTCCGTGAGTTTTCTTGAACGATTTGATAGCAACTCCCAGATTCTCTTTTATGCCCGTGGACTTTCGAACTATAGTTTTACATCCAATGATGCCAATCTCTATAGGATTTCATTTGAGACAGTATCAGGTACAGGAACAGGCATTTTTTCAACAATCAATACATGGACGAATGTAAATAACTTTGTCAGCACAGTCAACTTCTCAAATGCTCTGAATGCCTATGGAATAACGACGTTTTCAGGCACGACCAATCTGAATGGTGCGGTTACAACGGTTGATAACTTAGTAACGACGACTACGGCAACATTTCAAACTCTTGCGACCTTTCAAGCCTCAACAATCGGCAATGCATTCTATGCATCCAATGATATACGAACTATACGATCTACAATCGCAACCTCTATTTTTACAAGTAACTTATGGGTAATGTGTAATGCTACTTTCGGCCCGAGTTCGATTACTTTGAGCAATAATCGGATCTCAGCTTCGAATGTTCAGATTAGCACAATGTCTATTCTGGACCAATCGACAATGACCTATAAAGTCATGACGATTAGTTCAGGATCTCTTTATTTAGATAACACTTTAGCGTCAGCAGGAGGAGGAGGTAGTGGTGTCTCCTCGAGTAACGTAAGCACTCTTTCAATCAACTCAGGGTCTTTATTCCTCGGGATATTTTTTGCTTAGAAGATTCCTGAGTGATATCAGGATGTCGTTTAATATGATAACAGTTCTATCAAATGTATCCGTGATTCCTGTGGATACACGGTCAAATAGTCTAAAAGTCTTGATGTTACCGACTGTAAGCACAAACCAGGGACGTTTTCTGATGTTTAAGGACTATTATGGAACAAGTTCCAACAGTTCCTTCACTATCTCAACAACTGGCACAGATTTAATTGATGACTATAACTCTCTCTTTACACACTCAAACGCATTTGGCTCGATCTCTATCATGTCGGATGGCATACGATCTTGGCGGACTATTGGTATGTATGATGGTTTGTCAACACCCGTTGCTGCATTTAGTCCGACAAGTATTTCAGGTGGTATACTTTGGTTAGACGCAAGCACTTTTTCACAATCAAATGATACTGTTGTGACTACGTGGCCTTCTGCAACTCCAACTTATAGTTTATCGATGACTGGTTCGGGCACGATTAAAACTGCAGTCTTGAATGGACTACGAGTCATGGCTGTTCCAACGAATCAAAACTGGACTTTATCCAATAGTAGTTATACGTCGACTACATATACCTTTTTCTTTGTATCACGCCAAACGGGTGGAGCCAATGGTCGTGTCTTTATTGGTAATGGTAATGTTTTATACGGATACTGGGGTGGATATAAGAATGCGGTATATCTTGAAGGATGGGTGGCAGGTCCATCCACTGCATCTGATACGAACTGGGATATCTATACCTTTGTTCGCACATCATCGGGTTCAGGTTCTTTTTTGCGATATGGTGTTACTATTTCAAACTATGGAAGTTCAGGTTCTGGACTAAATGGATTCTATATTAATACGGGTGGATGTTGTGGCGGTGAAACATCAAACTCGCAGATTGCGGAAATCCTTATTTATAATGTTGATTTAACAGCGGAAAACTGTAGAAAAAACGAGGGGTATTTAGCATGGAAGTGGGGTCTCCAAGCCAATCTTCCGTCTGATCATCCTTATAAATCTGCTCCGCCCTAATAAATGGCTTCACAGCCCATTTCGATTCCCTCAAATACAACCGTGATTCCTGTCAATGTATCTAGCACCTCCAAAACCTTTACACTTCCGGTGATTAGCACAAATGCAGGTCGTGTATTGATATTTAAAGATCTCTATGGAAACTCGGCAAACTCCACCATCAAACTCAGCACTATCGGTCTGGATCGCATTGAGTTATCGAACGTCTCATCGATGGTTTTATCCCAACGATTCGGTGCGTGGACATTTATGAACGACGGTATCAGTAAGTGGTTTTTAACGGATGTGTATAAAAACACATTTCAAGTTCAACTCCAAACTTCTTTTTTGCCAGGTCTTTGGGCGAAGTTTTATGCGCTTACAGCTCAACCTGATAGTAATGGTCCTCCTGGAAACTCTGCAGGAACCTCGGGTTTTGGCTGGAGCACACCGCTTGTAGGAACTTTTACAGGGGGGCCAGCAGGAACACTCGGTTCCAACACACCAGGTCCTACAAGTATTATCTATTATGGTGACCAAGATGGATATGTACCAGTTTCAACCCCAGATTATGCAGGAATCTATTCAGGTTTTATGTATTCGCCGACATCTGGAACCATTCAGTTCCAAGTTCTAACAGACGATGGATTCCGTGTTGACTATAATGGATCAAATGTGATTCTTTCATGGCAAGGACAAGGTGCTAACTATTATACTTCGGCAAGTCTAACAATGCCTGCTGGTTATACTCCTATTATCATGCGATGGTTTGACACAGGTGGTCCTGGAATGTCTAGAATGTGGTATAATATTAATGGAGCTGGTTATAGTTCGAACGGTACAGGAGTCTATTTCTATTTAGCCTCGAATATTACACAGTTATAAACACGTTATTTTATTAAAGGGTTTCTTCTATCATTAAAGAAAGGAATGTCCATAAACTTTCCAGCGACTACAACAACTTTACTCGTGAATACTTGGACCACGCCTAAAGTTGTTTTTTTACCTGCCGCCTCCACAATCGGAGCAGGAAAACTTATCTTTATTAAAGACATTTGTGGAAATGCTGGCAAATCCACCATCTTTATTTCTACGAAAGGCCTTGATCAGATTGAATGGAGTTTTGCACCCTCTACTCTCTATGGATCCCTTTCGACCAACTTTGCCTCCGTTCTTTTGGCTCCTGACGGCGGGACGAACTGGATGGTTCTTCAGAACTATATTCTGAATGGCGTGAGTAGAGCTGCTGGAGGAGCATTTCTATATTTTTCAAATAGTATCTTCAGACTGACGAATCGACCTACAGGGCGTGTCTTTTCTGATTCAGGTGGAACAGTTCCAGCAACTGTTTCTGGAAATGTTGGTCAATGGAAAGATTTAAATAACACCTATAACTTTACAGTTGGAACCGCGCCTACGTATTCATTATTAGGATCTGTAAATGCTATCTATTTTTCTGGGAGTTCATTTTTGGCTGGATCCTCTTTAGCACTTAATAATCTTTCAACCTATACTCTTGAAACAGTGGTCTATCTTACAAGTGTATCCAATACAGCTTACTTTATAGCAAAACAAGATAACGGTGTTAACTCCTATAATCGATTTCGATCTGAGAGTGGAACTATACGATGGCATGTAAGCAATGGAGCTACAACCATTTCATCTACATCAGCGGTTAGTGCGAATCAATGGTATCACATTGTTATAACTTTCAATGGGACAACATGTTCTCTTTATATAAATGGCACTCTAAATACATCAAGTGGTGGAGGTTTTACAATTGCGAACGACGATTCCTCCACAAATGGAAACACATTAGGGGCATGGACCGGTGATGGTAATACATATAATGCAAATATGTATATGGCAGAGTTTAATGCATATTCAATATCCCTTACAGCTGCAGAAGTATTAGCTTCTTATCAATCAAGAAGGGGTGTCTATGGATTTTAAAAACTAAGATTTTTTGCAGGATTTTTAGCGATGGGTTCAAAGGATTGTTTTCGAGAAGGCCGTAGTCCATACGATTGATTCATGGGTTGTTTCACGAGTAACTTATCAATCTCTTGAATCAGTTCATCTGCACTTAATGTAATGATTTCAACCTCTTGTCTTGTCTTATTTAGATTATTTGGATTTCCAATGTATTTATCTGTGTATCGATTCACAAAAAACACAATAGAAGAACCACCAACAGTAAGAACAGGTCCTACGGCGAATAAGATGCCACTGCTCATAATCGCACCTACTCCTATAAGAAGTAAGCCTGTTGACGCTCCGATTAATCCTAGTAGATTTGTTCCTTTTAGAATCGATTTTAAACGATCACTGATGGCAGCGAGTTTAGCTGGATCCTTTTCAGATTTACTAAACGTTGCCAGTCTCTTCAAATCATCAATATCTTCCTTTCTAAGTCTACCAGTTTGAATATCTTTTACGAGACTTCTTAGAATACCCAGTTCTCGAACTTGTGTATCGGTTAGTGGGCCTTTTTGATAGAGTGTTAAATCAAAAAAGTCTTGATTAATCGGAGATCGTTGATTTGCTTTACGAGTTAAGCTTGTATTTACCTTAAGATTTTCTACATACTGATTTTCCTTTAACTTGCGATTTCTGAAAAACTGAACTTGCTGATTTCTACGACGAGAAAGAGCATTATTACGGGTTTTATTTAAGATTGACGAATAGTTTCTCATTGGAGTTCTATTTGGAGTAAAGCCGTTATTATTATTATTTCTATTTCTATTTCTATTTATATTTCTATTCTTATTCCTTCTCCTCGTCAACCAATCCATCTCTATTGAATGTAAATAAAATGTTAAAATGAGCCTTTAAAAAATGCCTCACTTTAATCAAGAACTATGTCTTCACAGGTCCGCCTTAACAATCAGGTCATCGTAAAAACAACGCAGGTCTTTACAACAACAGGATCCGTTCAAACCTTTACGGTCCCTGCTGGGGTCTTCTGGATCCGTTTCTTTCTATGGGGAGCAGGTGGGGTAGGACAGAACTCAGGAGAGAATGTAAATAGTGCAGGCGGTGGGGGATTTGTAGAAGGCAATCTACAAACGACACCTGGAACAGTCTTTTCTATTGTGGTTGGTGCTCGAGGACGCTATTATACTAGTCCAACGATCGCAAACGGAGGTGCCTCTGGAGGAGGAACAGGAGCAGACGGAGGTGGATTCTCAGGGATTTTCTCCTCTACACCTGGTGCAAATACTGTCATTGCTATCGCAGGTGGAGGAGGAGGTGCTGGATTTAATGGTAACGGCTATGGTGGAGGCGGCGGATATCCATCTGGAGGAACCGCACAAGGCGGTAGTCCAGGAGGTTCACAGTCAGCAGGAGGTGGTGGAAGTTTCCCTGGTTCTCAGTTTTTAGGAGGAGTTGCAGGATTTGGTGGAGACTGTTGTGGTGGCGGCGGAGGAGGAGGATGGTATGGTGGTGGAGGAGGAAATAACTCTCAGGGAGGAGGGGGTGGTTCAAGCACATTCACATCGATTGTCATCAATCCTATTGTATCCAATGGCACGAATGGGAGTCCCACAGGAGTTACACCGACTCCACCAGGAGGAACAAACTCTCCCGTATGGATATCTCCATATGGTTCAGCAGGTAGAACAGGCCTTGTTGTCATTGGGTATAATGTAGCAAGCACACTTCCTTTATTGCGTCTGAATCTTAATAATACTGTTATCGTAAATACAACGCAGGCCTTTACGGGCACAGGAACTATTCAGACATTTACAGTGCCAGCAGGAGTCTATTGGATTCGCTTTTTCTTATGGGGCGCTGGCGGAAACGGTCATGGTGGACAAACAAGATACTTGGGTTCTGCAGGAGGTAGCGGAGCTTATGTGGAAGGAAACTTTAATACAACACCTGGAACCGTATTTTATGTTATTGTTGGAAGGCTAAGTGCAGGACTAGCAAATGGAGGAGGATCTTCAGGAGGACCGAGCGGTGGAGGATTTACAGGTATTTTTTCAGGATCACCCGCTACGAGCAACGTAGTTGCTATCGCAGGAGGTGGCGGAGGCTCTGGATTTAATGGATTCTTTTGGGGACTTGTTTCTAACGGAGGCGGAGGCGGATACCCTGCAGGAGGAGCCGCCTATTCAACTGGCGGTGGAACAGGAGGTACACAGACAGCAGGGGGAACACCTGTATCAGGCGCAGGAGCAGGTTCACAACTAGCGGGTGGCACAGGAGTAGGAGGAGATAATGGTGGTGGAGGTGGAGGTGGAGGCTGGTGGGGAGGGGGTGGCGGAAATTCACAATATGGAGCTGGTGGTGGAAGCAGCACCTATATTTCCTCTGTAATAAATCCTATTACTGTGAATGGAATTGATGGTTATACAATCACAACTAATGGAGACTATACACCTGCAGCGAATGAAAGCTCTCCTTATTGGGTTTCTCCTTATGGTCGTTCAGGAAATAACGGATATGCTGTAATAGGCTATAATCTTAACTCAGCACCTTTAACGATGACTGTAGGCAATGTCCTCGCAAGTTCAGGAACCAGTTTTACGACTGATAATACAACCTACACATTCCCCGCAAATGTAAGTAAAGTTCGTGCCTTTGTATGGGGAGGAGGGGGCGGTAATCGAGGTGGATCAGGGGCTTTTGTAGCAGGAGATATTGTAAAAGGAACCATGACCACTCTCACGATTTATCTGAATAGAGGAAGAGGGTATTATGGACCTGGTGGAGGCGTAGCCTCTGGAGGGTTTGGTGCTGTTTATAACTCTACGAATGGTTATCTTCTCATTGCTGGCGCTGGTGGAACGGGTAGTGGTGACCGTTTTGGTGGTGGTGGAGGCTATCTACAAGGATTTCAAGCAGGAAGTGCAACCTTGCCTTCATCTAAGATAATCAATCGAAACTATTCTAACGGTGGTGGAGGTTCACAGACAGAAGGAGGTCAAGGTGGATATGGTAATGATGCTGGAAACTATATTTCAGGACAAGCAGGAGGCTATTTACAGGGTGGAAACGGAAATCTCGGTTCTGCAGCAGGCCAAGGTGGTGGTGGAGGCTATTATGGAGGCGGTGGTGGAAACGGTGATGCAAATGGAGGTGGTTTCTATACAGGAAACGGGGCTGGAGGTGGCGGATCTTCTTATATAAATACTCTCTTTGTGAGAAACTATTTAGGTGAAGACGGTAAAAATGGTTCCACAAGCAACGTAACTCCAGGAGGAACATCCTCGCCCTTTTATGTATCAACATATGGTGTAGGTGCTTCCAGTGGTGGCGGCGGTAATGCGCTCGTTGTAATCGTCCCTTATATTTCTTAAGTATGAAAAGGAATGTCTCTTTTAGCACAAGTTTCTACACAAAATATACTCGCTACGACTGGAACAATGTCTACATTAAATGCTGAAACGATTTTTGGACATCCAACGAGTTCTAATCTAAATCTGGTAGCCAACTCCAATCTGTATTTTAACGCTGGAAGTAATGATGGTAACTCTTATATTTTCGGCTCAAATCTAAATGCTGGATCCTATAATACGACAGCATTTCTAACAGTCTATGTATCATCAGCAATCTTTAATACAGAGTTAGTTCAAGTCGCAGGACTTCTAAGCAGTTTTGCTATAACTACAGGTGTAATTAATCGTGGTGTCATCTTTATCTAAGTATAATCAGTAGTTGTTCAATGTCATTCACAACCATCTACTTACAATCGAATGTAAGTGTCTGTTGTATAGATACTTCAGTCATATCAAAAGTCTTGATTCTTCCTCCTGCATCAGATAGTGCTACTGCGACAAGTGGAGCTGAGATTCTCTTTAAAGATCTATACGGTTCTGCGAGCACCTATCCATTTACAATCAGCACTACAGGAAGTGATACGATTGAAGGTGGATTATCTTTTGTAAGTCTTAGCAATAACTATGCTACGATTACATTAAATAGTGATGGTGTCAACTCGTGGCGGATTACGGATGTCTATCGTGGTAATGGTATAGTGCCTATACCAGGTGAAACATTTTCACCTTCTAACTTATCTGACTTAATGCTTTGGTTCGATGGCCAAGATTCAAATAGCCTTGATATAAAAGGTGGAGGTCAGGTTGATGGATGGTATGATAAATCCGCTTTTTCAAACACAGTCGGCGCTTATGGAGTAGGAATAGCTACCTGGGAACAAAATGCCATTAACAGCTATCCTGCAGTTAGTCTAAACGAAAGAGGATTTCTAGGTAACTTGACTAATCCTTATTTAGGAAATACTCTTACGAGTTTCTGTGTTGCACAGTTACAGGCTGAAAGTTTTGCAATCTCTCGTATTCTTTCGTTTACGATAGGTGTTGGTACAGATTACGATAACCCTAATGCGGTAGCACCTTTAATGGAAGTTGGCCCCGAAAACTTTGGTATTGCTCAAAACTTTGAAGCTAACGTTGAAAGTAATATGTTTTTATCAAACACATTCATATTGCGCACACAGTTAAACTCTAACTATTTAAGTGTTGCCTCTAATGGTAATCTTACACCTCCCCCTGATTTTGATACTGGGAACTATAGCAATCTTAGTATCTATCTATTAGGCGTAGGAACCAGTGCTGATAGTAATGATGCATCTGGATACTGGACAGGTATCATTGGTGAAGTCATTTGTTATAGTAATGTTCTTCCATTGTCTAATATGCAAAAAGTAGAAGGTTATTTGGCCTGGAAATGGGGCCTCCAGTCCAATCTACCATCAGCTCATCCCTATAAATATGCGGCTCCTCCTCCATAAACACTATAGATATACATAGAAATGGCGTCCATCAGTATACCTCCTATAAATGTTCTTGCGGTTGATACAACATTAACAGCAAAAACAATTGTGATTCCGCCCGCAAGCACGATGTGTGGAACGAGTCTTATAATCAAAGATAACTTTGGAAATAGTTTATACAGGGCAATCACACTTACGACTCACGGTCTCGATCGGTTTGAAACTGGCATATCTTCCATTTTCCTATCGTCGAACTATGGCTCATGGACCTTCACAAATGACGGTATTAGTAACTGGTTAATGACGGATTTATATACGAATACACTTCCATTTCATATGGAACGCTTTGCTCTCGTTGAGGCTTCCAATATGATTTCACATCTTGAAGCACAAGACTTTCCTGCAACGGCCCCTTTTTGGGTGGATAGAATCTCAGGAGTCGGCAACTGGAATGTGAACAATGCCTCGTATAACTCGGGTCTTCGTGCTCTAACCATGAGTAATGGATACGTTGAGCATTCTGCAGCCATTAGTGGATTTAGCAATACGGTTTTTAGTATCATTGTCATTTATAATCGTCTTGGTGATTCTCTAACACCTTATACAAGTGATTATGGCCAATATGGTGCTGTTATGTTTCAAATATCTCGTGATCTCTATACTGCTAATCATGAAACCGTGGTTTTTGAAACAGGAGTCTACGATTATGATTCTGATGCAGCCTTGGCTACACCCGGCATTAACTTGAATGCGATAAACAATGTAAATGTAACTATAGGTAAATATTTTTTCGGATATGTCAAAAATGGCGCAACAGGCACACTGTATTTAAATGGTAGTTACAATGGACTAAACACAGGAGATGGAACCGCTACGATCAATAACTTTTCTTTCGGTATTGGTAAAGATCTTAGAAATGAATATTATTCTGAACCCGCAGGACATTTAAACGGTGAAATCGCATTTTTTGGAATGTGGAATACCGCCTTAACGGCAATGGATATGGCTAACTTTTATTCTTCCAATGTGAGTCGTTTTTAGAGACATGTTTTGTGTGAATACTCTATATACGCAACAAACGATTATATTACCACCTGCAAGTGTTTTCAGAGGTGCAAACTTTACAATCAAAGATATTTCTGGAAACGCATCGATTTCAAGCATTTTAATCTACACTGGACCTCCTGATACTTTTGAAAACAGCACGAATACTGAAGCCAAGTATGCGATTCTGAATAATAACTATGGAGCTGTCACCTTTACAAGTGACGGCTTTAGCAGTTGGATGGTCACACAGCATTATATTAGTAGTCTTGTGGGTTGATCTTAGAGTATTTTGGCCCATATATTTTGAATCATATCCTTAGAAATGGGGATTACGATTCTTTCTACTTTTGAAACACAGGAAGGTTTTGCTGTGAATAATCTATATGTCAGTCTCGATGGATTACGTTTTATAAAAAACCCTACGGATACTAACTTTTCGGCACTCTTTACGGTTTCTGCCTATATTAATCGTTATGCGAAGTTAAATGGTAACAAGCCCGTTTCACTACCCACATTTTTACAAACCGCTGAGGCTAATGTGCCTCCTCATGAGTTTTATTCTAATACACTCCATGGTATCGCCTACAGGAGTATTAAAACTAAATGGGAAGGGGAAGGTTATACTGTCTCGAATACCTTAGAAGTTGGACAGTTCCTTCCTGATCATTTTATTTATGACAGCAGTGGCTATAACTTTGCTGGATTCAACCATGAAGGATATGATCGTTTAGGGTTCAATGCACAAGGATATAATGCTGAAGGATACAATGCACAAGGATATAATCCTGCAGGATATAATGCTGAAGGATATAACTATATGGGATTCAATGCACAAGGATATGATCGAGATGGCTATGGTTATGATGGATACAATGAACAAGGTTTCGATCGAAATGGCAATCCCAGACCTGTTCAGGATTTAAGCGGTAACTAACCCACAATCTCAAATGAAACCTTTTTAAGAGCTTTGAACTCAAGTAGGGTTTTTTGAACCTCTTGTTTGATTCGTTGAATACTTTTTTGCGCTGTTTGAATCGGTGTTAAAAAGTGTGTAATCAATGGCTTATCCAATGGCTTTCGTGTAATGGAAAACCAGGTGCTAAAGGATTCTAATGTAGGAAGGGGTGTTGCCAAATGAAAGGATTTATATAAGAAACTTTGTAGTTCGTTCCATAAAGGACTTTTAAATACAGGAAAGAGTTGATTTTCTCCAACAGTAAAGAGTGGCACAATCGGAACTCCAGCACGGATTGCGACACGAGCATAACCCGTTCGTTTATTTAGAACAATCTTTGTAATGTCTGTGCTGTTCTGTTGAAGTTCTTCAATGCCACCCAAAACGATCGCAACCGATTCACCTTTCTCTAAGGTTTTAAGAATCGACTCTTCAGTTGCTTCAATGCATCGGTAGGAAATCATTAACTCTCGAACAAATGGAACACGGAAAAAGGATGAATGGATCGCAAGGCGAGGACGTTGAATCTCACTTGGCCATTCCGAAATGTCTAGGCAGAAATGGATAAACCATGAAATCGCATAGAGTCCATGTGGGAACGCAATATAGAGACATGGTCCTTTTTCTTTTGCATCTCCTTGAAGAATAAATGATTTACGAATATGGGCTCGTGTATTGCGTGTCCAGTTCTGAAACTGTTCATTGGCCCATTCAAACCAGCCGTATTCTTTTAAAACCGTATAGATCGTATAAGCAAGTAGTAAAATAATAGCGATGGTGCTACCTACGAAAATCGCAAAGACAAGAATACCTATAAAGGAAAGTGCGACTACACCCACCACGATGGGCCAAAAGAGAAGCATTCCAATAAAAATATCATAGATTGGTGAGGACACCATACTAAACGGTGTTCTTAAATCGCCTTTCAAGATTTGCCACACGTGTTTGTAGTGATTTGACCGCCTCCACCAGGACAGGAACCAGTTTATCATATGCAACGGTGTATCCTGATTCTAAATCACCTGAGACTGCCTCGGGAACTAGTTCACGGACTTCTTGAGCAAGCAGACCAATATCTTTAGTCATTGAATCGATCCAGCGGAAACGGACTCCTCGAATACTTTGAAGAATCGGAAAGGGTTCCGAAATGATTTCAATATCTCTCTTGTATCGTTGATCTGAAAGAGATAAGAAATCACGTGCTGTGACACGGCCTCCAAAGTTACCTGTGTTATCGATGGACAAAGTGGAGGCATGGAGTGATCCGAAGATTTCAGCTGTTGCGGATAATGTGCTACCATAGGGAACATTCACTCCCAAGGATGACATATAGGTTGCTGCGTTTTTGAAACGGGACTCACCACTCACATCGAGAAACACTCCATAGGTCACGGAAGAGATTCCTGTTCCGATTCCAACACCTCCCAGTTGATAATAGATATTACTTTGTTGATAGACCCATGGACTCACATATTGTCCTTGTGCAGTGGACGCAGTAGGACCTGGTCCTTGGATTACATCTACTCCAAAGCATCGAATACGACCCGCTACATCTAGAGGATAGGTTGGATTGATGACACCAATGCCTACACCTCCATCATTATAAAATACATTACTTCCGCTACGTGTCCAATATGGGTCAAGGGCGCCATCTAACGTATAGAGGCCCCCATTACGGAAGATACGACCACTAATATCAACATCTCCCACGACATTCAAACGCCATCCGCTTCCAGGACTGTAGCCACCCGCGATTAGTTGTGTCGTTGTGGAACTGCCGACACCAAACCCAAACGGTGATTGTAATCCGCGTAGGCCACGACTAAAAATCAGACCACTTGCGTCAATCACACCACTTAGATCCTGACCTAACTTGTAACCGAGGCCGATGGCGGATCCAGAGGATAACCATACTTGCGCAGCATTACTGAAAACCACGTCCCCCGTCACAGAAAATCCAGTGCTGAGGATGGAGGAAATACCTTTTGTAACAAGAAAACTTGCTGTGGAATAAGCAATCGTGCTGGCATAGGCGCGATCTTCTAACGAAGTCGTGAGAATAGCAGAAGACAATGTGCTAAACTGGACGGTATTGGTGATAATGTAGGAGGAAAGAGTGCTAAACTGGGCTTGTTGTGATAGACCAACGGCTGTGCTATAAGTGCTGACTACTGCTCCTGCGCCAGGACCAATACTTGCTGAAAGATTGTTACTGGCTTCATTAATGTAGGACGACAATGTGCTGAAAAAAGATAAACCACCGTTCAAGTTCAAAGCATTAATGGTTGAAAAGACCACGGTGGAAAGGGTGCTTTGGCTGACACGTAAATCATTAATGTCAGATCGTGTCTGTGTTTGAAAGATATTCAACTGATTACTACCGAATCCGACATTGTAGGTTTGAATATTGGTGATACCTGAGCCATTTCCATTGAGAGTTCCTGCTGCCACTGCACTTACAAGTAAGTTTCCGTTAATCGTTGCATTGCTGTTGATGGTAAGATTGGAACTTACTGTCAGATTTCCAGTAAAGAGGCCCGAACCGACTACATTTAGTTTAACACTTGGTGAACTTGTTCCGAGACCCATATTTCCAGTTGTCGGATCAAGATACAGTGCTTGAGATCCGTTGCTGCCAAAGAAGAACTGAATCGGTGCATTAGATCTGGAGGATGCAAAACGGTCTGCCAAGACAGTTCCACTCACGTCGAGATTATAGGAGTTTTGCACACCGAGACGAGCAATGGAACTGCTGAAATAGAAGATGGGTGTTCCTTGTAGTTTTCCTGTGATTGTATTCGTTGATGTATTGATTGCGACTTCATCAAGAGTGCTATGAAAGAGTCGTGTAGGTTCAACCCATTCACCAAAACCTGCGCCATTGATCGATTTAAAAATATATTCTGGAGCGGCTCCTAATCGAATCGATAAGCTACTTCGGATAATCGCTGAGCCGCCAACATCGAGTGTTGCTTGGGGCGAGGAGTTGGATAGACCTAAGAATCCTGTGCTTGTGAAACGCGCCAGCTCATTGAATCCACGTGTAAAGGTGATGAGTTCTGCGTTCTTGTCGGTTCTTACCGATAAGGATCCACTTTGAATCTGGTCACCTACAATGAAAGACGATGGGCCTGAACTAAAACTACTTAAGCCGACTGTGCCGTAGCTATCCTTTACATAAAGCAAGGCTCCAGCCGCAGGGATTCCTCCTCCTTGATATCGAAGTTGGCCTCCAATGACTGTAAAGTCATTACTGCCCGATTGAAGATCCGCATTATTACTCAGTGCTGGAGCACCAAGATACCAGTTGCGATTACTGTCTACACGACCCGCATCACTCCCGGTTCGTATAAAGATGCCACCACTGCTGATGGTGACCGATGCCTGCCCACCCGCCGTTAAGGAACTCACATAACTCCAAATCGCATTTCCACTTGTATCAATCGATTCCAAGTATTTGCCCACGGACGCACCTGCAGCCACTCCACCAAATCGAAACTGATCTGCGACAAGTGTGGCGGAACTGATCCAGAAACGATTTCCGAAACCACTGGCGTCATAATACAATGCTCGTCCAAGACCATCAAAGCTAAATACTTGTCTTGAACCCACGTTAAAGGCTATGGCGGTTGAAAACGCACTGGTGGTGCTCAAGAGAACAATCGAGGTGCCTCCTGAACTTACATTGACGGTTCCACCCGATCCTGAGGTGCCACTTCCTGAAAAAACTGCGCCATTTTGAAACAGATTGACATTACTTAGATTAATATCGTCCGTTACTTGAATCGGTGTTGTATCATATTTACTAATGATGTTGGTAAAGATACGTTTTTCAGCAAAACTCACCATTTTTTGGATGTTGTTTAAATCAAAGGTGAGTTGGTCCACCGCATTTAATCCTGTCGCAGAGGTAACCGTATTTTGGAGTTCTACAATATTAACTATGTAGTTACTCGATGTCATATTTCCTTGACCACTCATGCTATGTAAGCACCTCCCTACAAAGTACTATGGTCTCGTGTTAGCAGAAGAATACGAAATAGTGTACTTCTTTGTAGGGATAGGGATGGCGCAAACCTATACGGTCACTGCCAGTACATCAGTTGTGCTCATCAGCACATTACAAAGTCCACATACCATTGTCTATTTGAGTTCCGTCTCATATCCGGGTCATATCGTGGGTATTCGGTATACATCCAGTTCTGCAAATATCATTAATACACCTATTATTGTAAGCACAACACAAGGTATATCATTCTATGACGGAACATTTTCAACACTGATTAATCAACCTCTTGGATCTGTTTCAATCGCTTCACGAGGTCCAACCGGTTGGCAAGTCTTAAATAATCAGGGATTTACAGATATTCTTTCAAATGCCTATTTGAACTCGATGAGCAGCACATGGGCTTTCGCAAACACCGTGAGCAGTGTATTTGAGGCAGTCAGCACGATTCAGAATGTAGCGTTTATTAATGTGAGTAAAAACTTTGTTGCTCTTGGAACTAACTCATTTCAAGGCACTATCACGATTGGAAATACTGCGTATTTTTTTTCAACGGCCATCACACTGGGTAATGCGAATATTTCCACAGGAATGATCGGTCGAGGTCCTGTTACAATGTTTAGCACGTTATCGATTGGCGGACCCTTGTCGCTCATCGATACTGGATCTGTAACTGGTGATTTAACCGTCGGTAACACACTTTTTGTTCAGAATACCTTAGCATTGCAACAAGGCGCGATACTTCCTCGGAACTTCAGCACTTTATCAATGACTACAGATACACTTACAGTTGGAAGTGGCATTCAAGTTGCTGGAACTCTTTCAGTTGGAACCTCTCTTACAACTCTTGGATCAGTGAGCACAACTGGAAGCATGTTTGTCTATGGTAATGTAACTCAAGGCACAGGGGATGTAAGAGTCGGCAAGGATCTTACAGTGATGGGTCCTACAGAGTTTAAATCAATCTATACCGAAGGAACACGGGTTCTCTCTGAAGTCTATACGAACACAGTTGAAGTAACTCGATCTCTCAGTTCATTAGGATCTCTCTTTTCTGTTTCTTCCATTTCTGTTTCAGGGCCAACACTATTACAAGATTCACTCTATGTATCGTCTCAAGTTCTTGTTCATTCAAATGTGGGTGTAGCTGAGACTTTTTATGCTTCATCCATTCGAGTTTCTAACCAGTTAGATATTGGAGGATATTTATTTACACAAGATGATACTATAGTTAAGAGTCTTTCAACGTCACAGGATGTGTATGTTGGCGGATCGTTATTTGTCACTGGATCTACTTTCATTCAAGGATCTATTTCTACGTTACAGTCATTAGCGGTATGGGGAGACTATCGAACAAATAATGCTTTAGTTGTGAACTCGAATGTGTTTATTGAAGGCGCACTTTCTACAATCTCAAGTCTAAGTGTCGAGGGCACAGTATCAGGAACATCGATCTTTATGGATGGAACTGTCTATCTATCATCTAATCTTGGAGTAGGTGGAATCTTTTCTACCGCTTCTATCTCTGCTACAACACAGTTGATTCGTGCTACGAATCTTAAAGTCAAATCATATGTAACAACAAGTTCACTAAATGCACACACCTTGAGAACCTTTAATCAACAGTTTGATGGTCCAGTCTACATCGCAACTGAAGCATTTAATGCGCCGAACTTTTCAACGTTGGATCTGGTAGTCGGTGGATCCGCATATATTGGTTCCACGATTTTTATTTCGAGTTTTCTAAAAACACCGAGCATCAATACATCGTCTTTCATCGTCGAAGGCACAGGATTACTTCTGGGTAACTCAACGACTACTATAACAAATCTATATACTCAATCTGAACAAACATTTAGCACAACAGGCACCTATACTGTTCCTTCCAATATAAACTCTCTTCTAGTGTATCTTTGGGGTGCAGGAGGAGGTGGATGTGGTGATAGTAATAATCCAGGTTTACCGACGGCTGGAGCAGGCGCCTTTGTTACAGGATATTTGACTGTAAGTCCAAGTGAGAGTCTTAATATTCTTGTAGGCGGTGCAGGTCAATGGAATGGAACTGTATCGACAGTAGGTGGAGGTGGAGCAGGTGAAGGAGCAGGAAAGGGTTCAAGTGGTGGAGGTCGTTCAGCAGTTCAGAGAGCAGCTGCAGATCTCGTTACAGCAGGTGGTGGAGGTGGAGCGGCAGCATGGAACTCGGCAGGATACGGATTGGGTGGAGCGGCAACTTATTCAGGCGTATCGCAGTCTGGAACAGGTGCTCGACTATCAGGAGGAGCAGGTGGTTCACAAGTGGCAGGAGGAGCAGGAGGAGCCTCGAATACAGTTCCTTATGGATCTGCAGGAACACAGTATTATGGTGGAAGTGGAGTGGCAGGTGGAGGTGGTGGATATTATGGCGGAGGAGGAGCTGGTTATGATATAACTGGAGGACCCGCAGGTGGCGGCGCTGGTTCATCTTATATCACGGATCCCGCATTTAGATTTATCTTTGGTTATAACTCACCTGATGGAACCTCGGCTCCAGGAACCAATGTCCCACAATATCAATCAGGTGTCGCTAAGGGAGGTGAACCCTTTTTGAATGGAGGTCCAGGACTTGTTGTGATTAAAGCGATAACAAGTGTGACTGAACGATTCTCCAGCTTACAAGTGGGCCCCTATGTTCATTTAGAATCAAGGTTTCATTCTTCCATTGTATCACCGAGTATTAACAACCCTTATTATTCAACCAATACAAGTCTATTTGTCTCCAGTATAACAGCGAGTTATTTCTATGGAGATGGAACGTATCTCAGTAACTTGACAAACTATCAACCCATCTCTCTGCCAAAGTCGATTGTTGCTACAAGTTCATTTTATACTGATACATTCTATGCAAACTCGGCTCTTGTAAACACAAATAGTTTTCAGTATTATCAGCAACTTGGAAATACAATAGCATCCACTTCTCAGTTCTCAATCAGCACAATCACTTTCGTTTCATCGATTGATCTAATGATTACAACAGCATTTGATCTGAATGAAAATAACATTGCCTATAATCTTGGAAATACACGATGGAACTATGCAAATAGACCGATGATGGATGGATATGCTATAAAAGTCGCAACAAACTCCAATGCAGATGATCCACTCTTAGTTGCGGTAGGACAATCCAGTAATCCTCTGAGAACGATTCTTTGGAGTCGAAATGGTAGCAACTGGAACAATATAGTCACAGGTGGATTTGATTCAGGTGGTGGAAATGATATCACGTATTCACCTGAACTAGGACGATGGATTGCAGTAGGTGAAGATACACGAGGATCGATTCAATATAGTTCAGATGGAAGCAACTGGAACTATTCAAGTAATGGATTTTTGGTTGATGTCTTTCCTAACTTTAATAACAGCGTTCGTTGGAATCCTACCACAAGTAACTTTGTAGCAGTTACAACCTATACATTAACAAATCCACTTTCTATACAGATTAAAACAAGCTCAAATGGTATTAACTGGCTCGATCTAAGTGGATATTATAACTCATCCAATCAGTTTATAAATACTGAACTCTCATTCAACTATACAAGTCCTGTTCTATCATATGGATATTACAATGATGGAGTAATAGAAAGAAATAATGTATGGTATATTGTCTATATGCGAGAGTATACTTCGTTTTCGCCATATAGAACTTTATATAGTGTGAATGGAACCACTTGGTATGAATATGCAGCGGCTTCAAATGCATTAAACGCATTACCCTTTTTATATAATGGATCTCTTTTTGCTCTTAACTACATTGAAGATATTCGTTTATGGTATATAGGTGGAGAAACTACTTATTTCAGTTCAGACTTTAGAAACTGGCTCCCAACGACTCTCTCTAGCAGTCCTTATTATTATAGCTTTAATCGCACAACTAGCACGATTTATTCTGGAGTTGCAAGTTTTATTGGAAATAACTTTAGAACGACACAGGGTGTGAACTTTAGCACATTTTTTTCTACTCCATCCGAACTCGGATTTTCAACAGGTATTGAAGCCTATGGATTTCCAACCGGTTTTTTTACCGGACCCAATACACTGACAGCAGATTCTTATTCTACTAACTCTATTTTTGTCTATGGAACTCGATCAAAAGATTTTATAACTCGTGTTGGCCCTGTCTTTATGCCAATGGTTCAGGATACTCTAATGAGTTTACCTATTTATTTTTTTACTCCTTATGATGTGATAAACATATTTTCAACAAGTATTACTTCGATGGCTTATTCTGCCACACCTTACAACTTTGATCTTGTTGTTACAGGTGACAGTCGTGTTTCACAACAGACTATTGCACGTGCTTCTAATCTTAATGTATATGGCCAAGGATATCCTGGAGCAACGAGTCAAACTTTTAGTTCTTTTGTTCCTGCACTGATTGGTGGATTTTCAACTAGTGGATATGGTGTGACCTATTATAATCCTAACTATGAGCCGAATCCTGTATGGTTAGCAGTAGGAGATGCTAATGTAGGTCAAAAAACAATCCAAGTGAGTCAAGATGCGATTAACTGGTATCCAACGAACAATGATAAAGGCGTTCGTTATTCCGCACGCAGTATCACATGGGGCAACTTTCAAGGAACCAATAAAATCATAGTTACAGGTTCAGATGAAGCAAGTAATCGATGTATATTAGTCGGTGACAATACATATACAAACTGGCGAAGTACCATAGGTGTAAAAGGCTTCAGTGGTAAACAAGCTAATGCCGCAGTTATCACACCTGATTATTGTGTCGTTACAGGTAATCGTGATATAAACTCATCTGAAAACTATACAGAAACTATTAAATATTCAGCGGATACAGTTGTGTGGCGAAATGTTGAATCAGGCGGATTTAGTAATGGTGGCTATGGATTGGCTGCGAAAATCACTCCTTATGCTTTTGTAGCAGGAGGAAGTTCAAAGTTAGGTAATCAAGGAACCGATACTATTAAATATAGTTATGATGGACAGACATGGTATAACTCCATCGGTGGTAATAACTTTTATGTTGTAAAAATCCTATGGGCAGACTATTTGAAAACCTATTTTGCAGGGGGTGCATATGGAATGAACTACAGTAAAGATGGAAAGTATTGGTATCCTTTATCAACTATATATACAGGAGCCTGTGAATCGATTAGTTTAGTTCCAGATCCTTATGGAAAACCCATGATATGGGCTGGAGGATATAAAACAGGGTTAGAAGGAGCTCAAAGTAACTATATGACAAGCTATGATGGTATTTACTGGTCGACAGTGTATAATCCATTTATTTCACCGAAAACCTCGAACACTGGAGTTGGTTCGTCGAGGAGCCTTGTCATGTTCAGTAATAAATATTATATGAATACTCAAGAGTATACTAGAGGAAATGAAAGCCCTTTATATTCTATCATTCGATATTCTACTGATTTTGATACATGGTATAATACAGATCTTATTCCTAGTCCATTTACACGTATACAATGTGCTCTTTTAGAATCTGGATATACAAATACAGGAGCCCAGGTTCTTGTTGCTGGTTGCACAAATAGTCCTTATGATCCCTACTATGCAATGTATTATTCTCTAAATGGTATTAACTTTTCACCTGTGACAACTCCTAACACGTATACTCCAACTATGAACTTATGTGCACTCAAATGGGTCAATACAGTGACAGGTCCCAAATGGCTCGCAGTTCAATATAGACCTACTCAAATATGGTATAGCTCAAATGGTCAAACATGGATTCTTGGAGGTTCCGTTCCAGGATTTTATGCGAGTTTTCCAGGTTCATTAAGTTATAACCAAACACAAGCACGATGGTATCTTACAGGCGCATCAGATACAAATCCAAGTTATGGAAAAATGATTTATTCGGATAATGGAATCAACTGGTATAATATCAATACAGTAGGAAATACTGTTCTTAGTAACTCATTAAATTTTGTTATAAGTGCTGATACGACAAGCAAGACCATGCCCGCTTTGAGTAGTATTATCGTTGCTGTAGGGGATAGTGGATTTCAATCAAGAAGTAATATTCAGTGGAGTTACGATGGAGGCATACATTTTTCAACAGGTGCCAGCACTTTCTTTGGCAGGGCCACAGGTGTTATCTATAATGAACAACGTAGCAGTTTTTTTGTCACAGGAACAGGAAGTGAAAGTATCACAAATGATACACTCAATATTTTTCAAATGAGCAATGTCTATAAGAGTACTGATGGAGCTAACTGGATGCCTGTTAATTCAGATCTGCAGACTGCTCCCTTTAATACACAAGTTGCTGTTGGAATCTCCCTTGGTTTCACAACACAACGTATCAACTATACTGAACAGTTTCCTACAATGACAATCAGCACATTTACACTCTATGATCGTCCCCAAGCCTTTGATGGCTTTCGAGGATCTCCTACCTTACGTTTAACGAGTAGTTATTTGACATTTAATGAAACTCTCTATACAAATCTTTCAACACAAGCCATGATTAATACAGATACTCCTTATCTTGATTCAGCCTTGACAGTTATGGGAAGAACCTATGCAGATAATGTGAATGTGGTTGGAACCTCCTTTACAGTTGCCAATAACTTTACAGTTTCTTCACTTACACTCTCTACATTAGTTCTCTATAGTAGTCTTGTAAGCGAAGGTTCGATCCAAAGTCCCTATTTGTCCTTTAATGGAACTCAACCTATCGCCAACTCGATTGCTCAGTCTTCAGGACTTATTTTAAATAATCTTCTTCTGAGTAGTTTTACAGTTGGTGTTAATCAACTTGATCCTTCCTATATGTTGAATGTGAATGGAACAGCAGGAACCAACTCAACTATAGTGAATACAATCGTTTCAGTGAGAAGTTCAATCTCTTTTATTTCAGGAACCTATAAATCTACCTTACTCAATCTAAATAATGTCTTTGGCATCACAGAAAATAGACAATCAGTCAATACATCAAATACTCTCTATAGTCTTTCGAACGGTATTTCATTTAATAATATCGCATTTGTCACATTGTCTTCTCAATGTATTGGAATAGGAACCTCTACACCTCAGTATAACTTTGAGGTTCAATATCCAACGATCATTCAAGGAAATCTTATAAGTCTTGCCACTACGATTGGTGCTCTACGTCCTTCGATTCAATATTTTTAACGTTTCCTATGTAGGAGATGGCTAGCCAGTATATAACGGCCAGCACAACGTATAGTAAAGTCGATAGTGTTCAAACTCCGAACACACTTCGACTTTTATCCACGATATCGTATACAGGGCAACTCGTCAGTGTGTTCGATGCGACCAACTCACCCACACTCACACAATATCCTATTGTCTTAAGCACACAGAGAAGCACTTTTTTTAATGATTCTTCATTTTCGACTCTTATTAATCAGCCTCAAGGATTTATTACAGCACAAGCAGTGAACTCAAATACATGGAGCATTGTAAATAGTTTTCCTTTTCGTAATAACTCCACTTCAATCCATATTCTTAATGTTTCTACTATCTATGCTGGTAACGTTAGCACAACAATCGAGATTCTACGAACACTGAATGTAGAAAATCTCACGATTATAGGTCCTATTAATCAACGCTCCTCGATTAATATTGATAACTCGATCACAGTGTATGGTAACCTTCGCCTTGAAAGTTCCTTTTCTGTATGGGATAACTTGGTTGTGAATCAAGTTTCTTCATTTTCTTCAGTGATCTTTGCTTCATCTCTTACAACAAGCACTATAAACACTCTTCTTTTAGGAACAAGTGGTCATGCAAGCATCTCTTCAGGTCTCACGGCTCAAAGTCTATCTTCGCCCTTGATTCAGGTAACTGGATCAGTGAATGCTCAAAGAACTGAGGTCCAATCATCCACCATTAATGTTTTAATCGGTGGATCTCTTATCGCAAATCATATTTCAACAAATAATCTTGATACTGGGGGAAATATTAATATCTATGAATCAACAACTATCTTTGGACAAATGAATCTTTTAAAAGATCTATATATTGGTTCTAATCTTACAAATACATTCAGTTCTCTTACAACGAATGCGCTCTTTACACAAGGTCCACTCTATACAAGTAGTCTACGAACGAGCGATGGAACTTTTAATACTCTATCATTCCAGTCGCTTACATTAAATGGTTCTTTCAATCTAACTCAACCCTTAACAGTGAGCAGTTTAGTTACAAACTCTCTTTCAACCATTTCTACTTTAACAACAGGTTTCGCCACTGTATCTAATCTTTCCACCTTAGGAAACGTCATTACAACCACCTCTGCATTGAGCACAACCGATCTCATCATTAGTAGCAGTTTAAGCACTTTTAATAATCTTGCCATCTTCTCAGATCTTACAAGTCAAGGAAATCTACTTACCTATGAGTCATTGAGTTCGCAACAATCATTCTGGAATGGAAGGAATACTGCTATTCTTGGCTCACTAAGCACTGGATCCAATGTGTTCATATCTACTACAACCTTTGTAAAAGGTAATCTTCATACTATGAGTCCACTCTATATTCATGGCACGAATACACTCTTTTTAGAAAATGTCAGCACAACGAGTAACTTTATTGTTTCAGGAATCACTGAAATGGCGAACTTCACTCTTGGTTTTAATGATCAAGTCAAAATCATAAGCACACGAAGCGTTTTTGTAGAAAACTTTCTTTCAACGGGGTTTATCCATGTTCAAGGTAGTTCATTCATTAGTTCGATTGATCTGGGTGTTGCACCCTTTAACTATGTGTTTCATACATCGAATATTCAACAGTTTGGATCACTGTTTGTCAGCACTGCGGTTAGCACTCAATCAGTGATTCTACAATCGAACGCGCCTTTTACAAACTTTTATAGTTCGTTCACTGTTAGAACATCTTCTATCAATAATATCTTCAATGTAGGTGTAAACTCCTATTATTCAGATACTCTCTATACTCAAGGATCCATTAGTGCCAATACACTTTTTGCAGATGCTGTCTATGGAACTTTTATTGGAGATGGATCTCAACTCAGTAACTTTTATATACAAGGAGATATTCGTGTTCAAACCTATTCTGTAGGAGCCTCCACCTACACCTCTTCTTTATTTGTCAATAAAAACTTGGTCATAACGAATGAAGGAACGGTAGATGCTCCATTAAATGTTACCGATGGTGGAATCGTATCACCAGAACTATTTGATTCTATTCTATTTCAGAATAATAATCCAACCTATCCTTCACGAGGAGTTTTTGGGACTTCAAGTATATATGCCACCTTACAAATCTTTGATGATAGTCTTCTTCGTATTAATAATGTTCTATATATATCAACCAGTCGCGTGGGTATAAATATCTCAACACCTGAATATGAACTCCACGTAAAAGACACACTCCAAGTGAAAGGTTTAGTAGGTCCTGTCCTTAACTTCAGAAGTATGCGTATTGATTCATTATATCTCTCGAGTATTACTGATCGAGGAAGTATAACCTATATTTCTTCGGGTAGGATTAGCACTGGAAATCTAATGATTCTTCCAGATGAGACAAGTGTAACTCCTTATTTATCAGTCAATCGTATTCAAACACTGAACTCCACACTTGGACTTAATGAGTTTGTATTTCTAAATCAATCTACCCAGACATTAGGTATAGGAAATTCAAATCCAAGATATAGTTTAGATGTTCCAAGTCTACATTGTTTGAGTAGTTTTACATCTGAGTATACAGAGATTAATGCTGCATTATTTATTTCTACAAACCTTTCAAGTATTTGGGTCGCCACAGCACCCAATGATCCTGTTAACTTATCAAACTATCACAACTTATCAAACTTTTTATACAGTGTGAATAATGGAAATAACTTCATTCCAGGAAACGATTCTGAAGAGTGGAATCCAAGTCCAGGAGCCACTTATAATGGAAACTATTGGGTTGCATTGGGAAATCCTATGAAAATCAGTTATGATGGAATCTCATGGATACGTGTAGATACTCTTGGAGGATATGGTGGTTTTGATACGAGTCAATATGGCAAAGCAGCATGGAATGGTCGTTCTTGGATTGCTGTAGGTAAGTCTATTGTATCAGGCACAACGTATACGTCGAGTCTATTACTTAGTGATGATGGAATCCATTGGAGTGGACTTGCGACAAATCAGTTTGTCTCAAGCACAGTATCACAAGGAAATGATATTATCTGGATAGGAAACCAATGGGTCGCAACAGGCTTTGGTAGTTCAACCCAATCAACTATTTTAAGGAGTGTTGATGGAAGTAACTGGTTAAGCACAAGTAATGGATTTTCAAAGTTTGGAACGGGTCTTTGTTTGGGTCCAGAGTATAATAATGAAAAAACACTTTTTGCAGTGGGTGGAGATCCAGGAATCAGTTCTATTAAGATAACATCTGATTCTCAGATTGATTGGTTTAATATTCTCTCAGGGGGGTTTAGTTTTGGTGGAAATGCCATCGCTTCAGATGGTAACTATGTCATTGCGGTAGGATCGGATTGGCAATCCAGAAGTAATATTCAAGTATGGGCTCCATCAGTAAACACAACTCTCAATTTCACAAGTTATGAATCATTCACAGGTAAAACAATCTTAAACTTTTCAAATAACGGTAATGATGTAAGTTATGGTGCTTCTGAGTGGTTGCTTGCAGGTAATAATGGTATGCGTAAACTTATAACTACTCCTGATGCGGCCTTATCCTCATTTACAGTGGATGGTCAAAGCACAATGATGTATATTGTGGCGATTGATGTAAATAATGTTGCTAAACAACCTATTCGAACAAGTTACGGATTCTTTTCACCATGGTCTTATACATCCGATTTAGATGGTTTTATCAACTATGGCGTTGAAACAAATGGTTCAAATATGTGGGTTCTTGTGGGATATAGCACTGATGTTCGATGTATGTATAATAGCACGGATGCAGTTCATTGGCGTGTTCTGACAACTGCTTCAAATGGTGTGCCGACTCTTGGAACTCAGGGTGTTCAACGAATCGCATTTCAAAATGGAATTTGGTTTGCAACTGGATATGATAACTCAGCTAACTATAATACTGCTTGGTATAGTTATGATGGGGTTCAATGGTATTCATTTCCGATGTGGAGAATCAACTGCACGGCTGTCTTATATGGAAATAATATCTGGGTAACAATCGGTGGTTCTCTAACAAATGGCTCTGCAGCACCAGGAGATCCTGGGTATGCAGGTGTCTATTGGAACTCAAACTTTGATCCAAATCCTGCAACTTGGACACGTGCTTCAAATACAACTCCTAATATTTATGATGGTTATTATAACTATCGTTTTTTCCCAAATGGTTCCTATTCAGCCAACTTTACAGGTAGCTATTTTTACATGGGAGGTAACTCAAAAGGATGGAACTATTTTGATGATCCAGGACAACCAGGTGTATCACTTATTTATAGCGGTGATGGAAAATCATGGAGTAATCAGTATTATGTGGATAATATGGGTATTACATATAATCCGTTTATATTTGGATCTCCAGGACGTAATATAGGAATCGTTACATTTGATACTGTCAATAGTCTCTATATTTTACCGTTTAATGGACTTTCTACTGCATTAGAGAACCCTTATCAAATATGGTATTCAAGTAACGGAATCAATAACTGGCTCCCAGTAACTAACTGCGGACCAAGTCGACCCGCGATTGCTGGATTTAACTCGATGCGTTCACTCAATGGATTTACAATCGCATGCACAAACTATGGGGGAGGTGCTCCAGGAAATGATCGATTTGTTCCTTTCTGGTATACTCGAAATGGGAGTAACTGGTTCGCTGGTCCCACCTTTACAGAAAACTTTAATACTACACCCTTAGCACTTGCCAATATTGCCCTTGTTCCTGTTCCTCTTTATAACAATGATATCTATAGTGTATCCTTCAGTTTAAATCTTAGTCCAAGGATTATTACCAGTAATCTATCTATTTTCACCGATGAGAATATAACAGGTATTAATCAAACAACAAGCACAAATACCATCATTGCTACTTCTTCAAGAATGCGTTTTAATGAATTGTTTCAGGTAACGCCCAGATTGATATCCTTTAATAACTTTATTGAAAGTTCTGAATATACACAGAGATCTATGCTATTAATCGCGAATACTACTGAAGTCACTGATTCTATAACGTTTGGTGTTTTGTATATAAGTTCAATCAATCAGTCTATACAGATTGCGTAGTTATCCATCTTATCTTTTATTCATTCTACTATAGAGTGATTTGCTTAGATGTCAAATAGTATTACTGTGACACCAAGCACATCGTTAATATTGATTAAAAGACCCATACTGTCTACTATTTATTTACCAAGCTATTCTTCTGATTTTACAGTGACTCTACGTGATACAACTGGTCTTATTTCCCCCACGTTTCCTATAGTTGTAAGCACAACGAATGGTGCTATATTACAAGATTTTTCAAATCGATATATCTTCAATCAGCCCTACGGATTAGTACGTTTCACGTTTCAAACTCCACGAAGCTGGAAGATTCTTCATACGTCAGGAATGCCCAAAGAAAGTGCGGCTGCAAATGTATTATCTCTGAATATTAGCACATGTTTTTTTGAAGTCTTCTCCACTGTGACAAAAACTGTTAGCACAATGATTGTCAATACGATTCAACAAACTGTCGATCCGATTACCATTAGTGGAAGTGTCTTTTTATCCAATGTATCCAGTCCTGGATTTTCTTTGTTCAAGTCTTCTTTTGTTTCTTATGAGTTAATGACTCTACAAGGATTTCTACATATCAGCGGTCCTGTTGTATTTAACTCAACTTTTAACGTTCCATATCTTTCAACGGTTCCCAGTTTCGTTACACTTTCTTCGTTCACTGTGGGTGGAGCTATTTCTACTAACACAATGGCTGTTGTTAGCACGTTAACTCTCAACTCAACCATTCAAGTTGAAACATTGGCTCTTGGAAGAAGTTCTGCTACAGGACTGGTTGTTCTTAGTTCTATAAATACAGCTCTTGGGATCAGCACATTGAACTCCGTTTCGATAGGTAACTCACTCACGGTGAATAGGCATGTTGCAACAGGAAATGGATTTTCAACCTTGGGCTCTATTTCTTCATCCTCATACTATAGTGTAGGACAATCCTCTATTTTTCAGAGTTCATTTGTATCCTTTAGTTCTTTTGGAGTGAATGGAACCCTAGTAGGTCAAAGCACTCTTTTCGGTGATTCACTTTCAATCGGTTCAACACTATCTGTCTTTGCTTCAACCTATACAACTCTTCTTAGCACCTCTCAACTCTTTAGTCAAAAAAACATTCAGATTCAGGGTGAACTATACGTAAATAATACTTTACAAAGTCAAACTGTATCGAGTCATTTCTTGGAGGTTGCATCTACGATTCAACTTACAAGTAGTTTTATTGTAGGAGGAACTCTCAGTTCTGCTACGTTTCTTAATACGTTAAGTAATGTATATGTTACATCAAACACAGTTTTAAACAACTTATCTGCGGGTCAAGACTTGGGTGTCGGCAGCTCAATGGATATCCGCGGTTCTATCTACGCAAGTTCATTCAATGTTGCAGGTTCAATCGATGTTCTCTCTTCAATCGATATCGGAACCAATGCCACCTTTTTTCAACAATCTTATTTTGATGGAAGTCTTTCAAAACCTCTCAATGCCACCATTCTTGGTTCAACCTCTGTTCATGGTCATTTTATAGTGGATCGAATGGATATTCAATCCCTTAGTGTTAATCAACAGTTCTTAGATACTCCTGTTATAAATGTAACGCATCTCTTCAGTTCAGCCCAAGTCAATATCAATCTTAATCAGGCTTATATTAATACTGGAAGCAGTATACTGAATGGTAATACTGCTCTATTTTCTACTTTATCTTTAAAAACTCTTTTATTATCAAACTATGGAACAACGATTGATACTGTCTACACAGAATCCTTTCAATATTTACCCAGTTCCGCGATTCAGAGTATCGATACATCGTATCCTTTTTTTGTCAGTTCTGGATCCGTCTTTTCGAAGGGATTCTCATCCTTCACAGTCAGCACATCAAGTATCTACGCAAATAACTTCTATGGAACCTTTGCTGGAGATGCTGAAGCTATCACAAATCTTTTTATTACTGAACAAAATATTCGTGTGAGCACACTTACTACCTCTTCGATCTATCTGTTTGAGAATGCAAATATCAGTAGTCTTTATATTAAATCATTAACTACACAATCATTATCACCCAATACAATCAGCACACAAAATCTATTACTTGGTTTCAATAACTTTGATTTTACAAATACAGGTAATAAACTCCATTTTGATGTATTAAGTCGATATGATTCGAGGCAATCTGTATTTATTAATAGCACGATTTATGCAACCTCAAACTCCTTCCTCGGTATTAATACAAAATCCCCTCAACACAGTTTTGATATTAATGGTTCTTTATACACATCAAGTCTTTATTATTCATCGATTTCATTAACTGATTTTATAGGTGAATCACAAAGCACAACTTTTGCGATTGCGTCTACCATCTTTATTCGTGATACACTTGTGTCTCCTGCTCTATTGATTACATCAGGATCAAGACCCTTGTATATTGTCGATAGTCGAGTCCCATTACCTGCTCTATGTGATTCGATTCAAGCAACCTCAACCTCTTTATTATTAAACTCTATGATTCAGATTACAAATGAATCAGTGTATCCTTCTCAATCTATGATTATCGATGCGACGAATACTAACTTTTCAAATCCAATAGATTCGGCTCTTATGATTTATGGAAATACATACATAACCTCTCTTAAAACATCCTCATTAAACTGCTTTTTTCAGGTATCTACACCTTCCATGACCTTTTCAACATTGATTCTTGCAAATGAATCAGACTATCCTTATACACCTATGAAGAATAGTATTTTGACATTTGGAACTGATTTACTCTCAATCAACTCTACGATGTTTATTAGTAAAACTCTAAATACAGTCGGTATCAATACAGTACCTCCAGATATTAATCTTACTAGTAACTTTTTATCGATTCGTAGTAATGCTTTCTTTTCAACTTTTTTTGCAGATTCTATATCGTCAGGGCAACTGAACTATACACCACAGATTCTGTAACCAGAGTCTAAAACATCATTTCTTTTCAACTTCACAAGGGTAGAGGTGGAGTCGTTGAGATGCTTCCAAGAAATCAAATGTATTATCGACCATTTCAACCATCGACTTTTACTAAAGCTGTATCGTTTACACCCTATCAATCGGATTCTGAATCTGAGTATTCTTCGGATGAAGATGAATCCGGTTCTGTTACATCTACACAGTCTTCCAGCTCGGAAGAAAACCAACCAAACTTTGCTGAGTTTGCCTCCAATATGCAACTTGCTTCCGCCGCAGGTCCAAATCTTACAAACTTTATGTCACAAACTGATTTTGGTGTCGATAACATGAAAGCAAATGTGGGCTACGCCTCGATTGCTCGTGCTTTCAATATTAATCTACCGTTTAACGACGGTAACTTTGATTTATCAGGCACTGATATTTTTAAAGCCGATGCTCCTCCAACACAAGCGGTTACCAGCATTATTATGTTAAATAGTCGTGACCGTGATCGTAATGTCTTTCCTCAACCCACACAGTTAACACTCCGACTCCCCCGAGTCTACAACAACATAACGAGTCTCCAAGTGGTTCAAATGAAACTTCTTTCGTCGTTTCTTTATTTTCGTCCCGATAAAGGAAACTTGAGTCTTCTTATTAACGAGTTCGGATCGGTTAAATATGATTATTTGGGTGTTCAATCGGGTCAACTCAATATTCTTACTAATATACGTTCAGGCACTTATAACATTAATACATTGATTAATGAACTCACTACACAGTTAAACACACCTCCTATTTTTTACGATTATCCTGGTGGATTCAACCAGTTTATTCCTCTCTTTACCTCGACGGGTGATTTCAGTATCAACTTTAACTATCCTGGTGATTATTTCTATGATAGTTTGAATGCTGTGTTTACTGCCGCACCTACAAGAGACTTTATTACTACACGTTATTGGCAATCACCAACTCTCGGATTCACGCCTACACTGAAACAATCGAAGGTTGCCTATTATTATCCAATCTTGAAAGAATATGTGATTGACCCTGACTATGGTCTTGGAAAACTCAATACTGCCATTGATTTAAGTGGACTTCTCGATAAGGAAACAATCTATAGTCGTGTTGTTTATGCGTTTCAAGGCGTGAATGATCTAGTGATTCAAGAACTCATTAACTTGAATGCAACAGAACTTGATATCTATCGAACAGCCCATTCATTCCGTAACTCACTTATCAATAAATACAATGTGAACTATGATTCATTCAATAATCGTATCTTTTTCCAATCACCTTCTCTGAATACATCGTTGGTGAACTTGCTTAACTCACAATATGCGATCTTTTTTCAACAACAGTTGTCTGCCTATGGGATCACATCCAATGTCTATTCGGGTTTACAAACAACGAATAGTCAGATTCTATCGATCATTAATGCCATGTATGACTATATACAGAGACAACTTGCGATTTATTTCGGTATAAATTTCAACACTTTTGCTCCAGTCTATTTTACACAAGCTAATAACTATATTAATATTCAAAGTGCTCTGAATGCTATAGGTGTAAGTTCAAACTATGATCTTGCTGTTGTGACGAGTGGTCGAGATGCAACCACATCTAATGTAGTTGAACTGAACCGTCGTGATCCTATTGCATATTGGCCTAACATGAGCAATCTTCCAACAGATCCAGTTCTTGGAACTCTTGGATATCCTATAAATCTTGGTGCCTCCAATGTATCACCATATTTAGGGGCTAGTAACTATGCCTATGATATCGCTACCAATGATTTTAACTTTAACCAGCCTTTTATTGATGCAGCTGGTAATGTAGAGATTGATTTACGTCGTAAAGCTGGTGATATTCTATGTCCTATACAAGCAGGTAAATATACCGTTTTCAAGTTTCGTAGTCTCTATCGACAAACACTACAAGTTGAGACTCTTCCTCGTCCTACACAATATCGCTATCCAGCGTATAATCCTGGCAACTTTAACTCAAACATTGCTAACTTCTTCGATAATAGTTACAGTTATGTGTTTAATAGCAATAATGCCAGAATGGATACTGTAACATATTCAAATCTTTATAGGATACCTGGATTTAGTAACGACAATGTAGCACAAGCCACCGATTTTGGATTATCCTATTCAGATTCACTCACACTCTGGGGTTCAAACTATTTGAGTATTGATGTGCGTAACAGTCTTTATAACTATGTCTTCTTTTTACCATTCCCTCAGAATCCTTTAGTCACAGGACCCGCTTATAAAAATCGTATGGCTCTGACACTTCTGAATAATACATCCAATGCTCCAATACCATCCGCAATGGAGATTTTCTTATACCATGATCGCGCAGGATTTATGGCAGATTTATCAGGTAATGCTCGTAATGAAAATATATATCATTATAAAACGAAACAAACGATTAATAGTGGAGATATCAGTGGTTCATTGATTTGGAATGCGTATGCTGGCCAAACCTATTATGCGGTTCTACGTTCACAAAATATATCGTTTCAATCCTTTCAAGCTAAGTTTCTGTTATGGTATCCTGATGGATCTAACTTTTCAACTCTTACAAATAGCATTGATGCTCCGTTTAATCCTTTTAGCGATCCAACCTCTAATCTGAATAACTTCAACTATGCACAAGTAGCCGATCCAGATTTTATACGTTTACCCATTGCGAGTAATCTATGGCCTGTGAATCCCTCAGGAAATGAAGTGAATCTGGGTCTTTCAATCAGTAATGTTCCCATTGGATATGATACAAATGGAGTGTCGACAGATCTAACAGATTATGTTGGTTATACACCGAATATTACCAGTAATAATATATTACCTTCTGCTCTTATTCGTGTAGATCCAATCTCAGGATATTTCTTTCAAGTCGGTAGTCCTTATAGTCAGGCAAATCAGAGTTATTTATACACGGGTGCAAACAACTTTATTCTTACACCTACCAATCAATCGAACTATACTCCACAGACGGTCGCTAATCGACAATACAAGATTGTTCATTGGTATGATACCACCTATATTCCTGATCCAGCCGAATCAATCATCACTTATAACTCTGGCACTGACCTTACTCCTTATCTTACACCCTATACAGTGGCAACTACCTGTAATGTTCCATTGAGCAACTATAAATATGATTTAAGTAATAACAACATTCAACTTGGTCTGGGTTGCTGTGGATTCACATTTGCACCCACTGATGGAACTTGGTCCGTTGAACGTCTGATGTTCCGTTCTGCTTTTATTAATAATGATCTTAACTCCAATATACAGTATTTGGGTATTTTCTTGACCTCGTTTGCGAATACAACACCCTCGTATCTATTGAGTCTAAATGATGCGGTTGCTAAACTCGATTTGAATAGTAATCGAACCAAACGATATCGATCAGCGGCCGATGTGAACTTTGGGTTTGATCCTGTCTTGGGAACCTATTATGAGTTTATAGCTGATTCCAACTTTGCTCAACAAGAACTTTCAGGCTTCGCACAAAATGCTGAGATCTTTTTCAATAATCCGAACAACTTTTATAGTGTGATCCCTTTTGATGCAAACTCCAATATTGCCTACATGAAAGCACTGACTGGTTCAGTAGTCCCGTATCCTGTTGTATGTGATCCGAGCGCATCTCGATTCTATTTTGATGGGAATGCCGCACCCACCAGAACAGGTATAGTTATGCCTAAACCACCGAATATCCCTAACTCACCTTATGGACCTCCAACAGGTATCTCCTACAGTCTTTCAGCCTATGAGCAGTCGATTCCTATCGGCACGAATGTTCTTCATTATTTATCACAAACTGATTTGGCTCAAGACGTTTCAGGATTTAATGCATGGAAGGGTATTCCATATGCACCGACACAACTCTTTGCGGATATTTCAGGTCGTATGATGATTCAAGGAACTGATTTTAAGATTTATACATATCCTTATAACTCGAATAATCGAACGTTTACACCCGAGTTTTCATTAACAGTGGATGATATTTATCCAGGTTCAGAATCGACCATATTGGTTGCGGCAGGAGCTAACTCGACGGTCTATGCGTTCTTAGGATTTCAAGTGGTAGGTGTCTCCTATCAAGTGCGTATTAAAGTATATGATCCTGCTCTTGGTCAACTTTTTGACATCTTTGTTCCAAGTCAGTTCCAGATTCCAGATCTTGGATTTTCCGTGAAAAACTTTTGTTTCAATGATCAACAAGGATTTGTTATCGCTGGATCATCATCGGCAGGTATAGCAGTTACTTATAGAACACCGTCTTTGAATACAGTAGGATTCTTTGTTGACACATATCCAGGATTTCGAACAGTTAAAGCCCTCCAAGTCCCTTCACGAACCACTATCTATTCACAAGTCTATGATGTATCAGGTAATGCTCCTATGTATTTCTACGGAGTAAATGCTTCACAATCCTATTCGCTCATTAATACCTATACGATTAATCCTGGTGATAGTATTCCCTCCACATTTAATAACTTCACAACGACCTATTATCCAGGAAAGGGAGATGAACTTATCTTTTTATCTGCCAGTTACCCGAGTTACTTTTTTAAAGCCCAGACGATTCTCGGCACAGCTCCAAGTTATACTGTGACATTACAAATATCAATCTATCAGTTCAGGCTCTTAAATGGTAATTTAACAACACCTATTAATATCATAGGAGGTGCTGAAGGTGGTGTATGGACTCTTCTAAGTCAATCACCCTATATTCTCGGTAATCGAAACGATGGTTCAGATGCCCCTATTAAGATTCAAAATGCATGGCAAATGTTTTATCCAAATGCGAAGATTGTATTAAGGAAACTGAATAATGCTCAGAATCCTATTACGGATTTATCAGGTCTTCAGTATCCTGAGTTTCCACACACAGCCATGTTTGTCTATAATACAAAAGCAGCCTATAACGCAGATATTAGTAACTCAATCAGTCCAAGATGGGGATTGGAATCTTCAGGAGGTCTACTACCGAACAATCTCTATAATCTGAACTCAAATGGATTTCTTGTGAGCGATCCTAAAATGACAGGATATCAGTTTAACTCCTATATCTTTAACGTTCCATTATTACCTAATCAGGGAGGTAATCCAGAATCTCATTATTATTTGGCAGTTCGTTCCTATGCCCCAAGTGAAAAATCGCAAGTGCTTTTACGTTTTAATATGCCACAGCGTTATGATTTCGGTTTTGTTAGAATACGTGATTTAAGTAATGAACCTGTTTTTGCAGCCTCGAATACTGCTCTTTTTAATCCGACGTATTACACTGCGCTCTCACAGTTTAATAGTAACTTTGTTCTATCCAATGTAAACTTTGGATATAATCCTTCTCAGAATATTAACGGTAAGAATATTACCTCAACTGGATTTGGTGACTTTGTGAATCAATACGTGACATTGTATAATCAATATACTTCAAACGTAAATCTTATTACAAATATTACGAATAATGTAAATGCGAATATGCTTACCTTCATTAATACAAACTTGACCTATGCTTTACCCAACTATGCTAAAACTCGTCAAGCCTTTACAGATCCTGTGACGTTTTCAATCTTGTTTAGAACTGCTTTAACACCGACTTATTTATTCGCGGAAGATGAATGGGGTCTTGGATGGAACCTTGGATTTGAAAAAAGGGATACACCTTATGCGACCATTCAACGTGCCGATAGTTTCTTCAAGATTTTAGATGATTATATTTATCTGAAGTTGAATCCAGAGTATAATATGAATCGCATGGATTTTGGTGCAAAAGAAAACTTGGCAGAAACCACGGAACCACAAGGAACGATTCGAGGTTATAACGGAAAACTTCTATTGAATACATTTGGAAACTTTGCGCAAACGATTATTCAGAATCCTGTGTATTTCACTGGAGCTCCTCTTTTAAAACTGGATAAACTGTCTTTTACATGGTTTGATGTCAATAATAATGTTTTGGATAATGCTGAGTGTGAATGGAATGCTGCTATTCAGATTGTTGAAGAGATGTTGGTCCCTGCGATTAAAGGTAAAAATCCTGTTGTTATTCCCCGCTAAGTATAGAATAGACACGAATGGAACTCACAAATACAGATCCGACACCTCGTGAAGGTAGTTCAAAAGTAAGTGATATGCCCTTTGCTAGCAGCACGACAAAACCTTTTTTTCCACCTGTCTGTCTTACATATCATTGGGATCCTACGGCAGTATTACGACATGTTGTCCCACAAGGACCTGCATTACCTCTCGCATTGGATCCTCGTCCTTGGACAAAGGTTTGTTTAGAATACAAGAACACAGGAAACTCTTCAGAAATGGCTCCTACTCCTCCTATTGATGTTGTCTTTCCTCCTGGAGGCGAGTTTTATCCTCCAGCCCGGTATTCACAATCAATCGACCGTGAATCCTTATTGCGCCGTCAAGATAGACCTCTTGGAACATGTGATCCTGAGCAATATGAGCCTCCTCTAAACAGTGATATGTATATTGCAGGTCGCCTTCTACCTGAACGTGCTCAGCCTTCCAACTCTTCCATGGTTCAAGAACTTGCTATGCCTCAGGCACTCCTACGTGCGTCTCCCTACGATTGTCGTGTTGAAGCTGATAAGGCAAACTGGGTGAGGTCTCCCTATTTATTTAACAACGCAACCAAACAACAAAAATACAATGTAGCCTTCCCTACAAAGAAACTGCGTTCTCAATAGAATGAGTGAATCGAACGCCTTGGAACCTTTGAACAAGAATAATACTAAAAAGAATAATGCTGTTAACAATGCACCAAAGAACAACAACGCACCAAAGAACAATGCAGTTAACAACGCACCAAAGAATAACGCTGCCAATAATGCAGCAAATAATAACCCAAAGAATAATAATGCAAAGAATAATACGGCCAATAATGCTCCAAAGAACAATGCTACGACTGATCCGACTCCTGTAAATACAGGTAATGTTAAAAAGAACATTAACAGTATTATTCCTTTATTGGAAAAGATTAAAGGCTTTCATGAATCCTATGCCACAGCATCGGATGATTCAAAGAAAGAGATTGAAGTTGAGTTTGATAGTGTTAAATCAGAAACACTTAGACTTCAAGAAGAAATCAATAAACAACTTACGTCTATGAATCTGGGTGGTAAAAATGTGATAACTTATCTGGATGAAACCTATCCCGACTATTTGACAAAACTCAAGAATATGAATTTAATCAATGCTAATGCTTCTAAGACAGCAAATAACGCTGCCAATAACGCTGCCAATAATAACCCAAAGAATAATAATGCAAAGAACAACGCTGCCAATAATGTAAAGAATAATGCAGCCAATAATAACCCAAAGAATAATAATACAAAGAATAACACACCAAAGAACAACGCTGCCAATAATGTAAAGAACAACGCTGCCAATAATGTAAAGAACAACGCTGCCAATAATGTAAAGAATAACGCTGCCAATAATGTAAAGAACAACGCTGCCAATAATGCACCAAAGAACAACGCTGCCAATAACACAAAGAACAAAGAGCAGGCAGGTGGTAAGCGTAAAACACGTCGCAATCGACGAGTCTAAATAAAAGATCGTTGAATAATCTTAATCATCATTTTAGTCCATCCAACAGGTAACCGCAATCGGATACTCCGACCCTCAAGCGGATAAATCATACCTATTGAATGAACTGCCATCCCTTGCAGCTGCGCAAAGCCTGCGGTAATCGCAAGTAACAAAAGACGCAAGGAGTTTACGCGTTCCTTTTCTTCACCAGCAATCCTCCAGAAAATCCCATCGGCAAAGATATCTACGGATTCAGGCTGTGTCCACTCTGAAGAGATTTCAAGACCCACCTGACTCTGATCATATCCTTGTGCCCATCCATTAAAACAGGTTTCTAATACATTTAAAAACTCAGTCAACTCACTGTCCTGAAAATGATGGGACATTTGACCCACACGATATAATGGTGCGTTTCTTCCTTCACCCACCATTTGGAGTGTGCTGATCCGCCAAATATCCTCTAAGATTTCATGTGAAGGCCGTGCTAAATCAGTAATCGCACGCCAACTACGTAGAATCTCACCTCGCATTTCAGTCGGCACAACAAATCGCGCTGGTGCGATTGTAAACTCATTCAGATCATAGGTTTCAAATCGCAAAGGACGCAGTTGTCCTCGGATCTTTGAAATAAGACTTGTTGCTGCCAGAATCTCATTAGAATTCCATTCTAACTTTCTTCGTTGACACCATTCATGAATCATAGCATAATCAACCGGTGGAGGAACACGAGCAGAATCTTCGCCACTAAACGTTTGAATGATAAACTCCGTCAGTTCATCACGCCATTCTTCCCAAAAAGCCTTATCTTCTGAAAATATACGGAGAGTGAACAAAAGACGTTCAGCCACTGGATCACGATACAACATTTCGTCCGTCGATCGTGCAGCAAAAATACGTTTGATAAATGTCTTTAAAAATCGCAGAAAATCACGTGCCGTATCGAGTTTTTTTGCCCACGGAGGAAGAGTCCACACTTCACCTGGTGGAAATAGATTCTCCTCCGTAATATTCTTCATATCGAGCCATGCTAAACAGCCTTCATCACGTAACGCTTTATAATCATCACCATCTAAACTTCCAATCAACGACTCTAATGACGGTATACCTTCATTGATTTCCGCCTCCGATAGACAATAACGAGCAAGTCCATGATACGTCAATAAACGTGTAGGTATTTCTCTTATGAATCGACTTAAATCACGTTCATTACGACAATATGTGAATATAAGATGCTTTTTTGCACGTGTGACTGCAACATAAAAGAGTCGTCGCTCACAAATAATATCCTCCTTTTTCTTACTCGATGGAAAACTCTGATCATTACAACGAATGACAAAGACAAGATCCCATTCAAGGCCCTTGCTTGCATGAAGTGTCACCAGATCCACATAGGATTCCGTTGATGAGTCATTTACCACTCCTTCGGGACGATCCCCGGTTGGATTACAATCTTGAAGACGATAGGGAATCGCTTGACCCAAAAGTTCCTCCTCGATTCGGAATAAATCCAAGTTGGTTCGGCTCAAAATCGCAATGCGGATTTGTTTATTTGTTTTACGAATATCCTTGATGGTCTCAATAATCCATCGTGATTCGTCACTCATACGCCAGAAGAAATGAACATCGGGTTTTTTTCCAATCATACGTCCTGAACCCAACATTGACTTTTTCCATGAAAGTGTGGGAATAAATCGCATCACTGCATTTGCACATGCAACAATGGCTTGAGAAGAGCGATAGTTGATACGAAGTTGGTCATCGACTAATCCAGGAACTTTCTTATCGAGTTCAAGGATAAACTTGACATCACTCCCACGCCACGTGTAAATATTTTGAGCATCGTCTCCCACAATCAGAAGTCGGGCTCCAGGATGAAGCATACGTTCAACCATTTTCCACTGAGCCGCATTGATATCTTGAAACTCATCCACGACAATGTAGCGTAGTTTACTCACCCATTGCCGTCCTTTTGTCGTTGTAAGCCACGAAGTTCCCATACTCACCAGTTCATCAATGAAATATAAACTGCCAAGCCGAGTTGGATCATAGGCCTTCAACAACGTTCGTGACAGACCATGAAATGTTCCTGCCCAAACCGCATTGGGCCCGATGAGAGTTTCAATCCGTTTTACCATATCATTCGCAGCATTTCGAGAGAACGTCATTAAGACAATACTGTCTGGCCGAATGTTATATTGTGTTATGAGATAGGCAATACGTGCCGTCAAGGTTGTTGTTTTACCGCTTCCTGCTGACGCTATGATACGTTGATGCACATCCGGATCACGTAGAACCGCATGAGCCTGTTCTTCATTAAGAGTTAGCGTATGATATGGAAAAGAGAAATCCATACACTTGTTAATGAATAGAGTCAAGACTTTAGGAGGCAAAACACGTCGTGTTTTTGGAAGACGAGCTATGACTCCGATAAGGAGAAAACGTAAACTGGCTGTTCTTAAGACACGTTCTCGAACTAGAATAGATGACGTATCAGTTCTACAGCCAACAACTTCAATCAGTGATGGTGAACGGCCAACAGAAGATCAAAAAGAACACTGTGACAGTGAAAAACGGAAAGGGTCGCAAGGCGGTGACGATTCAGGAGAACGGGAAGTCACACACCTCTGTGAAGCCCCTGTCGACTGCGGATATTCAGAAAATCCAGAAAAATCAGTTCATCCCGGGTCTGTTCAAGGACTGCCACGACTGCTTGAATCGACAGATGCGCTCACAGAAGTCACAAACGAGACGAGCCCCCAAGAAGAGGAACCACCGTTCTAGAAAATATGATTGAAATCTTATTCTTGATCGCACTCTTGTTTGCAGTGCTTGTTCTTTTTTATCGACAAGCCATTAACGACTACACTATTCTACAAATCGAGGCCTCAAAGATGGATGATTTACCCCGACTTTTAACTGAACGATCTCCTGTGGTGGTGCGCAGTATTGGTCAACCCAAAGTCTTTCTACCCGATACACTAAAGTCAAATACACGTCTTATATCGTATCCTCTGGCTCAAGGATTCACATTAGCCGACTACTTATCAAAGCCTACCAATACATCATTTCGTATGCCTCTAAAGGCGAGACAACAACTTGCTGATGAATCAGGTCTAAAAGTCTGGGCACAACATACATGGTATCCAAAGTTTTTCTCACAACCCATCTTTGAAAATCTATATTCAATGCTTGTTGAAGCTCAAGTTGGATCACAAGGTCTTCGAAAAACAACTGCTGGTATCACAGTGATTTATCCTACCTCTTCGGCTCTTGATGTCACACTGTTAACTGAAGGACAACAGAAATATCTACCCAAGGCATGGCGTGGTCGTATTCCTGAACAACTGACGATTCAAGATACACCTCTTGTGGGTGAGATTAAATATATCACTGTTAAAGTTCGTCCTGGAACATTACTGTGTATTCCGACTCATTGGTTCATAAGTGTCCAACTCTCCAAGTCGGATGAAGGCAAACCCTGCCTATGGTCATGGATGGAACTTCATACTCCGATCAGCAGACTTGCTGCGAGTATGGATTCGAGTATTGACTCCTAAGGCAGAATAGAGTAAGGTCTATGCAAACGATTAATCTGTCAAATAATACATACTGGTTTAGTTTAAATAGTATATCTACTATTCCAACTACTTTACTATTACCTCCTTCTTCAAACTCGATTAATCAAATCTTTACTGTAAAAGAAGCATCAGGAAGATCAAATGCTCTATGTTATATTTCTACATCGGCTGATGATTATATTGAAGGACTAACCTATCGTATTACACTAAATACATTAGAATCGATTACATTACAATGTATATCGACAAGTTATTGGTCCGCTCTGAACTTTTATTCAAATATTAACTATCAAACGAGTATTCCTCCAACAGGAGCCACTATTGTCAATGCAACTCAGAATAACTCACTTTGTCTTGTAGATTTACGAACAACCTCAAAGGTCGTTGTTTTGCCTAATACCTATACTACAAGTTCAGGAAATATGCTGTTTACGATAAAGGATAACTATGGTTCGGCAAGCACAAATACTCTCTTTTTGAGCACTCCTTCAGGAATGTATTTTGAAGGTGGCAACTATCTGTTTTCAACCATACGTTTAACATCGACTTTTACTTCTATAGACTTTATGGCAAACTTAAATAGGTATTCTATTCTTCAATCTTATCCTTGATTCTTAGAAGAATAGTTAATGTCTATTACTAATATAATTCCAACATCTGGTAATATCTTTGTGAATACAAATAGTAATACAAAGGTTATTCTTTTACCTTCGGCAAATGATTCAATAGGAAAAACCTTTACGATTAAAGATTTTACAGGAAATGCGAGACAATATCCATTTTTTGTCTCTACAACGAGTGCTTTGGATCGTATTGATCGAACAACGAGTTCGATTCAGTTATCAAACTCATCTGATATGATTAAGATTCAGAGTTTTGGATCTAATCTTTGGACTCTTTTAGGCCTTGAAACTGATTTTCTACCTATAAAGTTTAATACATTATATCCAGGGGAGTCTGATAATGTAGGAAGCGGAAGATTTTATGTGAATCCAACAAATGTTCCGAGTATTTCTGCAACGGGTGGTTCTATAATAAATGCCACGATAGAAAACTTTAGTGGAAAATGGAGGCCTGTTACAGACCAATCGATTCTTTTTTATACCACATTAGTCGGTGGGGGTATTGTTTCCTCTAACTCTTCAAACTTGTTTTCTACAACGACATTTACAACAGATGGTTCAACAAATATAACAAATCCACTGACATTTAATACGTCGTATTATTTGGTTGTTCAGACATCTAACTCATCTAATCTATCATATTCATCAAACGCGGTAAGAGCAGGTCCTTATCTGTTTGGCGCTATAGCTGTAGCACCTTCTAATGTAACAGTTAATGCATTAGTTGATCCTATAACTATCTTTTGGTCTACTCCTACTACTTCTTTGTCAAGGCCTGTTTCCAGTATTAGTATTCAGGTATTATTTAGTTTACAAAATGACTGGTCTTCTGCAACTCAAGTTAGTTCCATTGTTACTGGACTTGGATCTGGAATAAATTCTATTACGTTTGGAACACCCACTACTCCTTATTTCTATGGAGCAAGAGTTTATAGTGTAAATGGTCTAGGATCAAACTTCAGTTCGAATATATCGTTGGCGCCTAGTATTCTTTCTCCCCTTGCACCTGTTAATCCTACACTTTCTCGTAATCAAAGCTTTTCTCCTTCCCGAATCAACTGCTTTTGGACAGCCCCTTCGATTACAACACAAACGCCAGTTAGTGGATATAAACTTCAGTTTTATAAAACAGCTGAGTTTGATGATAATTCATGGGCAAATGCAGTGCCTTATGATACTTTATATACTCTTAGTAATACCTATTTTTTCTATTTTCCTTATGACGGAACCAGATTTTTTTTCATAGGATATACATTAAGATCATATAATCCTGCAGGCGAATCTACTAATATCTCGAGTGCATTTATATATTATTCATAGTTTAATAAAATTGAGTTAAGTCTATGTTTATTTGAACATACACAATGGAACTACTCCATCTATCAGAAGATGATACAGAAGATAGTTATGCTGAGTCATTAGAATCATTAAAAGAATCCATGAAGACTGTAAAGGTCTTGTTTCAAGAATGTCATGAACGTTTTAAAACATTTCATCAAAAGATGGTTCCACCGATTGATGAAGCGCTTCTCGAGGTAAAGCCCTCTGCTGAGTTATGGTTTTCCAAACGAAACATGGCAACAACGATTACATTTGTAGAGTTCTTTCGTGCATTTCTCGCAGAACATTCGAAGGAGGATCGTTTAGATTTATCTGGACGAGCCATTCTACTCAATGACGATGCAGCAGTTCTCCTGAAGATGACTAAGAATACCCGTCTATCAATCCATGGGCTTCTGGGTAAACTACCTGAGATATTCAAGTAAAAACGCTACGGCGGAGGTGTAAAAATGAAAGCCACCCAACCCTTTTTTCACTTCACCGAAAATGGATACTTCTTTCTCACCTAAGAATACGGACTTGAAGATTAAAATGGAGGGAGAAGCCAAACACGTATCCATTCATGAAACAGAGGTAACTGATATCTTAGCACCTGAAATCAATACAGAAAAAGTAAAGGGCAAACGAACACCCCGAACTTCACCTTCTCTTACTGGACGTAAATCACGAAAAGCATCAGCAGGTGCACTAAATGAGGCAATGCCCCCTCTTTCTCTTGATGGACCCGCTATAATCATACCAGAAGTGATGACTATGAGGCCACCTACACCTGTTGCAACTGAAGAACCCGTTGAACTAAAGCGTGTCCTTGTGCCTGAACCCATGCTTCAGGCTACGGATGAGCGATTTGTTATCTTTCCATTGAAACATACTGATCTCTGGTCCAAATACAAGCAGCACATGGCTGTCTTTTGGACTCCTGAAGAGATTGATTTATCGAAAGATATGAAGGACTGGGAAAAACTCACCGACAATGAACGTCACTTTATCAAGAATATTCTGGGATTCTTTGCGGGTAGCGATGGGATTGTTATGGAAAACTTGGCACTCCGATTTACTCGAGAGGTTCAATGGCCAGAGGCGAAGTTCTTTTATGCCTGCCAGAATCTTCTTGAGGCGGTTCACTCAGAGACCTATTCTCTTCTGATTGACACCTATATCACGGACAAGAAGGAGAAGGAGGATTTACTTCGTGCAATCCAGACCATTCCTTGTGTCAAAAAGAAGGCTGAATGGGCACTTGCGTGGATCGACAATAAGGACGCTGATTTCGGAACTCGTCTCCTTGGGTTTGCTGCGGTGGAAGGCATCTTCTTCTCAGGTGCTTTCTGTGCAATCTTTTGGATGAAGCAGCGTGGTCTAATGCCTGGCCTTACTCTCAGTAATGAGTTCATTGCACGAGATGAGGGCATCCATACGGATTTCGCATGTCTTCTTTACACCAAGGTGGCAAATCGTCTTGATAAGAAAACGGTTCATAAAATCATTCGTGATGCTGTCAAGATTGAAAAGCAGTTTATTACTAAATCATTGCCTTGTGAACTGATTGGCATGAATGCAAAGTTGATGGCGCAATACATTGAGTTCGTTGCGGACCGATTGCTTCTTCAACTTGGATATCCCAAGGCCTATAACTCTTCCAATCCGTTCCCGTTTATGGAGAGGATTAGTCTTGAAAATAAGGATAACTTCTTTGAAAAGCGTGTAAGCACCTATGCAAAGGCAGCCGTGGGTAAGAAAAGAGAAGAGATGACCTTTGCGACCAATGCGGAGTTTTAGTGGTCTATAATAAACGGACTGTATAGAAATGACGCCTACGAAGCCAGAATCTAAGCCAAAGGTCATTCGAGAAAGTTTACGAGAATATAATACGTATAGACCCAGTGTCTCAGATCCCACTACAAGGATTTTTAGCTCTATACTAAACCGCATGGCTAAACCTGTCGCTAAAATTGAGGCCGTGAAGGAGGTAACTAAACAGTAGTTACTTACAATGCAGGCTAAAACGATTCAAGGGATTCCATTTCTTTTAAACACAACGACGCAACAGATTTATGCCTATGAAAAACCAGTTTCAAGCCAACCTTTACTCTTAGGAACCTATCATCCTGAAACAGAGACCTATACACTCTTAGAGAACTGGCGTGAGTTGTATGAGCCTCGTTTGAATCTCTATAGAGAATCTGAAAAGATTCGTTCTCGTATTCCCGTTGCTTTAAAGCACTGAACATTCTCATTTATTAATAAATTTGATTCTATTTTTATACTAGTTATCAACAACACAAATGTTCAGACGTATTTTCAACTATTTACGTGGAATCAGTCAACCTCCTCTTGGTCGATGGTGTCTCAAAGATAAGAGTAAAAATGACTGGAAAATCGATACAGCAAACACAGATCATTGTGGCACTTGTGCGTATGAACAGTCAAAGCCTCTTCCAAAGATAAAACTACTGCCTGACCCAGTGAATAAAAAAATAAAGCCATTAAAGTAGAAATGGCATCCCCTAAACAGTATCATCCGACAGTGAAAGGTATTTTTGAGTGGGCAAACTCAGAACTTGAACACGTAGGTCGTATTGTTTCTGTTGAAGACCCTGATCTTCAATACAGTTATGCAATGAGCACAGTGAATGGGATGGCGTATCTGAAAGACGCAATCTATGAACTTGTACATGATCCCAAGTATTCTATGCATAAGGAGGATCTACTACGTCTCCATGGAGCTGTCATCCGTGCGATGAAGCACTTAGTCAAGGATTACAAGATTGATCTAACTGCAATCAAGGCTTTTAATACCAGAAAAGTCTTGAGCGATAGAAACTTTACCTATTTGAAAAATAAGTCAAAAAGATCCAAGAATAAGACACGAAAGAATCGTAAGTAAACTAAGGCATCTCAAAATTCACTTTATATCGTTCATCCTTTGGAAGTGTTGTGCGATACTTTAAAAACTTAAAATAGTTTGATGCGATAGCATATTGCATCGGTTTTATCTTTTTTATTACATTTAATCTAACGTATACTATCATTCCAACTTGCCATATCCGTTTATGGGAGTAACGTTTGGATTTATATAAATGTTCTAATCTACGAATCGTATTTTTAACATCAGACACAGTTGTATACTTGATTGGTATTGTATCATTAGGATTCTTATCAATATACACGTCAAAACTCTTTTCTGGGTTCTCTGGATTAAATAAGAAAGCTTTTCGTGTCTTATTTTTTGTATGTTTCTTTATTCTTCGTGTTTTCATTGTATACTACAGATATCCTTTATTTTTCGAAAGTAAAATTGTCCAGTTATACTACTATTGATACAAGCACAATGCCCGTATCAGCAGAAGAGATTCTTAAAACAAAATCAAAACAAAATCAAAGGGCTCTTGTCGTAGAACCATGGGTTACAGCCCATCTGGGTGATCTCTGGATCTCTTTACGCAAGGGCCTTCTTAGCGCTGGCAAGAAGGATTTTGGTTCAACAGCCCCAGTTTATACTGAATCCGCTCCAAATCGCTCTTGAACTTATAGGTCTTTCCAGTAAAAACAGCATTTTTTTCCAGATCGTAGGCTTCTTTTTGTTGATAGATTGTATTACATGCATTCTGAAACTGCGGCGACTCAAAGATGAAAATCGTGCTCACTGGAATACAAGGACAGGGTTGGATACTCGTAGACATCTTCTCTATAACTGACGATAGTTATGATATAAGAGTCCAAGACCATCATTTGTAAATCCGTTGCTTGCAATGTTATAATAGAGTTGACAAGTCATTGTACCTGAGCCTTGGTAATAGGTCAATGTAATGGGATGAAACTGATTTGAATAGAGTTGACATGCTACTGACGTGATTGTGCTTTGTGACATTGGTATAAAACTATTGATGATGTTTGAACCATTAAAATCAAGTCTAATACCATCATCAGAGACTGTTTGAAATCGAACCGTTGTGTTACTCGGTGAATACAAGAAACCTGCTGTAACGATTCCCACATTGGTTGTCTTTTGTATTCTTGAATCTGATTCTACAAAATAAATAGGGTCATAGGCCCCAGGAGTTCCAATCTGACTTCCCCATCCGCTATTACCAGGACCGTTGGAGGAAGGAGGTGCCGAGTTCAAGCTATAGAAGCGTGAATACAAAGAGTTATTATAGTTGTTGGTAGGAATAGCACCTTGACGGTATGCATTACTGGCAATCTTTGCTTTCATTCGATCAAAATCACTCTTGAACTGTGTAGTTCCTGAAGGCTGGAGTGCTTGGATCGCATTGGTTTGCTGAAAGTTAAAGATAGTATTGGCCCCGTTTTGAAACGCTACAGAATAATATTCATTATTTGAAGATGCCATTTCTATTGAGATGTTAGTTTTGTTGAACAGCTTCCCAGTTTAGGGTCGGATACGATTGCTGATGAAGAAACTGACCTCTTCTAAAACGTAGTAACTCTACACTGCTTCCGAACTGATAATACGTTAATGTAGAGTCCCCTTGAAACCGGAGAGTGCTTATGTTACTGTTGTAGTTCTGAATCTTGTCAAAAAACTTCCACGCTTCCTTATATTTTAGAAGCTGATTGCTCGATAAAAACTTGAATCCACTAAGATCTTGTAGGCACGGAGATGACATCTATATTCTATAGACCAAATGTTCCACGAAGTAGGACGAGTTCCTTTTTCCATGCGAGCCAATCCAGAAGTTTCACTCCATCCATTTTTGCAGCACGGAGTTCATAGGCTTCAATCTGACGGAACCAGTGATTGAAATCCGAGGCAGAGACGTCTTTATAGCGTTCGGTGAGTTGTTCAAATGGAAAACTGGATTTTCCGAGTTTCAGATTCAC